CATCCGTACAAAAAATATTCACTGTTAATCCTTTAAATTATCTATTTTACTCGTAGACAACCATTTCTTTAGTTTTTGGTGAAACAATAGTCCAGTCTTCATATGTGGATCCTTCATAAGAAGCATACCAACCCTGTGTTTTTACATAAACTGTTTCTTGACCATCAGTAAAGGCATAAACAGACCAATAATCTGAACCTTGGTCTTCTCCACCATAATCGTCACAGTATTTAATTTGGATGCCTTCCCAATCCTTTTTAATTTTACTCTTTGCTTCTTCATTAAGAAATTTTTCATAATCATCATCAAAATATTCTGTTTTTAAATCTTCAAAACCATGTTCATCATCCTTTTTTGCCCACGGGGCATTAATTTCAGACATAAAAAGTGATTCACTTACGAATGGTGTTTCATATTCTGTTAAAAGATTTTCAATTCTTTTCTTGAAGTCCATAACTTTTCTCCTATTCATAAACTATGATTGTTTTTTCTTTAGGTTCTACAAATTTCCAATTTTGGTAATCTGTACCATAATGAGAAGCATACCAACCCTGGGTTTTTACTAATAACTTTTCATCACCTTGACTGAATTCATATACGGACCAATAATCAGAACCTTGGTCTTCACCACCGTAGCTGTTACAATATGTTGCAACAATACCTTTAAAATCTTCATTAAATTTTTCATTAATTTCAGTATTTTCTTTTACTTTTTCTGGAGGCTGGTGTTCTTCATTTACATATAGCAAATTAAAATCAGGATCACCTAAATTAGTACTCCTGTATAATCCGGAATACAACAAAAGATTTTCTACAAAATCTTGCTCCCATTTATTTAAAAGCCCCGTTAATTTTTCCTTAAATGTCATAGCCTAATTCCTTTCCGACTTTTGTAAAAACATTTGGATTATAATTTTTTGAAATCTCAGGAAAATTATCAATTGCAAAATCTCTAAACCATCCTGATGTTAATTCAGTACATACTTTTTCTAAAGCTTCGTGATATGCACCAACCCAACTCATTTCACGCCAATTGAAATCATTTCGAATTAAAAATCTTTCCATAGCAATAACATAAGTTTCTTCTTGCACACATTTAATTTTATCCATATGAATAAAATCGTCCCACATATCCTTTTCACATTTAGCCAGTGAACGATTACGCTTCATTCGTGTATACATTGGTTTATCTGGATATGAAACAAGTTCATGAATATGATCATGATCAAATTTTTTGTCTACACTATCATCAAAAAATTCTTGGTTTGACTGATTTAAGTTAGGATTACTAACACCCCAATGCTTTTTGGTAGCTTTAATTCGTGCTTTCAGAATCCTTAAGTCATTAACATTATATGATTTATCACATATCCAATGATAGATATAAATGTTATTTTTAAACTTATTTCGCCGCCATAAATGAGAGCGATAAAGAATTGCAAGACCCTTTAAACTACAAATATAAATCCTTTGACCATTTAATTCAATATAATTATTTGTTTTATAATTATCGAGAATATCATAGTTATTCAAAGAATAAACATCAGCAATATCTGTTTGAACACTTTCTTTCAAACTATCTTTTAGATTTACAGCATTTTCAGAAATAATATCGTAGTCTACTGTTCTGGTTTTACGCCCAGTATAAAATTCAATTGCTTTTTTGCCAATTAAAAGATTCATAATAAAAATTCCATATTTATTGTTATGATTTAATAATAACTACTAAAATGGCCAGAAATAAAGGAAGTAAAACAAACCACCAAGACCAAGTAACCAAGCCAGCAAGTTTAAGAACTAGAAAAATAACAAAGAGTACATCCAAAAAACCCATAATAAATCACCTTTTTTTCTTAGAGAAATAATTACCTCTGCCATCCATTATAAATGGATATCTAAATCCAATAAACCCAAGAATAAAAAGGATCATCGAAATCAATATGAAAAAAACCATAAAAATAAGAATGGCAATGATCATTATAACATAGCCTCTAATTCTTTTTTATACTTTTCTGGTATTTCTACATTATATTGTTCTGAAATTTCTTTTAATCTATCATAAGCGTTTGAAATACAATCTAAGTAAAAATCATGCCATACTTGTAATTTATAAATTAATTCAGAATTTGAACAGAAATAATTTGGCATTTTAAATTCATTTATTAAATAAATAATTCCTTTTGACTCCATCATAGGATTATACATCTCATCTGGGATTAAATGACCGGCGGCACATTTAAGACCATTTGGACCTCGATACATGCATCTACCAGTTATACTCTCAGACTTTTTATAACCCTGTGAAGATATACCTTCTAAAACTTTTTCAAAAATTTCTTGTGGTGTCATAACTTATTTTCCCTGTCCACGATATTTTTTAAATGAAGCTTTTTTATATTTGTTCTTGGGGCTTGTATTTTTACTCTGGCCAATAGAAGTTTTCTTTGGTGTCGTTACTCTCTTTGAATGTGATTTACCCATTTTCAGCTTCCTCAAATAATCCTGTTGGTTCGTATTCAATAATATCAGCAATTTGATCAAATGTAAGACCATTATCATTGTAATCAACAAGCGAATGACAATAAAGAAAATCATTATCAATTGGAAAAGCAAAACTACCCTCTGAAGTTCTTAAGCCTACAGCATTCATAAAAACTTCAGGAGCTGTTTCCTCTTCTCCTTGCCCGTATTGTATAACGCCAGTAATCTCATTTAAAATACCTTTATTGAGACCACAAATTTCAGCACCCACTCCAAGACAGCAGTGGGAAATCTTACCATCTAATTTTAGATCAATACCTAAAAATTCAATAGTTTGTTGATATTTACCAGAGCGTAAAGCATTTACCCAAACTTTACGATTGTGCTTCCAATATTTTTGCTGATCTTCTAAATCGCTTTTTAAAATAATTTTTTCCATTTTATACCTCAAATGTTTCGATTTTGTAGTCCATCACGTCATTGTAAATTTCACCGATATATCCTAATGGATTACAGATAAAATGAATACCATGTTTTTGAAATGAGTGTTTCCAATGAGTATGACCATATACCCAATATTTGGTTTTATTTAATTGGTCGAAATAATCTTTCTTCAAATCATTTAAAAAGAATTGATTGTAAGGATCTCCAGTATAACGAGAATGCATAGCATCTAATGTAGGGCAATGATGTGTCATAATAATATGAGCATCATTTTTATTTTCGATAAAAAACTCAAGATTTTTCTTGTTTATTTCTGTTGTTTTTTCATCATTAAAATCTTGAATATAACGATGGTCAGAGATAAAAATGTCTTTTCGGCCTTTTTCTGTATTAGTCCACAGAGTGGCATACGCAACATTTATATCATCAAAAGTAACCAACCCACAATTATCATGAAGTTTATTCATATAAAAATCATGATTACCAAAACACCAAATAAGTGGCCTTTCTAATTCATCAAAAAAATAAGATCTTACTTCTGGATGATGATGAATATCGCCCGCAATTAAAATAATATCAACGTTCTGATCAACACATTGAAAATTAATTGACGAAATCAAATCATCTTGTTGTCTATAATTCAAAAATTCTAAATGAATATCAGATATAAGAGCATATTTTTTCATTTTTAAATGTCCTGCCTAGTTTTTAATGCTCTATCATAAAGAACAATATGTGTTGCCATAGCCACATTAAAACACATTTTGGACGGAATATATATAGTCTGATCACATTTATCTGTAATTTCTTTTGATAGTGTCACATTTTCACCACCAAAAATATAAACAGCTCTTTCATGGTGAATTAAGTCGTAAATAGGTTCGGCATCATCAACGATTTCAATTGCGACCTTTTTACAGTTATAAGGAATATTAGAAAAAATATCATCAGTAATAAATGATGGAACATGTTTTTCTGCTGATGGAGTATTAACTCTATTGTTTTCGATAAATTTTTGGCTTACACCTTTAAAAATAACGGATGATACATCAAAACAAAAAGCTGATCTCATAATATGACCAACATTATCTTTTTTATGTACACCATCAAAGGCAAGCATTGAATAGCCTCTTTTCATAATCAAATTATCCTGTTTTAAGTGAAATATTTTAAGAAATCACGAATTTTCTTTTTCATTGATTCTTTCAACCATTCATATGGTTCTACATCATAATCAAAAAAAGAATCAATGTACAAGTTTTTAGGATGTTCGTGTGAGAGAAAAACACCACAAGGAGCTTTCATGCCTTTTGGATAGAGAGTAACTCGATAATTATACTGAAACATGAAACAGTCCCTTTGGTTCGTATTCAATAATATCAGCAATCTGATCAAAAGTAAATCCAGTATCATTTAATGAAGTTAATCTATAATATGAATTATATAAACAAAACATACCCTCACGGTCTTTAAATCCATAGTAATCCATCACTTTTTCAGGTAAAAGCCCGCTTTTATCGAAATAATAATGTTCATTATTACTATTAATAATTTTAAATTCATCTAATCCTGAAATTTCGCATGCTACACCTAGGCAGCAATAACTATTATTGCCTTCATATAAAACACTATGTGTTTGTTCATATTTACCTGATCGTAATGCTTCTACGAGTTCTTTACGATGTTGTTTCTGTTGTTCTAATGTGTAAGCCATAATAAATTTTCCTGTGTTGTTGGTGGCCGCGGTCGGAATCGAACCGACAAAATGACGCACATTTTGAGTGTGCCGACTTTACCAATTTGCCCACGCGGCCAATTTTTTATATTTTATAAATTTTTAAATTCATCATAATAAGATTGAGGAATTATAACATTATGTGTTTCAGCAATTTTTTTAAGTGAATCTAATCTTATAGGACTTATATCATGCCAAATTTGCAAATCAGTAATCATATTAAGAATTTCGTTATCAACAAAATAATCTATATCTTGTAACATTTTGTATTTTTTCACCACATAACCAATCCTATTACCTTCCATCGCAGGTTCATATATCTCATCAGGAATTAAATGACCTGCAGCACACTTAAGACCATTTGGTCCTCGATACATACAACGGTCATTTAAATGAGATTGTTGTAAATTTTGAGAGACAAGACCGTTAATAACCTTATCAAAAATTTCTTGTTTAGTGCTCATAATATAATTTCCTATTATCTAATTAATGAACAAATTATTAGGTTCTGATTCAATAATATCGGCAATTTCTTTAAAAGATGCGCCTTCGCTGTCATTAAGTTTAACTAAAGAATTATTAGAATCAAAATTACCATATTCTGAAGTTAAACCGACAGCACACATTGCTTCCTCTGGGCATATGGAACCATTAAGAGCTTTTCCATAAAGAGTTTGGCCTGTTGATTCATTGCGCTGCTTGTCAACACCGACAACTTCACAAAGAACACCCAAACAGCAAAATCTGTTTTTTACATTAAGGCTAGATTGTCCCTGATTATATTTACCGGATCGAAGAGCTTCTACCCATTTTTTACGATTTTCTCGCTGTTGTTCAATCGTGTAAGCCATATCATAATATCTCCTTCATATAAGAAATTTATTTGTTCGAAATACCGGTGGGCACACAAACCCACCGGTACTTTATTTTTTATTTATTCTACAAGAATAAGTTCTCGATCACCAGAACGAATAATGTTTGAAAGATCTTGAATCGCTAGGCGCAAGTCGGTAAATACTTCCCGATTTGATTGGACCCAATCTTCATTGAAAACAAGAGTTGCCTGAACACCAAATGTATCAACACTTGAATTTCCAAAAAGACCGCCTGGCATAATATCACCGTATGAATCTCCTGGAAGTGTTACGGGAGTCCACACACTAACTTCATTGCCGCCAGAATCTTCAACGACAACATCATTGAAGTCTTTATCTTCTACCGTGATCATAACAAGATCATCAGAAAAGCGTTCGACAGTATTCATAAAGGTTGTTCCGGGCGCTGCAGTAAAAATCATACAATCAGCATCACCATCAGCAAGAAAAACTGCCGCTGCTTCACCACCTTCATTTCGAAGAGCAAATCCAGTAAATTCAGAGCCGCCGTGTTCTTCATCAGCGGCAATCATGCCACGAATTGAAACATTTGCGCCTGAACCAATTTCGCCGGCATAAATGCTTGCATTTTCATCAAGTTCTTGAATACTATCAACACCAAGATCTCGACGACAAATCATATGAACATATTCAGTAAACATTGGTTTAGAAACCCGGAAATTAAAGGGATTTCCCTCAGTTTCCCAAACATAAAGAGCATCAGATTGAACAATGCCCATATCACATTCACCTGATTCGATACGTTCAAGGTTATCCCAAGATCCTCGAGTATTAATTACCTGAACATCAACCTGAGAACGAACTTGTCGAGAAAGTTCTCGGCCGGAATATTCATAATTTCCACCAGAACCTCCAGAACAATAATTCACAACGGGAAGTGATGATGTTACAGTATTTGTTGTTTGAGCTACTGCGGGAGTGCATGTTGCTACTACTAGGGCTGTAGCTGCCATTAATGTTGTCTTAATCATTTTCATTTTCCTCTAATGTTGAGACATAGTAAATGATTGCCAAAATCATTATTAAGACAATCATAAATCCAGCCAGTTCGATTAAAACGGCTGCACATGTAGGTGCCACAAAAATCGATAAAAGCAATAACCTATCTTTTTTTGTAACATTCCACATATTCTTAAATCGATAAGAAATCCTACCGATAATACTCGAAATTTCTTCAATCATTTAATTATTCTCTCTAACAAAAATGAATTCTCTTACAATCTCGTTTTTGTTTGAATTGAAAAGAATACCTTCCTTAAAAGCCATAATATGATTATTGGTTACAACAAAACAATCTGGAAATTTTTTCCATTTTGGCATATTTTCCAAATCGTTTGTCATAATATCCATTTTATTTTCTTTTGTACCATAGCCAATGGCATAAGCTTTGTACATTGGCCTTCCATGATAAATTACATCGGTATTATAATATTTGTAGCCTAATTTTAATAATGCAATACGAAAATTTTCACGACTAATCTTTTTGCCATATTCCCTTAATTGATTCTTTTCTAAAAAATTAGAAACAGTTTCATAAGGAATATTAAAATAAATTGATAGTGCAACAATAAAACAAATATTCATATCAAATAAATAAACTCATTGGATCAAAGGGGTCATTCTCGTTTTCAATTTTTTTAATATAGGATACACCAATAATAACTTTTTTCTTATTGATAGCATAATCATGGATTTGTTTATCTTTATAAGCACTCACATGCCTATTTGTATAAATTAACATATCTGGTTCATCTATCCAAGAATTTTTAAACGTATTGATTTGCTTTGTAGTTAGTTTATCACATTTGTACCATTTTGGCATATTTTTTCGGATGCGATTAGCATGATTTTTCCACATTCCGGTTACAATTTTATAACCTAAAATTTTATACATATCTCTTTCAAGAATACCATTCATGCCTTTATGTTTTTTACGCCCTGCCTTTTGAGCTGCATCGTAAACTTCTTTATATGATTTCCCTGTTAAAATACATGCTGCGATTAAAACACAACAATTTTTATCTCCAAAATCCTCGGATTGTTTTTCAGTTTTTTTATAGAGTTCTGTCATTTCAAACATCAAGAAAGACCTTCTAAACATAGTGACAATGGGGAGAAATAATCCTCCCCATTGTTGTAATATAAATTTAAGCAGCTAGCTCAAGAAGACGATTTTCAACATCAATCTTTTGACCTACACCCGTTCCAATCCAAGCTTTGGTCATACGTGTAGATGCATTATGACCAGCAGTATGATCCATCCAATGAGTGAAACCGTTCAAAACACCCCAACCATTCTCTGTATTAGCGCCCGGGGCATTATGATAGGATGAAAGAATTTGTTTAAGCTGGCGAGGAAGTTTAGCTTTACCTTTACGAATTTCGTCACTTTGCTCTTCAGAAAAACCAAGAACAGGCATATAAACCTTGTTGATAGCATCCTCTGTAGAAATTTTAAGCTTCTCGATTGTTTGAAAGCGCCGTTGAGCAGCAGCAAGACCATCACACACACTTTCAACAGATGATTGTGCCGATTTAACATCAAACTCTGAACGATGATTTTGACGATAAATTACAGGATTTTTAGCATGTTTAGCTTCTGCAGCAGCCATTGTATTTGCGCAAACAACACGAACTGTTGTTGCCCGAACCGTTGTTGCTCGACCAGGTTCATGCGATCCAGTAATAAGCATATAACCATTTACCTTATCACCAGGAACAACTTCGAAATCATAATCGACTCGAGCAAGGCCCCAAATAACTTTACCATTTTTAAGGGATCCGGCAGTTTCAAGAGTAGCACCACCCGCACTCACATAATCACGCATAAACCCGATAATTTCATCATTCTGAACAGGCTTCCAATTATGACCAGCAATAGAAAGAATTGCATTATCAGAAGTTCGCATAACTGCTTTTTTCTTAGTAATGTCAATCACTTCACCTGTTTCTGGGTTTGTTGTATAAATTGGAAGCATATTTACTTTCCAATCAAGACCAGCTTTAACAAGCATTTCTTCTGTTGTGATATCTTCTTCAACTTGAACACCAAGACCGTGCCATGGAACTTGGTTTGCATAAGCCATTGTTTCAACTTCATGTGACATAATATAATCTCCAATGTTGTGTCATTTTGACAAAAACTTTATACAACTAAAAAAATTGTATGTAAACACAAAAATTCTAAATTTTTTCCACTGGAATTTTTTTCATATAGATACGATTGGCAGTAACACTATCAATTTGTTTTTCATGAATCATACAGTCTAATATTGCGCGTATGCGTATAGAAGCGCATAATGCTTCTATACGCCCATTTTTGCCCCTAGCTTTATGGTAAGATCTTTCATTCACTGCTTCTATTAAAAGTTTTTTCATAATTTATCTCACATGTATATAACTCAGAAACAGAGAACCAAACTCTGTTAAGCTACATTCACTTATTTTTTAATTAATTTTGATGGTATAGTAATGTTAAATTTTTTATTCTTAAAGCAAAAACAAATAATCATAAAAATAATAACAAATGGAAAATATACACCAAACCCCATCAAAAATACGATAATAGTTTCAAATATTATATCTAAAGGCATCCTGTTTAACTTATGTTAAAATACATACATAATAATATTTATATGATTAAGCATTAATATTTCCGTATTTTAAAAAATGACCCATCTGCTTTCGATTAATTTCAATAGCACCGTTTTTTATAGCTATTAACTTTTTTCCTTTAGAAATATCAAAATGTTCATGGCGGGTACCTTTTTTCTGAATCCATTTTGTTTGAACTCCTATTTTTTCAGCCATTTGAAGAAGTTCTTCTGTAGTATCAGCAACCATATGGCACATAATCATATTTCTATATGGTATGTTAGCACTATCTACATAAACAGTCATTGTTATATATCTTTTTTCTTAAATAAGAAATAACTTGGCCAATTCTCATAATATGGAGGTTTATGATAGTCGACTTCCCATCCTTTAGATCTATATAAAATTTCTACATCTAACCATTTATTATTAAAAATATCTTCTTTTTTAATCTTTTTGTTTTTACGCAAAATACGATCTATAACGTCGCTTTGATAGATTTTAAAAGAATACTTTTTATTATAATTTACTATAATACAATAATTAAATGCTTCGATCACGAAATCAGGAAAAACATTTATGCCTTCTTCAATTTCTTCTGGTGTTACAGGTTCTAACAAAATCTTCATTCCTATTTAAAATATTCACTCATTAATATTAGTTTTCCAATATTCAAAATGTTCATATTCGTTATCAGAGCGCAATGATAAAATATTAAAGGCCGCTAAACAATCTTTCTTTTCTATAACTGTCTTGAATAAAAGAGCTGTTCGATCATCATAATATTCGCCAAATTGCTCAATATCAAATAAATTAAAAGCGGCTAATGGAATTGCATGAACATTTATTGCAACTTCAGTATATTTGTCATATTTACCAGTAAGTTCTAAAATCCATGACGATCCAGCATGTCTTCGTGTTAAATTCCAAATAGTTTGATTACCCCTTTTTCGATGGTATTCTATTTCTTTTAGAACATCATCTACAGTGAAATCCTTTTCATATTCCCAGCGGTCATTAGCTTTTTTAGCTTCCTCAATTGTAGGATATTCATATCCATCCTTTGCTTTATAAGCTTTAAGGACAACTTCTTCAATGCCTTCCATTTTAATTTTCCTTTATAATTGGAATTGCTTGATCAAAAATTACTTCAGTTCTGTTTAGAACTTTGGTAAATATCGGAATATCATTAACTACTTCGACAGATGATCTTTTCACTGGATAATTTGGCTTGTATTTTTTGGGGATAGAATTAAAAGCTGAATTATCAGGAGAAATCTTCCTGGTTACTCTTCTAACAAAAGTTCCTGATTTGAAAAACGCTGGATAATCCTCAAAATTAACATCAGCATCTTTTAATAGTTTTTCCCGAATTTCTTGATCATTGAGGTTTTGTAGACTTTTGTGAGAAAAATGTGCACGTGCAGCCATACTAATAGCATTTCTTCTTGCGTCCTGAACTCTCCAAAGAACAGCATTTGCCGCCTCTGTTTTAGTTGGAACAGCGAATGCTCTTGCATCAAATATCGCAGGACCATAACCCTTATAATCAAAAAGAAACCATGATTTAATTCCATTAAACTTTGCAGTTGCCAATGAGGCTAGAATTGAAACAGTTTTTTGTTCACGGCGATCAAGATAAATTTGACTATTTATTTTATCGGAATATAAAACAAGAGTAATCTCATCAGATTGTGTATATCCAATTATCGCATGAGTTTCCTCAACAAGGAATTTTGTCACTTCCACCATTAGGTCTGACATCCGTTTATCATATGGTCGAGCAAGATCCTTTGTCCACCGACTAAAGCGTTTACCATCGATCCTAACAATTATAGGAAGAAACGGAAGAAACCTTGTATCACTCTCATATGACTTCATTCTGTCGCCAATATCATCATGCATTATTATTAAACCTATCTAGTTAGCAAAAAGCCCATCTGGCTCTGATTCAATTATATCAGCGATTTGATCGAATGATTTACCAAGTCCATCATTTAAATTAGCTAACGATGCGGAATAATTATTATACATTCCAAGTGTATCATTTAATCCCACAACATCCATTACTTCCTTGGAGCATGCAGAAATTGATTTTTCTTCTCCATAAGAAAAAAGATAATTGGTAGGAATATATTCTTTCTCTACTCCTACAATTTCGCAAAGAACACCTAAGCAACAAAATTTATTATTTTTATTTAGAAAACTTTGACCTTGTTCATATTCACCGGATCGAAGTGCTTCAACCCATCTTTTACGGTTAACTTTTTGCATTTCTTTAGTATATTTCATTACCATATCCTATTCATTTGACCATTCATGTATTTTGATAATTTCATTGTTTTACCGTTCTGATGATTTTTAATCATATCATCTTGAAAACGCAATGTAAATGTTTTATCACCTCTCATGCCAGAACCAAAATTATTTCTTTTGATTCCTGATATCTCCTGATGATAGGAGTGATTTAACTGTTGTTCAAGACGCTCCTTAAGAACTCTTTTTGCCTCAGTTAAATTTGATTTTCTTGATCTACCTTGAATTGAAACTTCTATTCCTGTAGAATTATGTTTTAACCTACAGGAATTTTGGTGTTTATTTCTATGCTGTCCACCCTTACCAGTACCGGAAAACCATTCAATTGTTACATCATCAATATCGTAAGTTTTTCCTTTTCTACCCTGTTCTATTACAGAGACAACTACAGTGCTTGTATGAACTCTTCCTCTAGTTTCTGTTGGAGGAACTCTTTGAATTCTATGCCCACCATTTTCAGATAATAAAGATCTATCGCCAATAACCTCTATTGTGTTATCAGTTATTTGATACTTTCAACCTAATTTGTCAAATGTTTTTTGGTATGCGTTAATAAGATCATCAACAAAAAGTTCACTATCTTTTCCGCCTTCTGCAGGCTTAACTTCTACTAGATATTTTTTCATTTGATTTTTCTTTCGTATTTTGGCAAGAGAGTGAGGACTTGAACCCCATTCTGTGGTTTTGGAGACCACCGCTTCACCGTAAAAGCTTCACTCTCACATTGAAATATTTATTAATAATCCTTTAATCTCCAATAATTTGATTGACATTACCGTGTCTATAGTCAGCCCATGGATCATTTCTCCATGTAGTATGATAGGACATAACAGTACTATTTTCATCCTCACTATCATAATGCTCTGGTAACCAATAACCTTCACGAAGAACATGATAATCCGGCTGTTTACTTGCAATATTATCAGGAATTTGATCAAGAAGATTAATCATCTCAACCTGCCATTTCTTAGGCATATAATCAAGCAGTAATCTAGGTAAAACTAAATACGAACAATATGATAAACCAAACCATAAATGAAATGGTCTTTCTTCATTTTCATAATCTTTGGTAAATGAATCTGGTTTACTAATTTTCCAACCGTCTGAAATTTGAAGTGTTCCATCATCTATTGCTCGTTGAATTGCTAACGAAGCATTTTTCTTTTCATACCCGACAAGGACAAGCAACCTGCAAAGAGAGGCAGCATTTGTTGATTCTCCAATTAATTTTAATGAGGCAAGAACTTGATCAGAAGTTGGGATATCTGCACGCTCTGTCCATAAAATTTCATCCATTTGCTTTCTTGTCTCCATTTCTCCTATTTCCATTTCTTGCATTGCTTCGTCTAATTCTTTTTTGGAATAGCCCTGAGGATAAGCTAATTTGTATCTAGCAGACCTATCACTTTTGGACTTTAATTCTTCATGATCTTCCCACGGCATTTTATATCCTTAACGTATCTCTGATTTCTTTTCTAAGACTTTCTTGCCCCTTTTTATAAGAATGGATTTCAATTCTATTGATAATCTCATAAAATACATATGCAGAGTGTGTTGCGGTTAAATCAATAACACAGCCTGGAATATCTTTAAATTCAAAGATAGGAACTTCTTTAGAAGACAGAAAATTTAGTTCTGATTCAAAAATTCCCATCGCGTGTAATGCTTCAAAAATTCTACAATATGCTTTATCTTTATACTTCACAACCGGATTCCTCCAATAATTCATGAATAAGATTTTCAAATTCGATAATATTATCCAGCGATTCTTGCATTTGCTCTAATTTTTCACCAGCAAAAAAATCCTCCAATTTTAAGTATCCACCATCGGTAAGATTATAATAAAACTCGTCGGTTAAGTGTAAAAGATTTTTTAAACGTTTTTTATTTTCTAGAGAAATTTCTTGTTCTTCTTGACAATCAACTGCATCAATTAATTCTTTAAAATTTGGATTATACATTATGATTTTTCCTCTCTAACAATAAATGTCATACAATTTGGGCAAAATTTCTTTTCAGTAAAATCTGGATCCAGCGGTTTACCACACATCAAAGGTTCTTCACCCTTAACTAAATCTCCAATGATATACCTACATCCGTCTATTTCCCATGCTTCAGACATAGGAATTCCTTCAGTGGGTGGCGGAACAAGACCTAATTTTTCATATTTGATTTTTCTTAATTCTTCCAATGATTTTCTTTTGCGTGGTACTTTAAATTTAAAGGTTTTGCCTTTATTTTTAGATGTAACACCTTTACCGCCTGGAAGAATAGGCAGATTAATATTATTCCTATCACAGAAACCTATGATTGAATTTTTGCTTGGTGCTCCAACTGCTTCAGATATTTCTAAAGCAAAAGGAGGCTTTTTCTGTTTTTTGAATTTTTTAATTGTTAACTGTACTAGAGTTTTTTTCTCCAGTACAGTTAAATTTTTCCACTCTTTTTCCATAATATAAAATATCCACTAATTTATAATTCACATGCTCCACCATGACAGGCCTCAGCACTTATTGTGTCTATATCAGTATACTTAATTTCTTTGATATCGTTCGTAAAACTAACTGATTTATAGTTATCTCTTATTTTACACCATTTGTGGAGTAAGTACACATCTTTTAGACAATATTCAGTTGTTTTTAAATTCCCATCAAAATAGGTGTCTGCAAATTTATAAAATCTACGTATCCAATCGGCCTGCGAATCTAATTTTTCCTGTGAATTTTCATCAGAATCATTTTGTGCAGACGAACATGCTTCCCATAAGGTATTGAAAACACTTAGACCATCAACTATTAAACCAGAAGCGAAGAGTGAAGCTTCACCATACATTTCTATAATCTGTTTTTCCGTAAATACTTGTGTAAATGGTGCTTGCGGATAGTCCTTATCACCTGATTCTGATATAAATGAAACACCAGCAAAAAACTCTTTATTTTCAAAAAGATAATCTTTTACTTTATCCCATCTATGTTCTGGAACTACAACAGTATTTGAAATATTATGACGAATTCCTGGCTCTACACAAAGATCTTTATTTGTTCCTGATTCTACCCAATGTTCCTGAGCAAATTTAACTTTTTCGAGAAATTTAGTATCCAACATATCTTTTTTGAAATGAGAATCATTTGAAGATGTTACTGGGAAAGAAATAACAAAATCTCTAGAATTCCATACTGAATCTTCAATCATGTAAGGATTTTGTTTTTTAATTAATTGACCAACCTCTTGATCTTTATTCATTTGCATATTACGTATATATTTAGGAGAATGTTCTGGATGAATTCCCGAAGCAGTACCTAAGAGAACAGACGTGGTGCCAGCAGGTTTAGTGCAAGTCGTTCTGGCAGCTGTGTTAATTCCTAGTAATTTAGCTACTTTTTTATTTGTTTCTTTTACTATTTTTGCTCCATTTTCTAGAACTTCTTTATCAAAAAGAATATTGGGGCTATTCATCCAACCAGTAATAGAAACACCGAGCAATGCTTCTCTTTCAAATATTTTTCTTGTTGTTTCTGAAACAAATTTAAAATCGGTATATCCTGCTTGAATTGTACCCATAATTGAAGCTTCTTCACATATTTGGTAGAATTTTTCTGGTGTATCACAAACAAATCCGTTAATTTCTACTAAATTACATCCCTGAAAACCGGTATCATCTTCATAATGGCCATACATACCAATCTCTACACATGGATTAAATAATGCTTCATATGTATCAGCAAAAATAAATCCTGGTTCACCATATTCTTTAGTATGTTGAAAAAGATTAGAAAATTGCTCTTTTGTTGTTCCGTTTCTCAGAACAAGAGCAGAGTTATTTGATCTACCTCTTTGTGGATTATCAACAAACCAATTTCCAGTTTTTGCCTTCATCATTTCTTCATCGTCAATAGAAAAAATACAAATTGTTGCGGCCCTTCTAACACCTCCTGATAGAACAGCATCAGAGCAATGCATAATAATATCATACGCATTGATTGATTTTAGTTTCTTTTGACCCTTTAAGATTAACCCCTGTAAAAGAAATTCTACATGGTCAAGCGCTTTACGAAGAGGGTCTGGACCAGGAGCTTTAAATCCTCCTGAAATTTTAGATCCCTTAGGCCTTATTTTAGAAAGATCAAAATAAACTTTGCGCCCTTCATATTCAGGGTGTTTTCCGCCACCAACAAAATATGATGATAATAGAACGTCCAAGCATTGTGCCCATCCTTCAATAGAATCAGGAGCAACAAATGTTTTGGGTTGTTTATTTCTAGCAGCAATTTCGGGTAATTTATCAATATGGTGTTTTTGAACAGAAAAGCCTACACCAGAGCCACACAAAGAAACCCAGAAGATCTCACCAAATCTTTCTGGGCTATCAAGATAGCAAGAAGTGCAATTGTACATTCTCATATTATTTTTTAAAATTTGATCACCACCAAATTGAAGAGCTCTCTGTGCTCCTAGATATCTTTTAGCTTTATAACCATCCTCAGCCTTTTGGAAAAATTCCTGAAGTTTAGTATTATCCTTAAGCTTATCATCATATTTCATTTTATGCATTTTCATTACACGATCAACTGCTTCATCCCATGTTTCATAACGGCCTTTTTCGTCGTCCCAACGGGAATATGCTTCATAAAATTTTGCTTCAGACATAAGCGAACGTGTATTGAATTCTTGCATTCAATTATCCTTTTTATTTTTATAAATTTGATTTGGTAGAAATATTTTTTGTGCTAAAAAAATACTCGTGTTTTTTGTTGAGCATTTTTTTAAAACTTTTTTCAAACATTAGATAATCTTCTATTATTTGGTTTTTCCCCAATTGGTAGAAGAGTGTGTATATATTATTAATAGTAACGGCAAAAACTCTTTTATCAATAAATTCTATTTTTATATCATCTTCTTCTTTAGAAGAAAAATCGAGATTTATCGTTTTCATATCTGTTTTTGCCATTTTTGTAATTGTATTTTTGCTTTTAATCCTGAATAGATATTGTTTTCAATAATATTCTGAATAACAGAAGGAGAATATCCCTCATTGAGGACTAAGTCATTGATATCTTTAGATTTTATTTTAGAAGGCCATACAAAAATAGGATGGCCCCTGTCTATATATTTATGATATTTTGAAACTATATCTTGATTATGGCGCTCATTATCAAGCACAACAATATATGACACATCAAGATTTCCATCAGAACCCCCAAAGGATATGGCATTATCTAAAAATAGGCTATCAATAGGGCCTTCAGTACAATAAATTGGTTTGTTAAAGTCAATATATTCAATACCATAGATCTTGTGAAATGATTTGTCAAACATGACAGATATATATCTCATATATTCATCATCTATTGCTCTAGAATTCAGACCAAAACATGTTTTCATTACATCTCTGAAAGGAAACACTATTCGTTTATGATCTGTTAACAGTCTGTTTTCTGAAAATTTATTTGGAAGAATAGTATTAACATACCGATAAAATTCAGAAGTATAATAAATTCTATCCCATTTTTCTTCTGGAATTTTACGGCTTTTAATATATTTCAGACATTGGTTATCGTACTTAGCAAGATCCAATCCATTCATAGGATTGATTGAATCATTAACTTCTTGTTTATTTTCTTCTGGAAGATCTTGTTTATTAACTGAACCAAACTTTTTCTCATACAAATATTCTGAAAAAAGTGAGGGGAAATATAACTTTAAATAAGTATCAAATCTATATGAAGCACCACAATTAAAACAATTATAAAAAAGAGTATAGTCCCTTTGATAAAAGGAACCACGCCTTTTAGTTTTGCTTTTCTGAGAATCACCACAAATATTACAACGGCATGAAGCAGATAAAGGGTTGGTGTTATGTAGAGAAAATCTCTCTAATAACGGTCCAACCCTTGAAACAAATTGTATTTGTAATATTAAATTATCTAAACTGTCTAGATTATTGTTCATATAACATATAATTTATCACATTATTGTTCTTCTTGTACATCACCGTTTTCTACTAAATTACTAATATTGTCAACAATAACTCCTAGACCATCACGAACATTCTGATTCACTTCTTCCACGGTATCTGTAAACACTTCAGATGCGTCATTTACAGAATTATTAATCGAATATGATGAATAAGCAACATAACCCAAGAAAAATATAATTAATAAAACTCCAAGAAAAATAGCAGCGGATTTAAATTGTTTCATCGGTTTGTTTCCTTTTATAATTTTCGTACCAAAAACGGTATCTATGGTTTGGATCATTAAATACTGCAACGGAATAAGCATTGTCGTAATGCTTGGAAGCAGCCCTTAAAGTTTTACCTGATTTTACTACTGTATCAATAACCAATACATCATCGTGCCCCAATAATTGTTTATAGGGAATGAAATTCAATTTAGTAAAATATGAGGTATAAACAGAAGCTATGGCACCGGATCTTCCCGGGCCAGTTACAAATTTATAATGATTAAAAATATATGAATTTCTATTATGATCAAAGGTAGTTTGAAGATTATACAAACATTTTCTTAATTCGTTTTCAAAACTTTGATTTGATATTAAATAAGCCATTGTTCAATCCTATTTGCTTACTCTCCAGCGAGTCACTAGTTGAACTTTTCTAAGATCTATTTTTGCCGTTCGTCTAGTCGTCGCAATAATAGATAATGGCACTCCCTGCAGGATTCGAACCTGCGACCCCCTGATTAGAAGTCAGGTGCTCTATCCAACTGAGCTAAGGAAGTATATTGTATTAGGTTTCCTCACATTCATAAGCTATATCTTCATAAACAACAGGCTTATATTCAGTACAGTTTACAAAATTTATTTCATTTCTAACATAATATAAAGAATGTGCTTCATCCATTCTTTTTACTAAAGTTCCATTACAATTTACATCAAGCAAATTACTATTTTCAGCCCATTCAAGTGCGCATGAATTATGAATTCTAACCACCTCACGATCAATAAGAGATACTGTAGTAACCATTTGGCCCAAAAATATTAGAAATGTAACAAAGAAAATAAGTGCAATTACTTCCCATTGGAAAAAAATGTATTTCATTTCAATCTTTTTAAAAAAATTATTTGTCATTTGAAATCTCCATAATAGGGCAATATTTATTTTTCACTTCTTTATAAAAATTGAAAAGGCTTCTAAATGTGTTACTTTCTTTAGGGGTAACATCAATGATTTCTGATTCTACCTTACGATTTTTTAAATATTTTATCAGATAACCATATAAAACACCAATAAAAAGTGCTAAAATAAAAGGAACATAAAAAAGAAGAGAAAGGCCACCAGTATAAAAAATTTGATGAATCAACACATAATAAACCCAAGCAAAAAAGAATAAATAAATTCCAATTCGTACTGGTAACCATAAGAGTATTGATCTCATATAAGAGCAAAGATCAACGAATTGCATATTATTGATTTGTCTTTTTCTATAATCTAGATCATCAAAGAAACACCCAATTAAATATTCACTAAAAGTATATAATTTAAAATGCCACGAGTTTTTATTAATTTTCATTAGAATGTTCCTTATCTTTTTTGATTCCTATATTATCAATTATATTAGAGTTATACACAATTATATCAAATCCCTCTAAATCGAGTTCTTCTCGGTTTTTTCCTTTATTTAAGAAAGCTTTAGTATGTTCATCAAAATAAATAGAGATAAAATCACCATGAAATTGATAACTAGCCTTTTCATAGGTTAAATCTTCGCCGTTTTTAAATGATATTGATAAAGAATATTTCATAATATAACTTTCATATTATTGGAGCGGGTAATCAGGATCGAACTGATACTTACAGCTTGGAAGGCTGCGGCACTACCATTATACTATACCCGCAATCATGTAAACATATTTATTTTTTGGATCTTTTAGATGAATAAACTTTCCATCCTTTAAATTTGCCGCTTTTTATAGTATTTCTTTTTTTATTTCTAATTTCATAGAATCTTTTTAAAAGCTTCTCATCTAAATTATTATCAGAAATTAATTTTGAAAGACTTATTTTAGAATAAAAAATTTTATTGTTCGGCGAAACAATTTTCCATCTAAATTTTGATTTTATATTTTTGCCCTTATTACGGGAACATTCTATTTTATACTTTTTAAATTCTTCCCGTACAAGTTTTTTATGATTTTTATCAAATGTTTCATTTTTTATTTCTGAAACACGCTCTAATCTATATCCGGCAAATCTACCTTTCAAAAAACAATATCGAGAGCTTCTAACAAACCCGTGAAACCAAACAACATTTGCTTTATTAAAATTATTTTCAGCTAACCAATTTGTTAAACCATAGTCTACATATTCTATATTACCCTCGGGGTCTGTTATTTTAAATAATTTATAATGACCGCCCGGATAAGTTTTCTTTTTTATTTTCGAATAAACCGTCATATTGTACTTTTTCCATTATTATATAATTCGTTGTAATCCCGTAGGATCTACATTACCTCTACCACCGCCGGCATTATTTTGTACACCCCCAGTATAACTTATTGAGTTATATGTTTGATACGCATATTCTAATCTTAGCCGAAAATTTCTGTGAGAACGATTGATTCTACCATTTTGCCATTCTTCTGCTCTTTCAAAAGAAGCAAATCCAGCAGTAGCATCTGGAATATTTGTAGAATTTAACCACCGGGCCTTTGCCCTTGCCTCTGTATTATTTAACTCCCACCACATAAAGTCAAGCTGTTCATCTAATCTACGTGTTCTTCCATATCTTCTAAAGAGTTCTGCTCTTCTTGAACCTAACCATTGGCATATTCCCCAAGCTCTTCCTCTATAACCACCGACAACGGTGGGGTCAATTCCTGGAGTTTCTAAAAGAAGAACCCCTATCATACCACTAATTACAATATGTTTATCGCCGGTATAACCTTCTTCAGTTAGTTTATCCCAAACATAATTATAGACGCGCTCTGTGTTGTTTGTGCCGGTTAAATTTAATGTTCCACCTGTACTAACACCGGGTGAAGAATCATCGCTCTGAGAGGATCCTGGTTGACCCACAAAGGCGCCAGATTCATGAGCATATGTTGACATTGAATAGCTTGTTCCCTGAAAAGAACCAAGAACAAACGGTTGAGCGTGTGTTTTATCGAAAGAAAAACCAATAACCCAGGAATCTACCTGCAAATCATGAGCAGACATACCACCACCTACCTGACCGCCTATTGTAGGATAAATTACCTGAGCTAATGGAAGATCGTGAGAATCAACCTCTGATTCTTCTAAGGGGTGAACACCAAAGATTCTGACTTTAACAAATGTTTCATCTACAATTTCTTTTACAACACCTACCCAATATAAAACATTTTCTCCGTAAAAATTCATTAATGCCGTTCTAATTTATATCTTTTGGTGATTTTTAAATCGTATTTTGATAATTCAGGAAAAGTATCAGAATGGTATTTTTCTATAAAATCTAACGTTTCTTGTATTACAAATATATTTGTAATATATGATTTAAAATTTATAACACCGTTTTTACTTATTAAGGCTTCTTCAAATTCCTGATAACCGTTAGTGATTCTTGTTTTGTTGTGACTTTGTGAATAATCATTATACGGATCAAATTTATATCTCTGTGCCAACTTTCTTTGATCAACCTCAAATATAACAGGATAGGTATATCCGGCAAAATATGTGGCTAAACGAGGATTACGAGTAAAGGAAATGGCATTTCGATTTCTTTTACCACTTCTACCAGGTTTTAAATGATTTTCAGTAAGTATTTTCTCTGCAGCATGAATATTCGTAGTATGATATAATAAAGAATCTCTACCCTCTAAAAGATAATGTTTAAAGTTTTGCAAGTTCATCGCGTTGCTTTTTAAAAACTTCATTCATAATATCTTCCATTTTGTCTTTTGTCTCTTTATCCATTGTTCTAGTTATATCAACTATTTTAGAAAGATCACCGGATTTAAAAGCTTTCAAAATAGAGGAAACTTCTTTTTTATCTTGATTCATTCTTTTTGCAATTTCATTATTACGCTTAATTTCTTCTTTTTGCTTTTTAATTTCAGCTCTTAATCGTTTTAATTCTGCTTTAGAATCTCTTACTTCTTGAAAAGCTTTTGTATGCTCGTAATTTAGATCTTTCTCTAAATCACCAACCATGCGTTCAAACCTTTTTCTCTGTTGAGGAGTAATATTTCTATCTTCAAAGGTTTTGTTTTTTCTATTTAAAAAGCTTTTAAAGCTTTTGATTTCTTCTATTTGATCTGACATTTTTTCTCTTTATTTATATTTATTTTTTTAATTCTAAAAGAGGATGTTCAGACAAATAAGGATATTTTTTGAAATTCTCTTCTTTTTGTAAAAATGACTTATCAAAATAAAATATTTTAATAATATATGAATTAAATTTAGTTATAGCTTTAGCTGATACTGTTTCTTCTTGCTCACTTTTAATTCTACCATATTTACCTATTTTATCAACACGAGTACCGTGGCCTTGATAATAATTAAAAGGATCTATTTTATATCGTTGAGATAATTTTGTTTGGTTGATCATAAAAACAATTTCATTTCCACTATGATTTTTTGCAACATTAAGATCACGGGAAAATGATATTTTTGGGCGTGCTACAAAATAGCCAGAATAAAGAATATTATCTAAAAGAATTTTATCTGCTTCATAGTATCCAGTACCATGATATAATGGAGCATCACGACCTTCTAAAAGATATTGTTTGAAATTATTCATTTTTTTCTATTTTTTTAACTACTAATGTATTTAATATAATATTAAAATCTGGAATATCTTTTGGCAAATCACCTTCACCAAATTCTGGATTAATTGTAATATGAGGAATATATGATGGAAAATCGCTTGTTGCGCCAGCATTCATCATTAATTTATTTAGCTTTCTCACATTCTCACATTCTATAAGAAGGGTTAAAGCTTTACCAAGTATTTTCCATTCTTTAATTTTACACTCAACCGTTATAGGCATGCCGTTAATTTTTTCTAAATATTCCAATCTTTTTTTGGAATAGATAAGAGTACAATGGTATTCGGATTTATCCTGTGATACTATTTTATTTTTGTTACACCATTTATAAAGTTTTTCAGCGCTTTTATCATCTGCATAAAGCGCTGAATAAGTTCCTTCTTCTGTTATAAATTCTTTGAATGTTTCCATTTATCCCCTCATAATTTTACTAATAGAATCATCCCAAACCTTTCTATCACGAGCTTTTTGAAATCTCGCTGTTGGTAAAAACATTGCAAAATCCCATTCAGTAGGATCTATCTTTACAATCCTGGATTGAACATGGGAAGTTAGGTATCGTTTAATTGTTGGTTTAAAGTAATTGAATTTGGATAGGTTTTTTAAAACTTGATAAGTTAATCTTAATCGTGTTGTTTCATCATAAGATTTATTGTTGAGTAACTCATAAAGCATATCCATTGCTCTTGCCCTATAAATGGGTGGTAAATAATGCAAGTTTATTCCTAGCCATCCATTTGAATAAATTTCGACACAAAAAATCATAGGAAATTTATCCCAGTATGGGAGTTTGTCTTTCCATTTGGCATCATAGAAATAACACACCATTTCCCCGGGAGTAGGTATACTAACGGTTGAGGCCTTTTTTTTATCAATTAATCTTCTGGGATTTACATTTCTAGATATAGATTGAAGAGCTTTATCTCTCATAAAATCTCGCAATTCTTCAGAACCATATTTTAAATCGTTTCTTCGAATTGCATCTTCTAGTTTTTTAGTAAAAAGTTCTGCCATTTAAAACAGCAATCCTGCATTTTTTTCTGTTAATTTTATAAATTCAAGATTTTTCTTTTCTGCATATATTTCAGCTGCTTTCCATTTAGCTTCATTAATAGCAAACTCGGCCAATTCTTTTTGAAATCTATTTTTACTTTTTCTAGAATTATCTTTAGGAATTTCTGGTGGAAGCGTTTGTTTATGCGGCTTTATTTCTATAAGAGTCTTTCTTATATTACCCTTAATATCCCGATATTTGACATAAACATCAGGAAAATATCTTCTTATTTTTTGTTTTTTATCTTCTGATAAAGGGCATACATATGGAATAATTATTTCTTCACTAGACCATTCGATAACATTTGGATTTAGATCTATTTTTGAGAAAAACTTTAATTCCCAGCTGGATCTATATATAATGTTTTTCGTATTACCTTTATATTTTTCAGGGTGTATTGGATTAAATACACCCTGTTTATATCTTCCCATTATTGAGAATCTACCTCTGTTCTTGGATCAGCTACGGCGACAATACAGGCAACTTCATCATTAACTAGAACTGAAACAAAAACACTCGGTGTTACCATATAAAAATAAGAATTAAGTGTTATATCAGAAGTTTCAAAATATGTTCCAGCCGATATTTGAAAAACAACAGAATTTTCATCACCAAAAGAATTTAAAATTTCTGTTTCAATTGTTTCAAACGGATAACACACGGCCGGAATAGATAAGCTTCTTAATGGGGAAGAAGATTGACCGAATGCATAAACAGGAATTAATGTTGCAAAGCACAATGCCAAAAATAATGTTAATTTCTTCCAGGGATTAGATAATAATGATTTCATTTTAATTTTTCCTTATAAATATATTTATAATGTCCAGTATTAATGATATAATCGGAGCAATTAATGAATCGAATGGTTTAACACCTTCGAATCGTTTTCTTGTACAAATTACACCACCAGTAGATCTTATATCAGAGACTGATACAAGAACACTCCAATATTTATGTGAAACAGTGAACCTTCCTTCTATAACATTAGGAACGGAAAATTTTAAACATAAAGGTTATGGCGTAGATGAAAGCCGAGTCAATTCTATTGCTTTTGAAGACATAACTCTAACTTTGTTTGTTGACAATTCAAATAAAGTATTAAATCTTTTTCAAAAGTGGATTGATAGAACTTTTGCTTTTTCTGATGGAAAAGAGACTTTATATTTCCCTGAAGAATATTGGGGAACATTAGATATACAAGTAAAAGATGCCAGCGATAATAATGTCATTAAATATACAATGGAAAAGGCACACCCAGTTTTATTAGGCAGTGTCCAGCTTGGATGGGAACAAAATGATGCTTTGGCCAGAATACCAGTAACATTTACTTATAGGACATATTCCACAGAATTACTTGAAGGAAATCAAGTATCGTCTCAAAATGAGACTCAATTTATAGAGTCAGACTTTATATCTGTTTAAATTATAATAGGAAAAATAATGAAATTACCAGTTATTAATCAACCAACATATACTGTTGAATTACCATCAATTAAGCAAGAAGTAGAATACAGACCATATACTACTGGCGATGAGAAAAAACTCATTATGGTTTCTCAATCAGAAGATCCTAAATTCATTTCTAAAACAATTAAAGACGTACTTCAGGGATGTATATTATCTCCTGGAATTTCTATTTCTAGTTTAAAATCTTATGATATAGAACTCCTCATGATACGTATTAGAAGTAAGTCATCAGGTGAAATTATTACAGTAAATTATAAAGATGATAAAATGGATAAAGCCAAATCAATAAAAATTAATTTGGAAGAATTAGAAGTGACTTTTCCAGAAGATCATCAATATACTATAGAAATTAATGATACCGTAGGGCTTCGTATGAAAGATCTTTCCTTTGAAAAGGTACTTTCCTATCAGATACAGGGAAATATGAGCCAGGCCGAACTTGCATACAAAACCATTGTAGATTGCATCGATTCTGTTTATAATGGAGACGAGGTTGGTAAAATTGGTGTTGATATACAAAAAGAAGAATTAGAAAAATTTATTGAAAATATACCAGGAATGTCAAATGAATTTTTCAAATTTTTAAATACAATGCCTTCAATTCAATATCATTTTGAAATTGGTGGCGATAAAAAAGTTATAAAAGGAATTAAGAATTTTTTAGGATAGTGCTCGAAGTTTATCCAATCGAGCACTATTATCAAATGATGCATATTTTCAATGATGAAATAAAAATATGCCCTTCTGAATTTGAAAGTCTTGTCCCGTTCGAAAGAGATATTCTTATGGGTTTGACTTTACAAAAATTGGAAAAAAGGGAACAGGAAAGACAAAAACTTAAATCCTAATGGAATCACTTTTTTAAAATGGAGAAAAGAAAACATCCATAGAGGACCTACTTTCTTTTTCATAACCAAGTGAATTTAAATAATTTCTAACCTCTTGCGACGGTCTTTCAACACCAATAATGGGTTTATCTGCTTTAATGAGGCCTTCAGACCCTTTCAAAGCATTTAATTCATAACCTTCTAAATCAAACCAAATTAAACCAACATGTTGATGTATGTCATATTCATCAGTAATATCTTCGATGGTAATTGTTATAACTTCGTCAGTTTTCAATGTTTGAGTATTCACAACCTTCGTCATTCCCCAATTACTGTCGGGGCCTGGATTTAGATAAACAATTTTATCAGATTCATCTGATAATGCCATGCCACCTATTATTGTTATATTTTTATAATCTTTACAATTTTGTTCTAAATATGGAACAGCTTTTTTGTTTGCCTCGATTGTATATACGTGCTTAAAATATTTTGTTAATAAAATTGGATATAAACCAAATGCACCACCGGCTTGAATACAGACTTTGTCATAAAAATAAAGTTTAGATGCTTCTAGGTATTGAACATGATCTCTCATGTAATCACCTAAAGGACCATCTCCTTTACCTGTTTCTTCATTAAAATAACCAGTAGTTCCAGTATCGCCATCAGGAACTACAAAATCTTTTCCATTTAATCTAAATGTCAAAGGTATTTTACCTATCTTTTATTATAGTCATTTTTGGAGAACCGTATGGGATTCGAACCCATGACACCCGGATTAAAAGTCCAGTGCTCTACCACTGAGCTAACGGTTCATATTGGCTGAAGTGGCTGGATTCGAACCAGCGATGAGCCTTTCGGCTAACGGATTAACAGTCCGCTCTCTGCTACCACTCGAGTACACTCCAATAAATTATATCAAACTTTCATAATGAAAATGTTGAGCCGTTTCAACAAAATCTGGATTTACTTCTTGGAAACCGTCTTCATTATCGAACCCCATATTAAAATTTTCAATAATCAAATTGCCAAATTTATCTGCTTGACCTTTCTTAGAAAAGTCTCCAAGACCCTTTGAACTACGAAAATAACCATCAGAGGGTTGATGATACACATTCCATTTTCCTGTATCGGGATTCTGAACTGTATAAACATCATCATTAATGCGATAACCAATCGCTTTTACACCCTTAGGAGTAATTTCAGTTTTACGTGTTTGATAACCCATAATATATAGTCTCCAATTTTTGATATATTTATTTATATCAAAATATTTTCAACATGTAAACCAAAAAATAAAACTAAAAGAAAAACAAGAAAAATTATAACAAAATAAAATGCAGTTTTAAAAACTATATAAGAACCTTCATCAATTTCACGATCGCTAAGACCGTCTTTGAATTTTTTCAATTAAATTTCCCGAACAAATTGATTCTATATCGCGAGGAATAATAATGTCTGTTTTTCTATTTATAAGAGGTATTTGAGAATCATTAATACATTTTTTCAATTCTTCTAACGCATTATCTAATGTATTAGACATGGTATAAAGTTCATATTGATTACAAAAAACTTCCCACACACCAAAATCTTTCTCTTTATAACCGATATATGTAATTTTCATTGAACTGTCCATTTTTCTATTATACAGAATTACGAATTGATGTAGCAATATCCCATGCTGCAGTATCATAACCGGAAAAATATTCATCAGCATCTTCAATACCGGCTAAAGCAGCATCTTTTTCTAATTCTCGGTGTTCATTTGCTACTTTTATACATTTTTCAATTGTATCATTTTTTATTTGTTGCGAAACCTCTTTTAATTGAGAAATTTCTCTCTCATGTGCTTCTAATTTAAGTTTAAGAAAATTATTATTAATTACATAATGCTTTAATTCTTGAAGAACTCTATTCCCGACCGAAGATTTATCAAAAGGTTTATAAGAAAGAGTACGGTTAGCAAGATATCCTCCATCAGCAGCAAGAGCGTGTCGCCCAGCATCTCCTTCACTATGAATTAATCGAGCTAAACGAGAATTTTCACCATACCATTTTAATACTTCAGATAATTCTTTAACATAAAGTTCAAGTGATGCTTCGCGAATTAAGATCTTTGACAACAATTCAATTAAAGTTTCCTTTTTTTCGTTTTCATCTTTAATTTCTGTTCCATATTCATACATGTTGAAATTCTCTCGTTAAATGGTACCGGGTAATGGATTCGAACCAATATTTTTACCGTTATGAGCGGCGTGCATTACCATTATGCTAACCCGGCAAGATTATTTTTTAAAATTAAAGTGAGTCGCGATAATTGCACTATTTTTATCCACTCACACTAAGGAGTTCAAGCCATATTTTGATTATCCTCAGGAATTTGGTCTGTGAGGATGGATTCGAACCACCGGCTTCCGCAGCCCAATTGCGGCGCTCTACCAGACTGAGCTACACACAGATAATTTTATTTATTGAACTCTTCCGGAGCCAGCTTCAAGGATAGGAATATTGGCTTCAGTAGGAACATAAATAATTTGACTAATTGATCCTTCTTCTAAAGCTACGGCAAAGGCTCCAATAAATTCTTGCTGGCGATATTCAGGATATCGTTGAGCCGCCTCACCAATAATAGCAATTGCTTCAGCCCTCAATTCACTAGCTTCTTTTTCAGCCTGAGCACGAATAATTGAAACCTGCTGTTGAGCTTCGGCTTGTTCAACTAGAATTTGCCTATTTTGTTGTGCTTGACGAAGCTCTGCCATACCTCTACGTTCTGCCGCCCAAGGCCCTACAAGTGGTGTCCAAAGAAGGGCCATTACAATAAGACTTAAAATAATCACAGCTGTAACAGTACCCATAAACCAACCCAAAAATCGATCAGACATTTTATTTTCCTTTATAATTTAACCAACATAATTAATATAACCAAAGCCTTCACTATATTTTGGAGGCTCAAACGAATGATACATTCTATGAAATATACTATGAAATATATTATCAGGAATATATTTTCCTGTTTTTTTATTCCTTTCAATGTTTCTTTTCTCTAAAGTATTTTTAGATTCTAAAAACAAGAATGCATTTACAATGTAATCATATTTGGACGCGAGAGTAAACCACTTTTTTCTGCCTTTTTCAGTTAAATTTGTTCTATCGATGACAATATTGTCATTGCCCTTTACCATAGCTTCTTCTACTTGTTGCCAGAAAACATTTTCAGCTTCCTGAATACTATCAGAAAAAATTTCAGTATATGTTTTATTTTGATCCTTAGCCCATTTTTCAATGATAGAATCGGTGCTAAAAACATCGGTAAAAATAGGCATATATTTTTTATTTTCCTTTATCCAGGTTGATTTACCTGAACATGGCATGCCTATCAATAATATTAATGTTTTCATTAAAATAAACCTGAATTATGAGTGTTTGGTAAAGCAATATTTGTGTTTATTTGATTTTCTTTAAATACCATATCATATTCAAATTGTAAATCGTTTAATGATTTTTCTACATAAGAAAGAGCCCGTAATTCGATCCAATGATGATCAAAAATTATTCTTTGGCCCGGCAAAAGATGAATTTTACGAAAAAGATCATTAGCTAAATCATTTGATTTTGGGTTTACTATCAAAATTTCATTATTTTTAAAAAATTCTAGCATTCTATGTTTTGCATAAACAAACATAGAAGTACTATTCACTACAAAAATATCACCTTCTTTTAATCCCTTAATAGATTCAATAGTTCTTCCAGATCTACGAGAAAAATTTAAAATGAATGAATTTAAAGATTGAATTAATTTATAATCGTATATTTTATCCATTTTCTACCTTCTTATCACGAACATAAAAAACAGGTTCATTTCCTATTTCAACTGTACATGCATAGAAACACTTTTCATATGGGTCATAAACTTTAAACATAGGTTTATAATCTATATCTTTCATCCATTCCCACCCGTCTCTTTCATGAAATAAATATTGACAATATTTTTTACATGCGATATCTCTAAAATACGAAGAAGATTGATATGTAAAATCATCAAAATCTTCCTCGCCTTCTAAAATAAATTTATATGATAATTTTTCATATGTTTTGCTTTTAGGCATTATCACTCACATCTGTATCCATTTCATCGTTCCAAACAGCATCAAGAAGTTCAAAAAGATAGGTTCGGTCCAGTTCTTTTCTATTTGTTTTTAATACATCAATAACTTCCCTAAAATAAGCATGATCTACACCCATCATTTGATCTTCCAAAACTTCTATATTATCAAGATCTAATTTGGAAATATCCCAGGCTATTTTCATCATTTCACCAGCCGATATTCTCCAGCCTCGACTGATAAATTTACGAAGTCTAAAAAGAGAACAAATTGGGAATCTAGATCCTGAATATTCTAATCGAGAATCCATCATACATAAAAGGGATTTTTCGTTTAAAACGACACCAGTTTTTTTAGTCCAATAAACCATACAATGTTGGAAATCATAGTTTTTATGAATCTCTTCTGCTTCGCCAACAAAACGTGTAACTAATTGAACATTGTTTTTTAATGTGACAGAATTATCAGTAAAATAAACAGGATAATAATCTTTATTATCTGGATTATCTTCTTTAGCAGCAGCTAAAAATTCTTTGGCAGAATTACCGCTAATTTCAAAATATTCATAATTAGAATCTGAATTTTCTGTTCCTATAATACCTGAAGATTTAATAAAAATCCTCACACCATCTTCAGTTTGTCTAACTTCAATTTTGCTAACTTTATTACTGTCATTGTTTTTTTCAGCCGCAGGAAGCAAAGCACATATAACCCTAGTAGCAAAATCTTTTGTTTTAAAATAAACGTCAAAATCATTTACTTCTTCATTTCGAAGCATACTAGATATACATCCGCCAGAAACAACGGCATTATCTACAAAATTATTTCGAATATAATCATCGTTAAAGGATTTAGCAACTGCCTTCATTTTATTTGTTATAACTGAATTAATCGTTTTTACTTGCATTATTCATCTTTCTTTAAATATTTTTTAATAGCTTCTTCAGCCACTTCACGTATTCCCGCACCACCATTATACCAATACAATAGCAATTGGGGCTTATCTGATGGCTCTATAATTTCACTAAAACCATAATATGAAAGATATAAATCAGACGACCAAACTTTATATAATTGATCATCAACGTTTACAAAATAACATTTATGTTCTTTTTCTAAATCATATAAATAGTCTTCGTCATTAATATCGGCAACATCCAAATCAAATTTTTCGAAATAACCATGAAATATTTCATAAGAACTCATAATTTAATTTTCCTTTGGTAAAATGTTTAGTTTAATATAAGAATTAGAATGATAGTATCCCGGGTGACGTTGATATTTAATTATTAGATCTTCATTTTCAGCCCATTCTTTAAAATTTTTAAGATAACAATTAAAAGTTTCTGTATTAGCCGAATTTAATTTTAAAAAATAATACTTATCAAATAAAGATTTAATAATTTCATAATCAAGATTATAATTTAAAAAACCAAATGTTTTATATGTTATCTTAATATTAATTTCAGATTGTTTCAGAGACTTTTTTCTAATAATCTTTTTTAGCCGCTCAATATTTTTTAAAATTTTATCAAGTTGTTTTAATTCTTTACTTAAAGCAATATTCTTCATATTTGAACCGATAGTCATGTTAAATTATCCATTAATTAAGTGGCAAAGTTTAACTGGTTTATAATCAGTTTTTTCGACAGATACATTAAAATATGGTCCTTCTGGAGAATTATTTTGATGTATATGGCCATGAACATTGATATACCCTTCAGGAATATTAGAGGGGTGAACCGGCACATGAGTTAAAAGAGCTTTTACACCATTTTCATTAAATGGCTTCCACATGAAGATTTTTTGAAAATGGTCGTGTAAAACTTTACTTTTAATCGGATCATGGTTCCCAACAATCAGCCTTTTACGACCTTTTAATTGACTAAGTATTTCATGAGTTTGGGAATGATTGCCAAATGAAACATCACCTAAATGGTAAACTAAATCATGATCTTCAATTAAAGAATTCCAATTGGAAATCATTGTATGATTCATATCATCAACAGAGCCAAATTGCCGGATATGATTGCCATTTTTATCCTTAAATTTAAGGATATTTGTATGACAAAAGTGTGTATCACTTATCACAAATACATTTCGCTCAGACATAATAAAAAAATTTATCCTATTTTAATTAGATTGTGATGCTTCCGCTCTTCGAATAAAATCACGAATTGCATCCATATTAATAGCACATGTTTCTAGATTTGTATATAGCCCAATAATTAAATTTGAGACTTCTTGATTTGTTAAAGTTTCAGGATTAGGTAAATTTGTATATCTTTCACATTGAACTACAGAATCGGGCGGAGTTATAAACACTGTTTCTACCAGTGTTCTTTCACCAGTACTTTGACAAGCTGCCAAAAATAATCCCAAAAATACAACTAGTATTATTTTATTCAAGACCATTGTTTTGTTCGCCCCCTAAACGCCTGATAAGTTCGCGCAATGATTCAGGAGCTAAATCATTTGAATCTGATCCTAAATCTACGGTAATATTATCTAATTCTTCTCTTAAATCGCTTAATTGTTCATCTCTTTTTTCAAGAGTTATATTAATGTTTTCTATGTTTGTTTCTAAAGTATCTATTGCACGGCTTGCAACGGCTAAGTCACTTCTTAAAGCTCCATTTTCTATTTTGATTTTATCTAATTCTTGATAAGTCAAATATATATTTAAAACTATACCGGCTACAGCCAAAAAACCTATTCCATATAGTACAAGCTTTACAGTGCTAAAAGCTCCTATAAATGGTAGTTTAACCATTTATCTTATTCTCCTTAAAATTCTTTGAACACTTACATCTTCTGTTGAATTAACTGGTCTAAAAACAATTGTTACCACAATATTATTGTCATCTGGAGACGGTGTAACTCTTGTTCTTACTATTCTTGCTCTGGGTTCAAAATTTTCTACTGCTTCATTAATTCTTTTTTCAATTTCATATCGCGTCTGAGGAACCATATTTTCAAATAGGTTCTGAGGAACTCCTGCACCAAATGTAGGAGAAAAATATCTTTCATAGAAATCGGTAAAAACAATGTTTACAACCGACTGCTTAATCGAATCAATATCCGTAACTATAGATATATCGCCGGTTAAGGGGTGAGGTTCAAAATCTGTTTTAATATCAGAATAAGTAACTAAATTTAAAGCCATATAGATATTTATGTTTTAAATATCGATTTAAACTTCTCTTTATCTGGAATATTATCAAATTTTTGAACTAAATCATCTCCTTCATCTTCATCCCCCAAATCATATAAAAGCATCTTAGATCTATTGATCCCCATAGCAAATGACTTCATTAAGGATTCGTCGACATTTCTATTTTTAAATTGTGTGAATATAATTTTGTTTTGCTTGTCTAAATCCTCATTTCTTTTAAATCCTATGAAGAAATCAAAAGTATAAACAACTCCCCAACTTTCTGAGACATTTGTTTCATCATAATTTTCATTTTTAGCCCCATCTCTATTTGTTTGCATAGCAGTCCAAACTAGAGTATTTGTCTCTACAGCTAAAGATCTTAATTCTTCAGAAACGGCTTTTAAATAATCAAAAGAATTTTGTTTGAATTTAACTCTTTCAGAATTACAAATACCCAAATAATCAACCATAATTACATCAGGCTTAATTCCTTTTTTCGTTTCTAGTTCATGAATTAAATGTCGAAAATGGCCGGTATGAACAGACGTAGATGGATATTCTTTAATGAGAAGCTCACCCGATCTTTCCTGTGCATTTTTAAGTTTTTTCCTATATTCTGATCTGGATAAGGATTTAACTTCTTCCTTTGTTAATTCCATAAGGTTTTGTTCAATGCGAGCCGCAACTGCTATTTCAGACATTTCAAGTGTTATGTAAAGGACATTCAAACCATCTTTTAAATAATCAGCAGCGAAGTTGCAAAGGTTAATAGATTTACCTTTGCCGGTTGGCCCCATCACACATGCAATAGTTTTACGCTCTAGCCCGTCATCAGTAATATCATTAAACGTTTTTGACCTGAATGGAATTTTATGTGTTTTTTTGTGGTAATATTCATATCGGTCATCTCTAAAAAAGTCATGACCGACACTTGTATCAAATGAAACAGCTAAAGCCTTTTGAAGAATTTCAGGAATATTTCCCCTTTCTTCACCTTCAGCTAATTCTACCGATTTATAAAGAGCATTATAAAGAGCTTTTTCCTTACAAAATTCTTCTGTCTTATCAAACAGCCATTCTTCATCATATGGCTCATTCTCCAACTTGGTTAGAGTATCAACCACGGAACTTGTTAAATCGTTGTTTAGATTTTTACTATAAGCTTCAGCAATGAGCGCTTTTTTATTCGGTATTTTTTTATATTTGGAAATATAACTTCCAATTAATTTATAAACAATTTTATCAGAATCTTTATCAAAATAATCTACCTTAAGATGGGGTAGAACTTTTGTCATATAATTTTTGTTATAAATTATTTGTGAAAATACAACATCTGTGGATATCATATATTATTCTTCTATTTCTTCATTATAATCTTCTTCTTCATCTTCTATATCATCCGATATTAAATTTAAACTATCTTGTTTAAATTTATTTTTTAACATATCAGCAAAATCCGTATTGTTGAAAACACCTTTCCAAAATTTAGACGAGGCCTCAACATTTTTTCTTTTAAAGGTATCGTCTTCATCTGAATCTTTTAGCTTATATAGTTGAGCAGAAACTTTTTCTATAATTCCTAACTCTAAGGCAAGGTCGAACATACCGGACCATCTAAAAATACCCTTCTCGCTAGTAACAAGAATAGGTATAACTGATTTTTCTCTAGTAAATCTAGATTTTTCAACGTTTACAACAAAGTGGTATCCCTTAAGTTCTTTTCCGTCTTTTTCTTGTCTTCTACCAATAATAAATGCATTATCTGCAGATAGAAGTGTTGCTTGGCCACCGGCAATAACCTTCTTAGGCATAAAATCCATGGTATCATACGTATGCTGTACAACATGCATGGGAATATTACGTCTTTTTAGGAGAGGAGTAATAATTCTAAAAAACGATTTTGATTCTTTGGCGCGGGTCATATCAGCGGCGGAATTCTCATTATCAGCGTCTTTAGCCTCTTTAGCTGAAGCCAAATTCCCTAAAGAATCAATAAGAATGAATACATTTTCTCCTGGTTCAACGGCTTTAACTATTTTGTTTGCTTCAAATTTTAATTCTTCATATGTATCAACAGGTACGTGAACAATTTCTTCAGGATCCAGACCTAAAGAACCAATATAATTAGGAGGAGATCCATATTCAGAATCAAACATTACAATGGTTGCATCAGGAAATTTATCTTTATATGTCTTGGCAGAAATTAAACAAAATAATGTTTTAAAGTGTCTGGAAGGGCCTGCCCAACAAGTAATGCCTGGAGTAATACCTTTTCCAACTTCTCCTGAAAGGAGTAAATTTAATGCGGGAATTTGTGTGGGTATATCAATATTATAATTATATTCTTTTGATTCACTTAAAATCTGTGCTTTTTTAGAAGTTTTTAATAATCTATCTCTTAAACTCATTCTTGAATATTTTCTCCATATATTTCTGTTAATAAATCTTGTTGTTTTTCTATCTGATTCATAAAACTATTGATTTGTTTTAGTCTTATTTCCTCGGGCCATTTAATAACGTCTCCTTCACCATCTCTTAGTTTTTTAAGAAACGGTAGAAACATTTCAGCCAAATTATTACTTTCATTATATAATTTTTCGATTTTATCTTTATAGTTAGAAAATAAAACATCATTATTTTCAGTACTATCATCGGCGTTAAATTCAAACGAAAAATCATTTGTGGTAAAGCCAAAATCTTTTCTTTTTATCATAGAAATTGATCCATATCTGTAGTGTCGTCCATTAATATACCTGCCGCTGCAGCCAGGCTTTCAATGGGTTCTAAAAAAGTCTTATTAAATTGTAAGTTTTTATCAATATAATCTTCCAGTTCGAATTCTTCTGGTAATTCGTCTGGAGCGCAAATCACATAACTTCCTACGGGGTTAGGTTCTTTCAAGTACCAACTCTTAATCTTATCCCCATTATTTATTTTTTGGTATGTCGCGTCTAACTTTAATTTAGATATCATACTATTATAGATAAGTGAACCCCTACAATGAAAAGGAGTTCCTTTTTTTATTAAACCGTCACCAGAATACCATTTATCTATATCTGTAATTTTGGTTGGTTTACCAATAAGTTCTAGGTTTGATTCATTGAATGAACTTCTGAATTCTTCAACGAAATCCAAAAGCTTTTCAGAATCATTATCAAGAAGAATAGGAGCAGCATCTTTTATTTTGTTTCTACAAATTTCAGGAGTAGAAGATTTAACTGCCTCAATTCCCTTCATTGCTATTTTTTCTTCATTGAGACGAATGCCTTCTTCCCACCAAACACCCATTATATAATTTTTGGCTTTTCTCCATAAACCCCTGCCAATAATTTCGGGTTTCATATAAAGGCATTTTTCAAAAATATTTGTGTCCTTATATAATTCCTCGAGTGCGTGGTTGATTATTTTTTCCTGTATATAATCCACGAATTCTATGAGAAAATCCAATGAATCTTCTTCATTTATATTGTTGATTTTTAAAACATTTTCAAGACTTACATAACAACTATCAGTATCAACACCGATGACATATATTTCATCTTTCGTACCACAATACTCGTTCAACATTCTATCAATATAGGTCTTTACCCAATTGATCGATAATTGACCAGACATTGTAATTGATTCAGCAATATTTTCATCGAACCAGCGAGAATGCTCATTTGCTAATTGACCATAGAACGAATTAAGAACATACTTAATTGCTATCTGCTTATTATGAAATTCCGTGACTTTATATTCAACTTGCTTTTTGATTTGGTTGAGTTTTTCATCCGAAAAATCTTTAAGTTTGGTTGAACCTCTTTTAGATAATTCTTGAGTGATTAATTCCTTTCTTTTCTTGAAGGAGGACATTTCACTCTTATACTCATTTCTTTTATTGAAGAGAAATGTCATGATTTTTGGGAAAAAACCCTGGCCATCTCTTGAAAAAACAGTTCCCTTACCCGTTATACATAAATCGTTATCTACTAATTCATTCCGTATTTCAGATAAAGATCCATTGATTATGTCGGGATGAATTTGAAGAGAATCATATTTGTCAATTTTTCCAACATATTTTTCAGGTGAAATATTAAAAGCTTTAATAATATGTGGATATAGTGATGTAAAATCAAAGCTAATCATATATTTAGCCATGGTTTTCTTCACTGGCTTAACATAACCGCCCGCTATTTGTCTACCTATTCCTATCTTATCTTTTTTAATAGGAATAACTATATGCTCTTCCATCATAAAGTTATGAGTGAGAACATCACACATTCTCACTGTACCAAAACAATCTAGTAGATTACATTTAGTAAAGTGTGTAAGAGAAAAAACCTGGTCAATAAATTTGAGCTTATTTTCTAGGTCTTCAATTCTAACGGTATCAATAATAGAATAATCATAAAATTTAGCAGGATTTTCCTTATAGAGATTGGCAAGTGTTTTATATTCTGAATAATCGAGTTTGCCCTTATCCAATTCAAGCTTACATATATAATCTAGTTTATAACTTTCGGTATCTTTATATGAAAATTTCTGATAGAGATCAAAATAGTCAAGTGTGGGTATTCCTACTATTTCATATTTGGTTTGGTTTTTACCATAATAAACAAAATTAGAGCTTTTGATTTGACCATAGGGAGAAAGTTTTAATGCCCATTCTTCTCCTAGAATTTGAATAATTCTTCTAATTACATATGGATGGTCATAAAGATTAATATTATATCCTGTAATTATATCAATATTTAAATAATTCCAGAGCTCAACAAATCTTTTAAGGAGCTGGTTTTCATTTTTACACTTAATATAAACAAATTTTTTACCTGGGCATTCTTTTTCAAGAATATCAGATTTTTTGGGATCATAATCTTTATAGCCTAAGCAATAGACTTCATCTTCTCCCATTACTGACATTGATATTGCGGTTATTTCTTTATTTGCTTTTTCTAAATCAGCAAAGCCGCCTTCAGAATCTGTTTCAATATCATAAATTCCATATCTTAAAACAGTATTATCTGATTTTATTTCTTTAAAATTATCATTAATCCACACATAATCAAAAAAGGTGCTTCCAAATATATCAAAATTTTCTACGCCTCTATATTTTTCAATATAGGCCATAGCCTGGGATCTTGTATTAAATTCTTTTTTTGAAACGGGTAAGCCAGATAAATCTTTATAATCTTCAGATTCTTTATCATGAATAAAGAGGTATGGCTTCAATTTAAATTTTTGGTATATTTTTTTGTTATTTTTATATCCGGATATGTATATGTTTTTTTTATCTGAATGAAAGTGTGTATAAAAATCCAAAATTATTCCTTTTTAAGTAAAAAAATAGCCCGATCAAATTTAACCGGGCTATTTCATAATGTAAAGCCTAAAGTAAATTTAAGCAGCAGCTTCATCTTTAGGCATATTAAAGTTCACCATAGCCTGACCTTTTTTGGTCAGTTTGTACACTTTACGAGGTGCACCACGGCCCATTCCTTTAACTTTAGCCGGAGTTTCATTGACATAACCTTCTTCGATCATACGACCGCGGAAGTAAGGGGTCAATTCATTGACTTTAGCCAAACGAACGGCAAGTTCATTTTTATTCGTGATTTTAGTACGCATAATTTATCTCCATAATTTAATCTGTTTCAGTTTAACACATTTTTCGCTGCATGTAAACATTTTTTTTCTCTGAGAGTTTTTTATGTCTGCATGTTCGATGATCTCTTTATACGAAATAGAAACAGCTTTGTAAACACCTTTATTGCATATAATTTATATTTTTTTCATATTTAACTTTTTCAATTATAAAGTTCTTAACATATTGGGATCTAACAATATCTTCGATTTCCATCGATACAAAACCAGTATTTGAGATTTTTTTCATCAAATTTATAAAGGTCAAAGCACCAGATTTTTCATTAAATCTTTCTGAAGTTAGGTCATCTTGTTCAATGTCACCAATGAAAATCATCTTACAATCTTCACCTATACGAGTTATAATGGTACATAATTCTTGATAACTCATATTTTGGAATTCATCAACTATGATTATAGATTTTGTAAATGTAACCGATCTAAGAAAAGATGAAGATGAAAACGTTATAACACCTTTTTGTTTTAAAATGCCATATGCATCTCCACGATTATAAAGATCTTCACATATTTTTTCGTAAGGAACTTCGAATTCCTTCATTTTTTCATCTGCTTTACCGGGTAAAAAGCCAAGTTCACGAGTAGAAACAGAACTCCTTATAATATGAACCCTTTCATAAAATTCAGGGTTTATTTCCAACTCAGATAAAGCAAGATAAAGAGCCATAAATGATTTACCTGTTCCTGGATAACCATGTGCAACAACCACATCATTATCTTCAAAACTATTAATCATTTTTTGTTGATTAGCTGTTTTGGGTTCAACTCTAGTAAGTTGTAATTTGCCATTTGATTTAGTAGGTTTTTGTTTTCTTTGATTTTTTTTCATTAAAACCTGTGATGACATTTTTTTCTTTCTTAATTTTTGGTCCTTATTGTAGAACCTGGATTTTGTTTTTTTATTGTTTTTAAAATATCAGTAAATCCATCATCTGGTTTGATAGTTCCTCTGCCAGCCACAAATTTAGGAATAGCAGGAACTATGCTTAAATGGGGGTTTTTATTAATAAATTCCTCCATTTCTGAAATTTTCATTGTTTCGTCAAATAGCTCTCCTGTATGATTGTTTCTAAAAGTATAAATTGGCATTATTCATCCTTCGCTGGAAAAAGCTCTGGAAGGGATTCCATGCAAAACTTTTCCGTTAAGTAAGGCACTGGTAATTTTTTGTCTTTAATTCCTAGAAGAATAGGTCTATCAATTTCGTCACATGAGAAATAATAATCTAGGAAAATGTATTCTTTTTTAGCTTTTGAAACAACAGAACTTTTTTGGCAATACTTCAGTTTATTCTGAAGAAGTATTTGTCTTAACATTCTCCAATCGCCTTGTTCAACCTTCTTCTTAAGCGTATCAGGAATATCACCTTCAGGCAATTCCCAGATGACGTCTGGATGATAAGCATATTGAATGGCTATTGCTACAGCCTTATCAGTACAAACCTGTCTTAGTGCTTGTTTTCTTTCATCTTTTTTTCTAATTTTGCTAACATCGGCTAAAATGGATCCAATATTTCTTTTTTCCGTTCTAATCATAGAAAGTCCTGCTTTTTTTCATACATAGTTTTAAGTTTGTTTTTAATTAAATAATTACTAAAAGTAAAGAAAGGTTTAGGCTTAGAATTTTGAAATTCTATTGCTATAGCACTTTCAATGTGTGGTGGTATTTCAGATAAATCAATAAGTTTTTTATTTCTTTTAAATCGATCCATTGTGGTCTCATCGAAAGATTCTTCATATCCATCAGTTTCCCATTTTTCCAACATTTTTTTTGTTATTGTTTTTTGGCGATGACCCTTTTCTCTAACTAAAAAGTAATCATCCTTTGTTAAAATATTAGGAATACTGTCACCAGAATCACCTCTAAAAATATGTTCTTTCAGATATGATTTAGCATCAACATCTTCAACTAATTTTTTAGATTTATTATCGAATCTTGCTACATTACCTGAAATAAGTTGATTAAAGTCTTTATCAGATGAAGCTATGATTATTTTTGTGTCTGGATTTAATTTAATTATAGTAGCAATTATATCGTCTGCTTCAGCATTTTTTACTTGAATAACTTTCCTATGAAAGTTTTCTTTTAATTCTTCTTTTACTTGTGAAATAATTTTAAGAAGAACAGGCCAATCAACGTCGTCTAATTGACGTTGATGCTTCCTGGAAACTTTATAATATGGAAAAATTTCTTTACGCCACGTGTGATAATCATCACAACATAATATCATTTCACCATAAGAATTTTTAAATTTGGCATTAATAAAGCGTATACTATTGAGTATAGCAGCCCTTAATGCATTTTCTTCTATAGGTGAATTTGTATGATTACCGACTGCACCAAAATAAGAAGAAATTGCTACTTGGCTATAATCTACGAGTATTATTGTTCTTCTCCGTCTTCAAGCATTTCTTCATCTATATCCTGATCTTCATCAGGAGTAAATATGTCATCTGCCATTTCTTGAAGAGGGTGTGATATCTGAAAAGATTTACAAATTATTGAACGGGTTGCCTCATATAAAAGCATCAAACTTTTATCATATCCTTCATCTGGTTCAGCCGGATAAAGCCCCATAGAATACATGGATTTTACTGTCATTTCATGAATATGATCAGCTGCTTCTTCGATTATCTCCTTTCGCTCTTCAAAAATTTTCTTTCGAAGTTCAATAATATTTTTAGGTAATTGATTTCCAGTTTTTTGATCCGGAAATTTAAGGAGTGTCCCCATACTATTATTTATCTTCGAGGATGTTTTTCCACAAGTGAGCATTAGTTTTCCAATCATAAAATTTGTTATAAAGCATTTGCTGGAATTCTGTGTTTAAGCCTTGATTTCTCATAGCAAGAATAGACTTGTACAACACATTAACAAATGTGTTGGCGTGGTCCACGTTTGAAGGGGAAAAATCATAATAGATACCAAACATACCACATGTTTCAGGAAGTGCCCCATACCTAGGACAGATGACCACATTACCAGAACAAAGTGCTTCGATTGCCGATATACAGCTTGTTTCAGACCATGTACATGGGTACGCAAAAATATGAGATTTTTTTAGCGCTTTGCGAACAACCTCATTGGGTTGATATCCATGATATCGTATACCTTCATGATTTTTTGCTTTTTCAAAAAGTTTTTCATAGGGTTTATCCCTATCTTTCCAACCATAAATTTCAAATGAAGAATAAATGTCAAGACTAATATCTTTGTCAATTTCATAAATGGATTCAAAGGAAGCCATTAATAAGTCTAACCCTCTATGAGGAGTAGTGTGGTAAATTAGATTAACGTGATTAATATCACGTTCAGCCTTTCTTAATTCAAAAGAATCAATAAAATTTTGAATAACCGTAGACTTATCATATGAAATACCATATTGAAGAATGAATCTTTCCATTTGCCAATATGAAACAAAGACAAATTTGTCAATTTTTGCAACATATGAAGGCTCTAAAAGCTTATCATACATTGGGTCAGCTGGCATATCATGGAAAACAACCATTGTTTTGTGGTCATCACTTAAAAAATCAGGAAGACGTGAATGAATTATCTGCCAACCCTTTAATTTTTTATTGGGAATGTATTTTAACATTCCTTTAATGATAGATTCAGTGCCGCCATTTGCATTTTTTGTTAAGTCATCACGAATCCATTCACCGTCTAATATTATACTCATATAAATTCTCTATTCTGAAATTGATACTGCTGTTAGAATAACCTCAGTATTTGTGACTGATTTTACCTTAAAACTTCTCCATGAAGATTTCTCTAAATCAAAAACAACAATAATATCACTACTTGGCTTCTTTTTTGTTGTTTTTGTTGAATTTTTTTCTGTCTTTGGTAGATAGTCAGGAAACAGGCTGCATAACATAACGCGTTCTGTACCATCAGATTTCTCAAATGTTATTTCCAATGGATTTGGTTTCTTTAATTCTTTTAAAAACTGTGTCTTATTCATAAAGAACCTTTCTATATTCTCCGTTTACCATAGCATAATTTTTATTAATGTGCTCTTTTAATTGATCATAACCACCAATATAAATCCCATCAACAATTACGACAGGAACGGTAGATATTGAATCACCATATGTTTCTTTAATCATAGAAACTGTTTCAGGTGAAGAAGCATTCTCATATTCGTATTCTTCACCCACACGATCTAGTAATTGTTTAGCAAAATCGCAATAAGGGCAGTTTTCTTTTCCAAAAATTTTAATTTTCATTTAAACTTTCTTTTTTTACTTGACTGAATTTTGCCCTACATTTTATACATTCAATATATGATCTATGTTTGTTTTCTTTTTTGGAGATCAATATTTTCTTCATTTCTATTAATGAATGTTCAACCTTACATTTAGGGCACTTTGATTTTATTACTTCCATTTATAAGCCGGTTTGAGTAATTTTTACCGCTATCCAATTATTATAATAGTCTTCAGATAAAAGTACACCCTTTTTAAATTGCATTTCTGCCTCGTAATAAGATAATTCCGTTTTATTTCTACAAAATCTAAGTATTTCTCTTTTAAAAGAGTCTTTACCTAGTTTTTCTATATCTTCCTGTAAAGACGGGCTTGAACCATAATAGTCTTCCCAGTCAGATTTTACTTGGCAAATTCTTCTTCTCTTCTTATTTTTTAAAGGAGGTCTTTTAATGGTTCTAAAGAATTGTTTTTTACCTATATATTTTCTTCCATTTTGAAGATTTGTTATTTCATAGATAAAACCTATAATTCCGTCTGGAATTAAATCTTCTGTAAAAGGCTTATTTTCAAAATACCACATTCAATGGTATTTATGAGTTAATTCAAAGCCATCTCCATTTTTTTCTCATAAAGTAATACTAAATATACATAAAACAAATATTTCTAAAAAAGTCTCAATTATTTTTCTTTTTCCATATTTCTTTTATATCTATAATGCTATAATCAATTAAATATTCACCTTCTTCTTTTAAAATAAGAAAGAAAAATAATATAGTACTAATAATTGATAATAAAATCATGCATATACAAAGAAAAAAACATTTAATTAAAATATATAAAGTTTTAATTATTTTCATCGATCTGTTTACCATTTTCTTTTACCTCAACTTCTATATAGATTTTTAGTCATTACTTAATTCTTTTTGGTATTTTAAATATTTTCTTTTTCTTTCCCATGATTTAAAAATGGCATCATTAGTCATTTTAAACTGATTAAGTTCATCTGTTTGCATAGCAAATAAAACAGCAGTTAAATCCTTTAATTCTTCAAAAAGGTATTCTCTGTTTGAAGGAGAATCCGGCCGTGTAGGATCTTTAGACTCAAAACCAAATCTTTTAATTTTACACGCAATATAAATTATTTCGCTTGCTTCCTCAATAAGAAGGGTTAATCTTTCTTCCTGTGCTTTTGTTAATCCATTATGCATTTTGATATTGACCTACCAATTTAACATCTATGTTTGCTTTCATTAATTTATTAATCATGTCTTTTGTTCCGTTTCCGCCCGGGAAAGCAACTGCCATATCAGGTTTACCTTCGTCAATCATTTTTTGATTTCTTTTAGACCCGGCTAAAGCATTATATTGTTTGCCCTGTATTTTTTTAACATAACATGGTTCTGTCATATCACCCCAGTCAGCAGGGAAAGGAATATGTCTAATACCTTTAGCAATCGCCCATTCTTTTGCCATGATATCGGCCCCTCGAGAATTACCATGAATAATTACACTAATACCATCAATTTTATGTATTTCATTTAGGGTATAACACAGTTGATTATAATTAGTATAATCTCTTCCACCACATACTAAAACTCTCATTGTTTAAAGCCTTCAGTTTGAAGATAACATTCAATTTCAACCAATAAGTTAAAAATTTGTATTTCTTTTGTATCTTTAAATAATTCTCCAGATAATGCTATAGCTTCTTCATCTTGAAATTCTTGTATAAAGAATTTTCTGATTTCTTCCATAGTATATGACATATTTCTAAGTTCACTTCTTAAATTTTTAAGATCTTCCTGAATTTTTTGAACTTGTTTTGCATAATCAAAATTTAAGCTGGAAAGTTTTTTATTTTCAACTTTAAGACTAATAAAATTTTCTAAAATTTTGTCATTTATATCTCTATCTTCCATTTTTTCCTCATTCTAATATTTTATTAATAATATTCATTTGTAATGCATATTCCGGACCAAAAAAGAAGTCAGGTTGATGTGCAGTTAATTTTTTACTCATACCATTATAATGCAAAAATCTTTGATAAAAGTCTGTTGCTTCCAAATTTATTCCATTATAATTATCTATTGCATAATGTATCATAAAAACAGAATCATGTTCAGCATAAGTTTGATTTGCCCCTGTAGCTAATAGCAAACATGAACTATAGCAATAGTTATCAACATGGAGTGTTATATCATTTTCTAAAAGAATATCTAATATATAAAGAGTTAATGATATTATTCCGCCTGAACTATTAATAACAAGTCTTTCTGTTTCACCCTCATAGACTATTTCGTGCATTAAAGAATGTACAGTAGTAGGGAGTGTGAATGATCCTTCAAAATAAACGGTTGTTCCGTCCCGGTGAATATTTGGTAAAGGGGTAGAATAATTATTTAAAGAAACAAGTGAAAGAATTAAAAATAATAATGGAGAAAAAGAACTTATCATTTAACTATTAAAGATGGAGTGAAGGGTGGGACTCGAACCCACATTGACGTAGTTTTGCAGACTACCGCGTAACCGTTCCGCCACCGACACTAATTTTCTAAAACTCTAAATCCATATTTAGGGAAATCAGGATGAATAAATAAACCAAATTTGTCTTTCCATTTACAAATTATTAAAGGAGAATCAAACTTTGAATTCTGATTTATATATAAATAATGGTTTTTATAAAAGAATTCTGCAACGCCTCTTCGAGTATTTTTAGCCACTTCTAATACCCATTTATTAATATAAGTATTTTTTTGTAACTCAGCTTTTTCTAAATTTTCATCTAATATTCCAAAATTTTTTATAGGAAGTCTTCCTAAATTATACCATATTTCCTCAATAAGCTCCTCATTATCCATATAACATTCTATATTTTGACTAAGATATTGAATGTCGACAATATTATTGTCTTCAGGCGAAACATTAACCTTTAAATAAGGAGCCTTTCCATATTTTTTATCAAATTCAAGGAGAGGAAAAATTTTTGTTATGTTATCTATTATATTCATTAGGAATGTTCCTTTAGATCAAACAGATTATTCTTTTTAAGTGTTTTTCTTATTTTTTCAAGAAGGGGAGAAATTTCTCCTTCATCTTCTTCTCTCATAGCCATGTCAGAATTTAAAACTTCTAGAAGAAGATATCTGTACTCAATATTTTCCTCCATATTTTTAAAAAATATACCTTCTATGTCTACTTCTCTTTTTTTAATTGGATTATCTTCTGCTATCATTTATGTATACTCTACGAACCTGGCAACTTGACCTTTTTCAGTATGATGAACAAAGGCTTCAATTGCAGTATTATTTATATAACCATTTCTATGGTGCCAGCCATCCGGAGATGACGGACTTCTTATGGTTTCAATATACACTGAATTATTAGGCTCTGACATACTATTTGACCTTAATACAGTCACACCTACGTAATCCTTTTCAACCATCTGGTTGTTTATGTGGGTCATTTTATGATGAAGATGGTGAGTGTAGAAATAGGCAAATTTCGTTTTACCCCATTCTTCTCTGGCTTCATACTGCATAATATTTGAAAGATCTTGTAATTTGGCCCCATCACCATGAGTAAAACCAATCAAATTATTTCCATATACAACATATTTTCTATGAAGCATAGAAATATTATTTTGGTCAAAACCAAATCGTACATCGGGTTGGTTGTGAAACCATGAATAAAGACTATCCGCCAAATATTGGCCAACTTTCCAATCATGGTTAGATGGGCAATAAACAATATAAACGGGAGCAATTGGAAGGAAAAGCTCTATACATTTAATATAAAGTTGTTTAGCAAACTGATATGCTAACCACCACGGAGCCTCATAATCCTGAGGAGTTCCCGATGTAGTGTTTCCTCTATGATCATCTGTGTGAAGTACATCATTTCCAATAACAAAAATTATTTCATCTATTTCATATGAATTACTTGCTGTTCTTACAAGATTTTTTACTGCTTCGTAAACGGTATCAACAGCAATATTAATATTATAATCTTTACCTGTTTCTTTGGCAAGAGCTAATTTATTCACATGAATATCTGCAGGATCAATAATTAAACAATAATTGCCTGTTTTAATACTTCTCTGAATTTTAGGATAGGTGGGAGCATGCTTTTTCATCTCCTCTATAATTTCATGGCGTTTATCAAAATAAGTAAAGGAAGGATCATCTTCCCGTTTCCAAAACATGGAAACTTCTTCATTTTTAATCCATGAAAATTTTACTGAATTATAATCAATACCATTTTCTATAGCGTTTCTATAGACTATGGATTCAGGATTTGAATAATAAAAATCTAAACGCTTTTTGACTTGATGCCTAGAAATTCCTAATTTATTAGCAACTGATTCTTGAGATTTTAATTCGTCGTATAAATTTTTTGCTTCAACCGATTGTTCTATTGTTACCAAAGAAGTGCTCCTGCGTAATATGAATATATGAAAAAACTTCTCACAGCCATATCAGCAAGATCGTGTTGAATTGCTAAATATATTTCATTTGTATAAATATTTGTAAGTAAATTATAAGGTATTAATTTTTTGAACATAAATGATTTCCGTTATGGGTTTACTTCTCTTAATATAGAATTTACACAAAGTAAACCTAATGAAGAAATAAATATTCCTTCTGGCGTTACATATATAGATTTTGATGGAAAAGTGTATGGCAATGCATCATCTACCATTATGATCCGAGGTGGCGATAATAAAGGTTTGTATGCAGTAAATCAAATTGAACCATCTCCATTTTTTATAACCCCATCTCAATTAAATACATTGAAACAAATATTAAGAATTATTGGATCTTCTACAGACCAAGCTTCTATATCAAGCGGAAATGGCAACCTGCAAGAAATTGCCATTTCCATGTATGAAAATATTATTGGTTAATCTAAATAACCGTTATGAACCCAACCGATGTAACCAGCTGGCGTTTCAACCTTAGACCAATTTCCACTTCTTCTTAATTCTTTTACTTCAATATTAATTGGAAGTTTACCTTTAGTTTGATAATTTGTTCCAGGTCCTGCTCTAAAATTAAGACCATCGACCATTACTCTTTTAGTTTTTGGTGAAACTTCATTATCAGATTCAAGAGATAAATCAGGATTATCCTGAAAATCACCAACATCTGGACCATCGCTTGAACGATCACCACCGCCCCTTAATAGCCTCCACATATTGTCAGACATACAAGGGCCTGGATCAATTTTTCTGGATGGTGCAATTTGGTCATGGCCGACAACTTCAAGATTGTATTCTTTCATTAAGAAAGATCCTATATCCAATAATCTTTCATTTTGAGCGTCAGTAAATCCAGCCCACCATCTTTCAGGACCACCATTTTCGTGGCGGGCTCTGACATAATTATAAAGATTTTGGTGTTTCGATGGAATCGCAGAACCTCTTGAATGGCGCCAAACCCCATTAGAATCTTTTGTAACCCAACCAGGAGATGTAACTTCAATACCGATTGAATAACGATTTAAACCACTTAAACCTTTCCATGAAGATCTTCCGGCGTGCCATAAAACATCATTAAAATCGCCAACTTGGCCAACTTCACCCTCAGGACCAAGTACTAAATGACATGATGCCTGAGCACTTGAACTTGATAAAACTCTTAAATCACCTTCATAGGTAAGACCAGCGGTATAATGTATAACTAAGAATTTTTTATTAAGTCTTCCAGAAGATTTTTTATGTGTTGTTCTATAATCAATTTTAAATTCATCTGAAACTAATTTATCATTTTGAATTTTAAGCAACGTATTCTCCAACTATAATTAATGCTTTTTACACATATATTTATAGTTGGAGAATTAATCAAATTATGATTATACCCAATTCATAATTTTAAATTTTAAATAATTACCAATTCTAGCAGCAACATCACAATGTTCTTTATTTTTACAGTATGTAGTAACGGCTTCATGCGAGCCTACCCTACGGCCAATAATGACTATTTGGTCAAAATTGTACTTTTTTGAAATGTTTTTTGCTGCCTCAATAGGTATTTCATCTAATTTTTCATTAGTCATTGGATGCAACAGATTGACCTAACGCAGAAAGATAAAGCTCAAGTAAAGCTTCTTGTTCTTGACGCTCTGCCTGATCTTGTTTTCTAATTCTAATTATTTGGCGCAATACCTTAGAATCAAACCCGTTGGCCTTTGCTTCACCATAGACATCTTTAATATCATCGCCAATGGCTTTTTTCTCTTCTTCAAGGTTCTCAATTCGTTCAATTAAGGAACGAAGTTGCGCTGCTGCAATATTTGATTCAGTCATTTTTAATTTCCTTTATTCTGTTAAGTTAATTTCTGATACACATATTGATTCTCGTGAAATCCAGGTACCACCCATTTCTTCACACTGTGAAGGTCTTTCATCTAATATGGAATACGTAATTCCAACAGTGAATAGTATCAACCATACCCCAAATAATATACCCAATGCCATATAAGGATTAAAAGAATCCTTTTTAATTTCAGTATGTTTTTGTTGTTTTTCAGAATTTGTCAAGATTTCCAACATTCGATCAATATGTTCATATTCTGATCTTTTATTGTAATTCATAATTATTTTTCTTTTAATTCTAATTTAATTAATTTATTTCTAAGTTTATTCGCTTTTTTTAATTTTCCATTTACTAAAGCTTTAAGCATCTTCATGTACGTTTTTAATGTTTTCATGAATAATTCTCTTCTTTAAATTTTTGCCATTTAGATAATGTAGTTAAATTCTTTCTAATTACAGAAAAAATCATATCTTTGATATTATCCTCGGATAAATTATCCCAACAACTAAACATAACGGTTTTAATCAAATGTTTTTCATCGGATAAGCCAAGATCCTTTTTAGATAAATTTTGACTTGCTAAATGTAAAATGCGATGATATGTAGAATGAAAAAGATTTTCAATCATTTTTTCAACCATAAGAACATAGTCATAGTCGTCGTCGTCGTTCACTAATGAGAGAAGATCATCCATTTTACCATCTAAAATAATTTCAATGGTTTTATGTTCATTTGAAAGGGATTCTTTAATCTTGTGAAGATTACAATACCACTCAGTTTTGATTTTAATCATATGTCCTTTATTAAAAATAACAATTCCCTCAATATCACTCATTTTACTAAGTTTTTGAACAAGGGTAGAATCAAAAGGTTTTTTATAGATATGACATACTGAAATATTAGTAAAAGTATCTCCTAAAAGTTTGTCTATATTTTTAGGGTTTACATATTGACCTGTTTTTTTATTACGAATATGCAATAGTTTTAAATCAGGTTTCTTATAATCAAGCACAATTCTATTGTGCTTAGATGTAAATTCAAAAATAGGACTATGACCTGATGAACTTAACATATTAACAAACAATTTATATTCATCTTTTTTACCAGAATCAATCAAAAATTCCTCAACATAGTCGTGAAATTCGGTCGCAAGATTTCCAGTCCCCCAAAAAATATCATTACCAATAATAATAGGACAAATCATTGAACCGTCAACTTTATCCATAGCCATATAGTCATTATAGTTATATGTACCATTTTTAAAATTTAGTTCAAAAGTAGAAGGTATTTCATTCAAGTTAAAGAATTTATGAAGAGGGCGTCTTAAAAGCTTGCCTGTTTTTGAGCAAAATGTAATACCACGAAACTCTTGAACAACACTATCCCGTAAAGAATTTCCGCTATTAAAAGTGTCAGAAAATATTACATGATAGTTATACCATTTTACTTTATGCCCGAAAATTTCTTTTTCATTAAGTGTAAAGAATTCTGAATCATAAAATTCAGAAACATCAGACATACGTTCGATTTTTGGAAATTTGTTTGTCATAATATTATCCATAATGTATAAATTTAAATAACATTTCTTGATCTTTAGGCAATCGCAACGTATTTAACCAATTCTCAAAATTTTGAGAATCACTTTTTATCATACTATTTAATTTTTTAATATTTCTTTCAATTTTTTTCAAAGACCGTGATTTTTTATTTCTTTTTGCAAGTTTTTCAATACGAGACTTTAGTTTAAAATCTTCAATATCCATTGAAGATCTCGTAGTATTACATTTTCTGCATGCCAAAGTTAAATTTGAAATATGATTTGTTCCGCCTTTAGACTTTGGTATAATATGTTCTATTGTACATGCGTTGGGTAAATTACAACATTCTTCCGAAAAGTCAACATATTTCATCTGAATTTCACAATAAACACAATGTGTATTGGCTTTTTCAAAATAAAGAATTTTACGTTTTTTGTGATTTTTCATAATATAATTATTGGTTGCGGATATAGGGTTTGAACCTATGTCATCTGGGAATGAACCAGAGCTGGGGCCTAAATACCTCTCCAGTCTAATCCGCATCAATCTCCTATTGTATATTTATCATATGAATTATTATATTGTTGATTTACTTTAATAAAATTACACTTTCCACTTAATTCACCAATATAATTAGCTCCTACATAAGTGCATGCGCTTCTTATACAATTTTTAATTTCAGATGTAAATTCTTTTAATGTGATTTGTTTTTGAGGAATTTGAACAACTTTACCCTCTGATACATTATGGTCATGATTTTTAATATCAAGCTGTTTTGAGGCAAAATTGCTGCTCATTCCATAAATTTCAACATTTCCATCTGCGTCCGCTACAGAATTGTCTTTAAAACCGGCAAACATGGAACCAACCATAACTATATTAGCACCAGCACCAAAAGCTTTTACAATATCACCTGGTGTTTGAATTCCACCATCTGAAATAATAAGATGATCAGGATAATATTTAAGTGCTTCAACAAAATTCCTGATTAGTGTAAATTGAGGAACACCTATTCCTGTTTGAAGGCGTGTTGTGCACATAGAACCAGAACCAATCCCAATTTTAAAGCCTGACACACCAGCATCAATATATTTCTGTATTAATGTAGAATCACATGAAGCTAAATTACCGATAATAATGGCTTTTTCGGAATATTTTCTTTTTAAAGTAGTGCAGTAATCAATCATTCTTTGAGTATGTGCATTTGCTACATCAACGCATACAATATTAAAATTATCAAAAATTCTATTAACATGAGAATCTTTCATATCATAACCAATAGATGGAATTATATATTCAGGATCTAAATCTTTATTTCTAGTTATCGAATATGTAAGTGACATTTTTCTAGCAAGATAGCCGTGTTTAAAATTATCCGTTTCCATATCTAAGTGATTTTCAAATGGATTTTCAAATTTTGACAAGCACGTAAACATTTCAGCTTCTTGAAGTATTTTAGCCGTTTTAAGATTACCAACAGAATGCATATTTGATGCAATAATGGGAACACCTGTAATAATTTGATTTGAATTTGGCAGTGTAAAAGAATTAATTAATGACACATCTTTTCTTGAATTAACAAGACTATAGCGGGGCTCAATTAATACTTGTGAAAAATCTAAAGCTTCTTGCATTTTTTACCTATTATCAATAATTGCATACTCTTTATTATATGGATCATCCAGAGTATATACTACTTTTTTAATTTTATAATCAGAAATACAACGTACACACCCACAACATGGTTTAGCTATACCAAACTGACCATTTTCTTTCGATCTTGCCACAATAAGGGTAGCTTTTTCAAGATCTTTTTTAGTGATTCTTTTCAACGAGTTGAAAATTGCATAAGTTTCCGCATGCCAATAAATAGAATCATCATTCTTTGCATATGAAGCCTGAAAAGGATGGCTTTTCAAATGACAATACCCAAATGAAACGGGTTTATTTTTCAAAAAAATGGCAGCCACAATCTTAAAGCGAAAATCATTGTTAAGATCAGCTGCCATTTCATGTATCATTTTCACATTTCTAATCATAATAAAAACACTTTTATCTGGAAGCGATTATCATACTTCTTAAATCTTCCAGATAAAAAAGTACACCCTCGCAATAAGTATCGTCATCTTCATAAATGATAAATCTTTCATGGGGAATATTTGTATCAATTATCCATGAAAAATCTGAATTTTCGGGAGACCAAACCATATCAATGTATGGATAATTATTATTCTCCAGAAAAGACTGTTTTTCTTCAGACGCTACAAAATCATAATAATCTGTATTACCAAATACGACGGGTTCAAAAAGGCCACCATCATATGCCCCTACTTCTTCTTGAAAAACACCATCGATTTCAAGAAGATCGTCGGATGCTCCGTAGAGCACCACGACTTCGTCTTCTTTAAGTCTTCTTCTTAAATCCGAATCAATTTCTTGACGATACTGTCTTCCATTGATTTCTTGAGCATATCGCTTAAGAGTAAATAAACGATCCATCATAATTATTCCTTAAATTTATCGAAAAATGAATCATCATCGTCATCTTCATCGCTATCATCAACGGTAAAAGGAAGATCGTCTTCCTCTTCTTCATCATCCTTAGATGATTTTGGTTCTTTGAAAGGAATATCATCGTCTAGCTCTTTAGCAAAGCTTTTTGATTTTTCTTCCTTTGCAGGTTTAACATTATCATCATCTTCTTCTTCGTCTTCGCCTAAATAACGGGCAAGATCCGCTTTTTGTTTAGCCAATGTCTTATACATGTCAGTATTTTCTGGATCAATAAATTCAGTAAGACTGTAGCATTGCTTCCAAATTTTTTCCATTTCTTCTTCATCATCTGCCATAGGAGAAGGATCTTTCCAAACAGATTTTTCATATGTAGACATTGTATCCATACCAACCTGTTTCGGAGTAATTTTTAACAGGAAGTTACAACCCTCAATAGGATCGAATGGATTTGCTGCTTCATCAAAATCTGAAGAAGATGTTGGATTTTGTCTCTCTTCAATCATTTTGAAAATCATTGGGCCATAACGATAAAGAAATACTTTACCATCATTTTCTGGATTTTCCCAATCTTTTACAATAAGGATATTTGAAACGAAATTTTTCGTTCTGCGAATTGATTTAATTTTCTTTTCTTCTTTTGTTAAATCTGGGGAAGACCAAATTTTACCATTATAATCCCACGCAGGATCTTCGGCATCTGGGTCAAATGATTTATGACTATTGTGCCAATACCATACACCATTTTCTTTATTTTGATCTGTATACGAGAAATATGTGACGAATTCACAATCTTCTCCTGGGGGTGGTGGTAAAAATCTAATAAGAACTTTACCATGACCATTTTCATCTTTAATTGTTTTTAAATCGAAGAAGCGATCATCTACTTCTTTTTTTTCACCTGATGCTTTTTGAATTTTTTCTTTTAGTTTTTCGTTTTGTTTTTTTCTATTTTTTAATAAATCTGCAAATGAATTTGACATATGTTTTCTTTAATTTCCTTAATTTTCTTTAATTACGCTGTCTAGCAGCCAAGTATATTTATAGGACTAAAAATAGGCCTAAATTTATGCATGTCACTCTTCATAATCTGGTAATTTACTATCATTTTTTTCTACTAAATTAAGCATAGAAGTTGCATTGTATATATCTTTTTTCAGGTTAGGTAAACCATTAATCATATTGCCGATTAATTCTTCCTCAATTCCTGTATCTTCTTGATATTTTTGTATTGCTTCCCAAGCATTTAAATCATACTTAGATTGTAAATTTCTAATTTTTTCTTCAAACCGCTCCATATTGGTTTGATAAATATCATTGAAAGGTTTTTGCTTCATGAGTAATATAAGATCCGATTCTATTAATTTATTGGAAAATATCAATTTCGAAGTTGTAATTGATATGTGCCCTAATGTAACTTTTTTCTGTAATGAATTTAATATTCCAAGTATTAGTATTGGAACAGTATTTCAACCTACCCCGTTTTCTAATATTAAACAACAGGGGGATCATCCTGTTTTTGCGCCATTGTCTTTAACTTTTCGTGTTGATGAAGATTTATCAAACTATAAAGAAATCCTTTCATGGATAAATTCTATTTCATTCCCTAATAAATTTAATGAATACAAAAGTAAAGTTCATTCTACAAAAACTAAAGATAATCTAGTATCTGATATAACTGTTATTACAAAAACGAGTAAAAATAATGCTAATAAAAACTTTATTTTTAAGAATGCTTGGCCAACAGATATATCAGATATTTCATTAAATATTGAAAATAGTACCATAGCCTACGTAAATTGTACAACAACCTTTGAATATGATACATTTTTCATAGAATAAAGTTAAAGGTTTGTACATGAAATTAGACGATATATTAAGCGAATGGGCTAAAGATAGCACAATTAATGAGGAAGATATTGCAGGCGAGACAGTAAAGTCTGCAATTTTACACAGTAAATATTATGAGATTTTTCTAAAAGCACGAATAGCTTATCTTAAAAAGCAAATTAAACACGATGAATTAATTCATATTAAAACCCAATATTATTTGGGAGAATTAGAAAAATCCGAATTGAATGAATATGGATGGAAGCCTTTTTCTAAGGTTGTTCTTAAGAGTGAAGTTCACAGATATGTGAATAATGATAAAGATGTAGTTGAATCTACAATAAATTTAACACTTTATAAAGAAAAAATGGAATTTCTTAAAGATATATTGGTTGTTGTGAAACAAAGAGGTTATATTATTAAAAACTTAATTGACATAAGAAAATTCGAGTCTGGAGTATAATTGTTACGAATAGAACAGTTTGATGAAGTCCACTGTAAGCTAAAAGGTGACAGAGGTTATTTATTAGAGATATCAGAATTTTTCACGTTCTATGCCGAAAACTATAAATTTTCACCAAAATATAGAGAACGTATTTGGGACGGTAAAATTCGTTTATTGAATGTATCAAATGGCTTAATTTATAAAGGTCTGATACCAATGATAATACAATTTTGTGAAAATAAAAAAATTGGTATAGAATTAGATGATAATTTATTTTCTGATGAAGAATTAATCGATGAAGATTTTGTATATAAATTTTATAAAAAAATAGAAGGACCTTTTATTCCTCATGATGAACAGGTAGAGGCCTTTGTTGATTGTATTAATTCAAAAAGAAATATTTCTATACTTCCTACATCAAATGGTAAATCATATCTTCTTTATGGTCTATCAAGATATTACATAGAAAAGAAAAAGAGAATATTAATTGTTGCTCATAGAGCTGGTTTAGTTGATCAATTAATTGAAGATAATTTCAAAAATGAGTATGATAAAAATAAAAATTCCTTTACATCACATACCATTTTTTCTGGTAAAGAAAAAAATTCAAAAGCTCAAATAGTTGCCTCAACATGGCAATCAATAAAGAATAAACAGCCGAAATGGTTTGAACAATTTGACGTTATTATGGCCGACGAAGTTCATAGATGGGATGCTAAAATATGTGCGTCACTACTTAAAAAATGCAAAAAAATCAAGTATCGTCATGGTTTTACTGGAACAATTAAAGATATTGAAACACATAAATTGACATTGGAAGGTTTGTTTGGGCCAGCAAAAAGACTAGCCACAACTAAACAACTAATTGATAAAGGCATTGTCGCAAGACCAAAAATTAATGCAATTCTATTAAATTATCCAGAAAGATTTAATAGAATGATAGCAAAAAATAAAGTTGATTGGAAAGACGAATTCTCAATTATATCAGAAAGTAAAAAAAGACTCAAGTTTTTGGGACGTTTAATTGAAACACTTGATGGAAATATAATTGTTGCCTTCAGAAATAGGGAACATGGAAATGCAATTTATCAATGCTTCACAAATAAGGAAAGATTCTATATTGATGGATCTATAAGTGTTGAGAGACGTTCTGAATATCAAAAATGGATGGGAACCGGAAATAATATAGTAGGTGTTGTTTCAATGGGTACATTTTCTGAAGGTATTAATATACCTAGAATTAATCATGTTATTATCGCAGCTCCAATGAAAAGTGAAATACAAGTACCTCAGCTTATTGGTAGAGGTTTAAGATTAGCTGAAGGGAAAGATACTGTTAAAATTCATGACATTATAGACAATATGAAATATAAGAAAAGAGATAATTATGCTCTTAAACATGGCAAACAAAGACTTGCTCTTTATGAAAGAGAAGAATTTGAAGTTGAATATCATTCATATGACCTAAAATAATTCATTTTTAGTGTTTACAAATATATTTTTATATCTTATATAGAAAAATTGACTAATAAGACAAGCAATTTCTATCATAGTGATAGAAGAGTAATCCAGATAACTGAAACTTTTAACTGCTAAAAATTAGGTTTAAAAAGGTAACACTTATTTCTTTAAATTAAAGGTCTGCTCGGAGGTTCCCGCTTTATTTAAAGAGAAAAAGAAATTTTTTAAATAAAAAGAATAGTTTTTACGAATACATTTCTCTATTCGGGTCTGTCTAGATCTAATAAAATGTTGAGCGGGTTTGATAGTTTACCAGTCTCCAAACTATGGTTTCCTTTCGGCTAGGCGACCGTTTTATGTTTCTTCTCTATAGAGCATAAAAGTAACTCAGCTAATTTATCACATTTAAAAATTTTTTCTCTTTTAGTAAAAAGGGGTGGGACGTTTGGCCAGCGGAAAATCGGCAGCTGAGGTATAGAAGGATTCAGATAGAGTGACGTACCGTCATATGGATACGTTATTAAAGGACAGTTCTCACTGATTAATTTTTTCAGAGAATAATTTAGATCCTTTATTATGTTTTACGTGTTATATCTATTTTAAGATTAAATTAATTCTTTTTTTACTTGTGTGAGATTACGTCTTGATAAGTTGAATAGGATCTAAAAACGCGAATTGTAAAAATATGACAAATAAATCAATGGTTTATATATGGACAGACGGTTCATGCAGTCCTAACCCTGGAGATGGCGGATGGGCTGCAATTTTAAAGTATAAAAATAAAAAGAAAGAAATTTATGGTGGTGAAGAAGATACGACCAATAATAGAATGGAATTATTATCTGCCATAAAAGGTTTATGTTTACTTAAAAGAAAATGTAATGTAATATTATACACAGATTCAAAATATTTAAAAAATGGTGTATCCAATTGGATCCAAAAATGGAAAAAAAGTAATTGGAAAACATCTCAAAAGAAAGACGTTAAAAATAAAGATTTATGGATTGAATTAGATCGTTTGAATAATTTACATGAAATAAATTGGAAATGGGTGAAAGGTCATGATGGCCATTACATGAATGAAAGGGCAGATAATTTAGCAAATCTAGGAAGAAAAAATAAAAATTGGAAATAAAGAAAAAAAGACAAAGAAGAAATAAAGATAGAGATTATATATCTGGTCCTGAACTTCATAAGAGACTTTCTGAATGGTATGAATCAGAAGAAGATGAAATACCAAATTTCATAGCAATCGGCATTTTACAAATCATAGATAACTATGGTAAAAAAGGCAAATTTGCTGGATATTCTTACTTAGATGAAATGAAAGATGACGCTCTTGTAAGCTGCATTAAAGCTTTAAGAGATAAAAAATATGATATTTACAGAGAAAATCCAAACCCGTTTGCTTATTTTACGCAAATAATACATAATGCATTTATTAATCGCATTAATCAAGAGCATAAACAAAGTTATATAAAATATAAGCAAATGCATAATGAAATCCATCTTTTGATATGTAATGGTGAAGAACCGCCTGATTTATCAGATGGTTATGAGAGAAGTGATTTGGAAAAGAAGTTTGAAAAAAAGAAAACAGAAAAGGCTAAAAAAGTATCCAATAATTTAGATCAATTTTTAGAAGAAGAAAATGAGTCATAATTATCTACCAGCTCCAGTGGCTGACCTAATCGAACAAGTTAAAAAAGAAAGAAACCCAGGCTTAAGAGCTACTTTAATATCACGCCTGGTTTTTATTCGCGATAAATGTAATGAAATAATTAAAAGATATTCTTAATGAAGGTTGCTTTAATATCTGACATTCACTTTGGTGTACGAGGTGATTCACCTAGATTTCATGATAATATGGAAAAGTTTTTTAGCGAAATATTTTTTCCAGAATTAAAAAAGAGAAAAATCTCAGAGATTATAAATTTAGGAGATCTTTTTCATTCACGAAAAAAAATAGACATTTATACCTTATATAGAGCGAATGAATATTTCTTTAAGAAATTATATGAATATGAACTTCAGATGTATCTTCTTTTAGGAAATCATGATCAATATTTTAATGGCGATAATTATGTAAATAGTCCAAATTTATTATGTAATGATGCTATTTCAATTATTGATAAACCTATGTCTGAGGGTGGAATTACTTTTATTCCTTGGATAGACAAACATAATTTTAAAGAATGTCAGAATTTGATCAAAAATTCAAATGATTCTGTTTGTATGGGTCACTTCGAATTAAAGGGATTTAACCTTAACAAATATCAGGTTGCTAAACACGGAATGCCGCCGAAAATACTTGATAAATTTGAAAAAGTATTTTCAGGCCATTATCATTCAAGGCAAAGTCGCGGTTCTATTCATTATTTAGGCTCGCCCACACAACAAACCTGGGCCGATGTTGAAGATCCTAAAGGCTTTTACATATTTGATACAGAAACCTATGAAATCGAGTTTATACATAATCCATATGACATTTTTAAATATATTGATTTCTCTAAAGAGAATGAACAATTTGATATAGAATACTATAAGGACTGTTATATAAAAGTCTTTAATCTTGAAAAATTGGAAGAGAAAAAACAAGAAAAAGCAATTCAAAAGTTGGAAGAATTATGTTATGGTGTTCAAATTTCAGTGAATAAGTATAAAAATCCAACATTAAGATCTTCTGATGAAGTCATTGATATTCCAATTCATGATATCATTAAAACATATGTTTATTCACAAGAAGAAATTGAGCAAGATATCATTTATAATATGATAATCAAAAAATATAATGAGTATTCTGTATGATAGCATTTAAAAAGCTAATTCTTAAAAATTTTTTAAGTATAGGCGCATCTCCCTTAGAAATAGATTTTGATTCTGTACAAAATACCATCATTTTTGGTGATTCTGGTTCCGGTAAATCAGCAATTATTGATGGTTTGTCATATGGGCTTTTTGGTCGAACATACAGAGATATTAACAAAGCTCAAATAGTTAATTCAATTAATAAGAAAAAGCTATACTGTGAAGTTCATTTTAATGACTATAAGGTTATAAGACAAACAAACCCAAATAAATTTGAAATTTATAAAAATCAAGATCTTATAGAACAAACAGATGTCAAGTCATACCAATCTCATTTAGAGGAAATACTTGGTTTTAATTTCAAAACTTTCTCCCAAATAGTCATATTAGGATCGGCCGCTTTTACACCGTTTATGAAATTATCCACACCACAGCGGCGCGAAGTAATCGAGCACTTATTAGATCTTTCTGTTTTTTCTAAGATAACAGAAGATTTCAAAAAGTCTTTGTCAAATGTGAAATCGGATATACAAACACTTACAGTAAAATTAGATTCTAAAAAAGACATGATCGACTATTTGAATAGTCAAAATACGTCTTCTTCTGAAAAAAACGACTATTCTGAAAAAATAGATGATTTAAATCAACAAATTAAAGAGTGTGAAGAAACTTTTAAACTTAATAACGAGAAATTATTAAGCAAAAAAGAAAAAATAGACGGGTTTGATATAAAAAAGTTTAAAGTTGAAAAAGAAGATTATAAAACAAAATATTTAGATGCCTTTTCTAAAGTTAAATATTATTCGAAACAAAAAGAAACTATTGATGAAGGCAAATGTGAAAAATGTCATCAGGATATTTCGGATGATTATAGAGAAAAATTCTATAAGGCTAATGATGATTTAGAAAAAGTATGGCGTGAAAAATCAGATGAATTTAAAAGTAAAATTGAAGAAAATGAGAGAGTGATTGAAAAATATGAAAATTTTCTTCAAAAAATACATTCATTGGAATCTAATCAAAAATTTCTTAATGAAAAAATAAATGATTTAAAAGATAAAGTTGACTCTTATCAAGAACTTCAGGAAAAAGAAGAGCAAAAAGATGAAGGTATCGATAAAAAATTAAAGGAAGTTAATAAAGAAATCAAAGAACTTAATCTATCTCTTTCAGAAAATAGAAAAGAAAGAGATAATCTTAATGTAGCAATAACAATGATGAAAGATGATGGCATTAAGTCTGTTCTAATTGATAATTATATTCCTATTTTTAATAACATTATCAATTCTTATCTAGAAAAATTCAATCTTTTCATAAGCTTTGAGTTAGATAGCCAATTTAATGAGACTATAAAATCTCGGTATAGGGATAAATTTTCATATAATTCTTTCTCAGAGGGTGAGAAAAGTAGAATTAATCTTGCAATTTTATTGGCTTTTCGTCATATTACTCAGATGAACAATAATATTAATTGTGATTTGTTAATTATAGATGAATTAGTCGATAATATTGATTCTGATAATGTTAATAGCGTTTTGGATTGTATTGGGTCAGTCGAGGGAATTAATAATATCTTTATCTCACATAATCCTGATATCAAATCTCATACCATTTTTGATAGAACAATTAAAGTTGAAAAAATAAAAGGTTTCTCAGAATATGAAGTTCAATAAAGAAGAAATACCACAGGACATAGCAGACCTTTGTATAGAGGTACAAACAAACGGCTATAATTATGTAGTGGATAAGGAAAATAATAGATTTGCCATAAATTCAAAACCAATTATCATTGCTAAAGACCCTAAAATAGTTTATACCTCTGATGATATAATTTATTCGATTGAACAAGATCCTGATTATCCTGAGATAGATTTAAAAGTAAAAAGATCAGAAACTATACGCATTCGTTTTACTACACCAAACGGTGATGTACAAACACACAGATATAGTGGTATGACTGCTGCATTAATGCAAATATGTGTTGATCGGCTTGAAGGTATTGGTTTTTTTGATAGAGTATCCAAACTTCAAAAAGATAGAGCATTGAAAAAAACTGAAAAATGGAGAAAGAAAAATGCGACGAGTTAACGGATATATTAGTGATCTTTTTTTCAATTATCAACATGATGACCCTATTGATGAAGAAGCAGTAAGAAATGATGCCGATGAATTTCTTATGAGTATCGAAGGTTTATTTGAAGAATTTAATATTGATAGCTCTGAAATTCCATCAATTCGGGAATTAGTTAAAGATTTTTTCGACAGGCTTTAATCATGGATAAATTTAATGAATTAGAAATGATTAATAAGAATCTGTTTGATGATAATCCCAATATTATTGCACATGGATGTAATTGTATGGGTAAAATGGGTTCAGGGTTTGCTAAATATGTTCGGGATTTATATCCTGAATGTTATGAAAAATATTCATATTTTGTTTCTACTTTTGACGATGATTATAAATTATTGGGTCAACACATTACTTACAAAAAAGATAATTTAATTATAGGCAATCTTTTCACTCAATATGATTATGGGTATGATGGAAATGTCCGCATCGTTTATACTGCTTTACGAACCAGTCTTGAACGATTTATTATTGATAATAATATTAAGGAAAATTCTATTATATCAATTCCAAAAATTGGAGCTGGCTTAGCTGGTGGTGATTGGAATATAATTTCATCTATATTGATAGATTTACAAAATATTTTTAGAATAAAATTTCACGTTTATTATTTTTAAAGAAAGTTTTTGATTATGACTTACACATTAGAACAACAGAAACAACACCGTAAAGAACTCGTAGAAGCATTGCGATCAGGTGAATATGAACAAACTCGAGGAAAACTAAAACTGTTTGATTCATTTTGTTGTTTAGGAGTTGCTTGTGAAATTTCAAAATTAGATGAATTTAAATTTATCGGTTATGGCAATAAACACTATTATTTGAATAAATATTCAGTTTTGCCTGCTGAAGTAATGGATTACTATGGATTTAAAGAAAGTGAAGGTTTGTTTTGTTTATATAATTCATATTATAGATTAACTGTATTAAATGATGAAGGTCTTACATTTGACCAAATTGCCGATATTATTGAATACGAACCCGAAGGATTATTTAAAGAGGAATGAATATAATTGGAAGTTAAAATAGAATTAGAAGAATTAAGAAAAAAGAAAATTTTCATAGGCATGCCAATGTATGGTGGTCTATGTTATGGTGAAACGGCCAAGAGCTTAATTAACCTTCAAAGAGTATGTTCTCAATACCAAATTCCATTGGAAACATACTTTTTAATGAATGAATCACTTGTTCAAAGAGCTCGGAATTATTCTGTCGATGCTTTTTTAAGAACTGACTATGAAATCTTTATGTTCATTGATGCTGATATTCAGTTTGAACCAATGGATGTTTTGGTTTTAGCACACTTAATGTGTACAAATGAAAATTATGACGTAATATGTGCACCTTATTCAAAGAAAACAATTGCATTTGAAAAAATTAAAGATGCAGTTGATAAAGGTAGAGCGGATGAAGATCCAAACGAATTAGCCAATTATGTGGGTGATTACGTTTTTAATTTTCATCCTGATACCAAACAAATAAAAACAGATGAACCATTTAAAGTATCCGAAGCAGGAACTGGGTTTATGATGTTTGATAGAAAGCTTCTCGAAGAATTTAAGGAATTTTATCCGGAGCTTTCATATTTACCTGATCATGTAAGACAAAAACATTTCGATGGATCCAGGGAAATAGGATTATTTTTTCACACTGAAATTGATCCGGAATCTAAAAGATACTTGTCTGAGGATTATTGGTTTTGCCGTAAGGTATCAAACATGGGTAAAAACATATATATGGTACCATGGATGAGACTAGGTCATATAGGTACATATAAATTTCAGGGATCATTGCCACATCTTATTTCAATTGGTGCATCAGCTACGGCGGATAAAAGCAAAATTAAGAAAAAATAGATATGACAAAAAGATTATTGAATTTCCTTAAAATAAAAAAAGGAACGTTGACATATAGTATACTAGGATTTGCAATTATTGGCTTAAAAGTTGGATTTTTTATATCTTTAATATTTCTAATTGGTAAGTTTATTTTGTTTTTAGGTCCTTTTTTACATTGGTCAATAGATATTGTGTTATGGGTTACCTATATATTTTCTATAATTGGTATAGCATATCATTTTGATGAAGGTTATAAATTGAAAGAAAAAAAGAATGAAAATTAGTAAAGAAACATTAACAATATTACATTCTTTTTCAAACATAAGTGTTAATTTATATGTTGAAAAAGGAAATGTAATAAAAATTAAACCAATTGATAATGATTCAATTGTGGCCAAAGCAATAGTTGAGGATGAATTTGAGGAAAGCATATGTATAGGAAATCTTCCGACATTTCTTCAACTTTTCAAACTTTTTGAAGATCCTGAACTAGATGTTCAACCAGATTTAATTACATTCAAAGAAAAAGGAAGAAAGGCGACATATAGGCAAACTAAGAAAAGCCTTATAAATATTCCTTCGTATGAAAAAGATCATAAACTTCCTACTGTTGATGTATCTTTTAAATTAGAAGAAAGTGCCTTATCTTCCGTTTTAAGGGGAACAACAGTATTAAGCCAAAACAATATTTGTTTTACTGGTGATGGCAAAGATGTTATATTCTCCTCGTTTGATAGTTTAAATTCATCAAATAATAAAGAGCATAGTGATAGTTTCTCCATTAAAGTAGGAGAAACGGATGAGAATTTCAGAATGGTTTTTAATACTAACTTATTTAATATGATTAAAAAAGACTATGATGTTGAATTATCATTCAAAGGCATTTCCAAGTTTTCAAGTGACAATTTGATTTATTGGGTTGCACCAGTAAAAAAAGGATCATATTATAATGGTGAATAATGACCATGTTGTATGGGTAGAAAAATATAGACCCGATACACTATCAGATTGTATTTTACCAAATAGAATTAAAGATGCATTATCTTCTTATATAGAAGAAGAAATAATTTCAACAAATCTTATATTTTATGGTTCATCTGGTGTTGGTAAAACTACAGCTGCTTTAGCCATGGTGAATGATATTGGTGCGACTCATACATTGATTAATGCGTCAATGCATGGAAATATTGATAATCTAAGAAATAACGCACAATCATTTGCCTCGACCTCGGCTCTTGATTTAAAGAGAAAATATATTATATGGGATGAATCTGAAAGAATCACTCAGCAGGCGCAGGATGCTATTCGAGGTTTTATTGAAATGTATGCCGATAATTGCGGTCATATTTTCACATGTAATAAAATCAATATGATGAGTGATGCGATTAAATCCAGATGTTCACTTGTTGATTTTTCTATTAGAAATGATGAAAAACCTAATTTGATGAAACAATACTACAAAGTAGTAGCATCGATTTTAAAAAATGAAAATATAGAATTCGATAAAGAGTCTGTTGCCGATTATATCGTAAGCAAAAAATCAAATTTAGACTTCCGTAATATACTTATGGAATTACAACATATGTCTAAATTAGGCAAAATAGATAAAGATGTGATTTCAAACAGAATAGGTAATGAATTTAGTAGGCTTTTGATTTTTCTAAAAGGCCAAGATTTTAACAATATGAGAAAATGGGTATCTGATAATTCTTCTATATTAGATACAGAAATATTTGATAAATTTTATAATGAAGCGTCAGATATTGTAGAAGAATCAAGCCTGGCTTATTTGGTGATTCTACTGGCAAAATATCAATTTCAGGCTTCTCATAGCATTAATAAAGAAATTAATTTAGCCGCATTTTTAACAGAAGTAATGGTAGATGTCAAATTCAAATAACGATACGCCATTTAAAGTAATTAACACAATTAATAGTAAGGAGTATGATCAAAACAAAGCCTTTAGCGGTTATTTAACCGATTTATATTTTAGTAATTATAAAAATAGTATTTTTTTAGCAAATGAAATAAATAACTATTCTGTTTCTGCTGATCTTCATTATGATTATTATTTTCATTCAGTAAAGAAAAATAGAAGAACTTTTAAATGGAATAAAAAGCAGAAGGCAGATAAATATATAGATGACATAGCAAGAATTTATAATATCAATAGAGATTTAGCTCATAATTATATTTTACTTATGTCTGAAAAACAAATACAAGAATTAATAGGCGAATAAAATGAACGAACAATTAGATTTATTTGAGGTTAATGGTGAACCTCTTGGCGTTAGAATTAAACTAAAAGATAAAGACAGCTTTAATATCATTCGGGAAACTCTTACTCGTATCGGAATTCCTGGAAAAGATATTGACAAAAGCACAGGAGAACTTTTATCAGATAAAAGTGTTTTGTGGCAATCTTGCCATGTTTTTCATAAACAAGGTCAATATGCTATCATGCATTTCAAAGAAATGTTGTACTTTGACGGAAAAGATGTTAACTTAACACCAGAAGATGTATCAAGAAGGGATACGATTGCAAATCTCCTTCAGCAATGGGATCTTTGTGAAATTCTTGACACAGATGTGTCAAACAATATCAATTCAAAGTCGGTCAAGATTGTACCGGCAAGTGACAAGGAAAATTGGAAGTTTATTCCAAAATATACGATAGGAAAAAAGAGATGATAGGTAATGATTATTATCCCCCGTTTCAATATGGAGTAAATCCTTTATGGAATTATATAGATATTCCTAAATCTTCTTTTTATGAAGAATTAGAATCTAATATTGAAGAAGGCGATGATAATTCAAAGTTTATTGTTGAAGAAGATGAGGATAATAAAATTTTTCTTTTACCTCTTCCAGGAGTTGCTAAAGAAGATATTAAAATAATTCTTTACAATAAAAATATTAAAATTGTTTTGGCTGCTTTTGAAAGTGCATTAGACGGTAAATTAGGCCTTAAAAAGGAATATAATTTAAATACAAATTTAATTGCCGAAGAATTTGACGAAAATGTCTCATATATGGATGGTCTTTTGTCTTTAAGTTTTAAAAAACAAAAGCCTAAAAATATTAAAATTAAATAATCGAAAGGATTAAATAATGCCAGTAAATGTAAATAATATAATTCAAGCCGATATCTCAGATGGTTTGACACTTGTATTAGAAAATATGTCTGAACTAAAAATTCATGGTGCGACTCAAGATGAAGAGCAAGGTGTAGTAGTTAATATTTCTTTCTGCGCTTCTCCAACTGAAAAGCCATGGAGAATGGATGTTGAATCTATTGACGAATTAATTGAAGTTCTAAGTGAACTAAAAGATGAAATGACACGGGTTTAAAATCATGAAAAAATATATTATTGGAATGTGCGTTGTAGTTTTGGCTTTGTTGGGGGCCACATATTATATGAAATATCATATGACATATAATGAATATTGTGTGACTATCATGGAAGCATCGACGGTAAGACCTGCTGATGGATATAGGGTTTCTGCAATAGATGCACTTACTAACGAACCCGTTAATTTTACAAATCGCGATGATGGTTGGTTTTTCAAATTTGATTCAGCCGATGTTCAAACACAATTAAGATCATTGGAAAATCAGGAAGTTTGTCTGGCTGCCTCAGGCGTTCGTGTTCGTTTTTTGAGTATGTTCCCTAATATCATTAAAGTGGTAGAATAAAAAATTGGTGGTTTTATAGTATAATGGTATTATAGTCGATTCTAAATCGAAAGATATCAGTTCGATTCTGATTGAAGTCACCAAATAAATTATGGCTGATCAATTACTGCAACTTTGTTTATAAATTCTAGGCAAAAAATATTCAAAGTGAAGAGTGGAATGGTAATTACTCTGGAAATAGCTACTAGAGTTGAACGGTTCGAAGTCGCGATCAGTCACCAAATAAATATGTGGAATATTCCTTTCGGCGGTCTGTAAAACCGTTGCTTAGTAAAGAAAGAAAGGTTGGCTCAGCGAGTGGTTCGAATCCTCTATTCCACACCATTTTGTACCATAGCTCAGATGGTAGAGCACTGGTCCGATAAACCAGCGGTCCCAAGTTCAAGTCTTGGTGGTACAACCAAATTTTAAAAGGAAGAAAAATTATGAAATCTAGAAAATTGACAAACTATTTAAAAGATAAAATTATCAATAATATCATCAACTATAGTTTCCCACAAAAAGATCTTGAAAGTATGGAACTAAAAAGAGTCCGTATTGTTAATCATATATTTAGAAAAACTTTTCCTGATTATATTGTAAAATCCATGGATGAACATCCTGGCTTTTTTAGATATAATTCATTTTTTTCTTGTAAGTATAATGATGAAAAAGTTACTCTGGAAACATCGTATGGGAAATATCCATATAATTATATAATTGATGATCTTTTTACAATTACAGATGAAGAATCATACAATGAATATATTTCTATTTCAGCTGAAATAGAAAAATTTAAGAAAGATAGGAATAAGTCGAGAAAAGAAGCAAAAAGTATTATCGATTCAGTGAATACTACAAATCAATTATTTGAGATATGGCCAGAAATAAAGGATTTTATTAGTCAAAAGGAAGAGTATAATAAGAGAAATTTACCAGTTAAAAATCTTGATGCTCTAAATAAAAAACTTAAACTTCCACCAATTAAAGAAAATAAAAAGGCAGCATAATTATGTCTTATAAAGTTCCACATTATCTCATGGTTGAAGAAGTTAATAAGTGGTTGTGGGATCTTCCTGCTGAAAAAAGAGAAGAGTTTTTAAATACTTCTGAAAAAGATTTGATTTTATATCATTTTACATTGGGAAGAAAAATTAGAAATCACTTTTATCTATGGTCATATGAATGGACTCCTAAAATAGAAAACGGAGTAGATATGAGTGATGATCATCCAGATAGTGTATCATTTCAAGTGATTAAAGAAGTATGGGCAAAAAATAGAGATTTACCAAATTGCCCTGTTTGTGGTATAGGTAGAGAAATTACTGAGGGGTGGGGTGCACCCAAATGTTCTGAAAAAGAATGTGACCATGAAGTAATACCTTATTAGGAAAGAGAAAATGAAACCTTTATATTATGAAAAAGCGTTTGATTTCGATGTTGATGAATTATGGAAAATTATTCCTTGGGTTAGATTTGGCCCTAGGAATGAATGTTGGATGAATGATTTCGGTTTAGATTATACCTACGGAACAGAAAATTCTGGCAGAACATATACCGCAAATCCAATGATTTCTCAAGTCAAAGATATCATGATTAATATTGTTGATAATTATAAAACAACAGATTTAGATGTTTGTTTTATAAACGGTTATCAAAATGCTAGAGATGGATTAGGATGGCATGCCGATGATTCACCTGAAATTTCTTCTGAGCATGATATTGCAGTGGTTAGTTTTGGAGCTGAAAGAGAAATCTGGTGGAGAAAATTTGGTGAAAAAGGAGTGGTTCCTCCAGAAAATAGACAGCTATTAGGTCATGGATCTCTTTTTGTAATGCCTGCTGGTTTTCAAGAATGGGGTCAACACAGAATTCCTAAACATTCAGAAGAATGTGGTCCCAGAATTTCTTTAACTTATAGAAAAATTAAAAATGTCTAAATGCTTTAACTATAAGATTTTTAAGTTTCCTTATAAAAAGAAAAAGAGGGTTTATCTACAACCTCTAGGTAATAAAAAATATAAAGTTTTTTATAGAAAAAGAAATGGAAGATTAAATCATTATGGAGAAATCGAATATAAAAACAACCACTTTTATTCGACCCCTAGAGTTATGTTTAAAGGCAGTAAAAAACCTTTAAAAAATAAAAATCTTTACAATTCTATCAGAGTATGTTTAGCATATACTGCTGAAACCGCGCCAGTTTTGTTTAAAAGAAAATGAATTCATTCTATATTAAATTTTTAATCATATGTTATATAATTAGACAATTTTCTCACCTGGGTTTATATTATTCTGGCGGCGAATTAATGATTGATAGTGAAAGATTTGAAAAGGCCAATGAGTGTAATCGTAAAATTTATTATGCAATTCAAAGGCTAAAAAATCCAATTTAATGAGTGAAGGAAAAATTATGAAAAAAGAATTAGCAAAAATTAGTTTAAAATTACGTAAAGAAAAGTCACCCCTTGCTCCGTCCATGGTTTTTCATTTGTCAGAAATGAATCGTATTGAAAAAAATAAACAAAGAGAAATCACTGAGGATGAATCTATCGAGTATTTGAAAAAGGCGGTCCAAAAATTAAAAGAAACGCCTATTTCAAATCCAGAAGAAATTGAAATATTGGAAAGTTTACTACCACAAATGGCTACTCTAGAAGAGGTACAAGAATTTCTTAATACATTAGATTCTTCTATGAATAAAGGGGCAATCATGAAAAGTGTTAAAGAAAAATTTGGACCCTTGGTTGACATGAAACAAGTATCAAAAATGGTATAAGGTCATGAAAATTAAATCTATTAAAATTATTCAGGGTTACGATAGAGATACTCCGGTATATTTTTATATTAATGATGTGGAAATAACATCTACTAATTATGATGAGCATGGTTCTGCGGGTTATTATATTCTTTGTGAGATGGCAGAAAATCTATCTAAATTATCTGGTGTAAAACTGGAAATAGAAGAAGTAGAATAAATAATGAACAAAATAGAGATAAGTATAAAATATGATGACTAAACTTTTAGAAAAAATCTGGCCTTGGTCTAAATTTGCAAAATTAGAAAAAGAAATTAAAGAGCTTGAAAAAAGGCCATATAGTAATTTTGAAGCGGTTTCAAAAAGAATTCCTGCCGAAGCACTTCAGCATGATGTTTATAAGGCAGCTATTGATGAGTTAAAACCAATTATGAAAGAAAATATTTTATATATGCTTTCGTCAATACCAAGTCATTATTTTAAGCCTTCTTCTATTATAGATGTAGCTCAATATGATGAAGGAGATTATACGAAAACACATATTTCAAAAATAAAAGTTCATTTACCTCAAATTAATGGTGAAATACAGGTTTTTCACAATGTATATTAGAAAACTGATTAAACAATTAGAATCAATGTCTAAGGAAGAAAAAACCATTCTTCTGTCTGTATCTGGTGGTGCGGACAGTATGTTTATGGCTAATTTTTTCTTGGATAACTATCCACACCATTTGCTAGGAATATTTCACCTGAATCACGGTGTTCAGAGCGATAATGATATGTTTGAAAAATTTGTTAAAAATCATTTCAAACATATTGGGTGTTCTAAACATTATTATAATAATAATCATTATTTCAATGGGATATTATCAGAAAAAAATATGAGGGATATTCGTTTAGATTGCTTTCAAACTATCGCGAATAAAGATGGTAAAGATTATGATTATATTGTGACGGCACATCATAAAAATGATCAGGTAGAAACAATTCTTTTGGACGTAATTAGAGGAGTTCATCACTCAAAATTAGGTATGAAGGAATATACACCTTCTAGATTTAATGATAGCATTTTCTGGAAACCTTTCCTTGATTTTTCAAAACAAGAAATTCTAAGAATATGTGATTCCAGGGAAATTTCGTATGTTCAGGATCTTACAAATTTAGATGAAAATTATTGTGATAGAAATTTTGTTAGAAATCATCTTATTCCTCTTCTTAAAATGAGAATGAGAAATGTCGATAAAAGTGTTTTAAATGTTATCAGAGACGAGGTATAATATGAAAGTTCTTACTATCGTTAATTCTGATGATTGGACTGGTTTTTATGTAGATAATGATTTAGCGATGCAAAATCATTCAATCGATTCTGACGAAATTTTAAGCTATCTATCAGAAAATAAAATCGGGCATTTTGATTTTGAATATAAAGAAGCAGACGAAGATTGGTTATATAGCAAAGGCTATTTGCCTAATTTATTAACTCAAGTGAAATTTAAGGAATAATATATCATGTTTGAGAATCTTTTAATTTTTATTTTGATTATTTTGTTTTTTCATTGGTTTGCAGATTTTGTTTTCCAATCCGATCATATGGCTAAAAATAAAAGTAAAAGTATTGAAATTTTAACCTATCATGTTTTTATTTACACCATATTTATAACTGTTCCTTTTGCAGTTATGTCTGAAACATTGTTTGACAATATTATGATAGGTACAATCATTGGTTTACTTAATGGTGTTTTTCATTGGATTACAGATTTCTTTACTTCTAGGCTTTCTAGTAAGCTTTATAGTAAGGAAAGAATTCATGATTTCTTTGTAGTTATTGGCCTTGATCAATATATTCATAATATTTGTTTGATTTTATCGGTATTTTACATTTTTAAGTTTACAAATGCCTTTTAAATGTTTAAGATAAATATCTTTAGAAAAGAGAGAAAGAATATGATTACATTTCTATAGAAGAAAATATTTAAACCTCCGTAAATCCTTTGCTATATCATGCAAAGTTAAAACAATCAACAAAGGATAAAATTAATGACAAGTCTATATAAAGAAACAGAAAAACAATTCGATTCTCCAGTCATTGAGAATGACGTTCATTTTCGCGAACGATTTAAAGATCGAACGTTGAAAATCAAGTCCAAGGATCTTATGTCCGAGGCACAAAATATTCGTAAAGAAGAGCGTAAAACTCTTAGTGCTGCTGCGTATCATCGAAATCGTCAAAATGTAAAAGAGCGGCTTCGTTATACGTGGGAATATGTAAAGCTTCGCGAACATCGAGTTGGTGTTGTTCGTAATGCAAGTCGCGTGGTGCAACTTTCACGAGCTTTTCTTAAAGATGTTCCATACATTGCAGTTGAAAATGATCAACCTCTTTTGAGTATGTCAATGGCAAGGCGAGCTGAATTTGTTTCAAAAATTAAAAAAGAGCTCAAGGGAGCAATTCCTAGCCTTGATGATAAAGAAATTATTGATTGGATCGAGAATAAATGAAAAAACTAATTCACGCCCTCTTACAGAATAAATTACCGCCAATAAACCAAGCCGACTTCAATTATAAGTCATTAGTAAATCGTGTCTTAAATGAAGGCGAATTGGTTTTTGATTCAGTGAGAGGGTGTGAAACTTACAGGGTTTTTGGTGACCAACGCGAGTATGATCTTCGCGTTGGTTTTCCTTTACTTACGACCAAAAAAATTCATATGAAAAGTATTTTCTGGGAACTTATTTGGTTCTTAAGAGGAGATACAAATATTGAATTTTTGAAAAAACATCGTGTTTCTATTTGGGATGAATGGGCAAATGAGGATGGTGATCTTGGGCCGGTTTATGGTAAACAATGGAGAGATTTTAATGGTGTAGATCAGATTGCGGATCTTATTGAAAATCTTAAAAAGAACCCTTATTCTAGGCGTCATATTATTTCAGCCTGGAATCCTGCTGATGTTCCTAACATGGCACTACCACCATGCCATTTACTTTTCCAATTTTCTGTTAACAAAGACCAGGAATTATCGTGTCAGCTATATCAGCGCTCAGCCGATATAGCATTAGGTGTTCCTTTTAATATTGCTTCATACGCGCTCTTGACTCATTTAATAGCATATTATACTAATCTAAAGCCTGGTAAATTTGTTCATACAATCGGCGATGCTCACATTTATTCAAATCATGTTAATGGTTTAAAACAACAAATTAAAAGAATACCTTTCAAAGCCCCGGAAATAAACATTGATAATAAAGGTCATTTAGAAATGACTGAATTAGTATACCCATCAAATGTTTTTCTGACAAATTATGAAGCCCACCCTACAATTAAATTTGATGTGTTTGTATGATGTTTATTACAATATATATTTTGATTGGTGTTTTTTTATATTTTGTTGTAAAGCAAAGTGACGATAAATTTAAAATGTCAGAATTTGTTCTTTTTGTACCATTTTGGCCTGTTTTAATAATCATGTTATTTCTTCTCTATATTAGAAAGTGAATTTACTATGATTTTAAATCTTTTCACTCTTGTTATATTTTTATCTTTAGCTCTTTTTATGGTTGAAATAATTCAAAATAAATTAATAGATAAAAAATAATAAAATATTATATTGGATAAAATTTAACTAATGATTACTGCAATTTGGGCCGAATCTAAAAATGGATTTATAGGCAAAGATAATAAGGTTCCTTTTAAACAACGAACCGATATGAATGTTTTTAAGTCTTATACCGAAAATTCAGTTGTTATAATGGGAAGAAAAACATATGAATCCATTGGCAAGCCGTTAAAAAACCGTAATAATTTTGTCATTTCAAATACGATATATAAGTCACATGAAGATGTGACTGTTGTTCCATCTTTAGAATATTTTATGGAATATTTTTATCCTCGCTTTGAAGAATTGGATAAAGATGTTTACATTATCGGTGGAAAAATGATATATGACGAAGCATTTAAAATGGGAATTGTCGAACAATGCATAGTTAGCTATGTCAATGTAGATGTAAATGGTGATATAAAAGCACCTGAAATGCCAAAGATTTTTTTAAGGGTTGCGGCACAATATTTTGAAAAAGATGATGGAGATGTAAGTGATATGTATATTAACTATTATCGAACTATTAAACATTTAGAACCAAACCCTAATTATCTTTATCATTAATTAAAGGATTTTTATTATGAAATATATTTGGGAAGAAAAAGATATTACTTCGGGTATTCTCTTAAAAAAAGAAGGTGCTCATAATAGTAAAGCATTGATGATTTTTTATGGGTTTGACTCTAAGAGTGTTAAATATGGTTTAATTACTGTTTGTGGCGATCCTGCTGTTTCACTTAGGTCTAAAGAAAACTTGGTTGCTTATTTGAATTTTGAAAATTCGAATTATATTCCGTTAAACCGGAAAATTAAACTTTTTGATTTAATTGAAAAAAGTGATTTTGAATAATTGAAAGGAATAATATTATGGATAATTTATTTACAACAGGTGTATTAACTTGTTTTACTTCTATTTTAGCAGTTTTTTCGGCTCATTTTTCAGGCGCTGAAGATGACATTTATATTAAAGCTTTAGCTTTTCTTTTCTCACTTTTTCTTCTCTTTGTTTCACATACAATTATGTATAATACCTTAACTTAAGGAATTAAAAAATGTCTAGTTTTGTGGTCAAATCAGAAATTATATCTGAACTTTCACCTATTGAAGGAGCGGATAAAATTGAAGTAGCCAAAATTAACGGGTATTCATGTGTAGTTCAAAAAGGAATTCACAAAGAAGGGTCTGTAATCGTTTATGTTCCTGAGGCAGCTTTAATGCCTGAAAAATTGCTTAAACTTTTAAATCTTGAGGGAAAACTTGCTGGATCAAAAAAGAATCGAGTAAAAGCTATTAAGCTTCGTGGTGTTTTATCACAGGGTATTGTAATTCCAATTAAATTAATTGCTGAAAACTATGGCATTGAACCTATTGATATTATTGAATCAGAAAATTTAATGAGTGTTCTTAATATTCAAAAATATATTCCAGAGGTTCCTGCATCATTTAATGGTGATGGTATTGCAACAAATGATGCTTCCAGAATTTCATTTGATATTGAAAATTATAAAAATGAACCCAATTTAATTGGTGCCGGTGAAGAAGTTTATATTACTGAAAAACTTCATGGTACTATGGCAGCATGTGGTGTAGGACCTGTTGAAACAAATACAAAGGATAATGTGCCTTATCTTGATGTAATGCCATTTGCTTCTTCAAAGGGAATGCTCTCCAAGGGGATTATTTTTCCTTTTTCTGAGGAAAATCTTGAAAAAAATGTATATACTAAGGTTTTTCGTGAATTAAACATCGATAATAAACTTGGTATATATCGTTATCAAATGTTAAAGCCTACTGAAGGTATTGTTTTGTTTGGTGAAATTTTTGGAAATGGCATTCAGGATCTAAAATATGATCAGGAGAAGCCAACTTTTAAAGGTTTCGCTGTTTACATTTACGAAGGAAATTTCAATAATGGATCGTTTTTGAATGCCAAACAAAGTCGAGAAATCATTGAAGAAATGTGGATTCAATTTGTTCCTATTTTAAAAATCATGAAATATAACCCTGAAGCGATTCATTGGTATGCAAAGGGAAATACAACATTAGGTGATCAGTCTCACGTTCGAGAAGGAGTGGTTGTTTCTTCTACCGAAAGACCAAAAATGTTGAAGTTTATTAATGATGATTATTTAACGCGTAAAAACGGAACAGAATATAATTAAACATAAAGGAAATATATTATGGAACGTATTTTAATGGATGGTCCAAACGGACCTTATTCGACTGGTTATTCAGCAGGATATAAAGCCGGAGTTGAATCACAAACTGGCGAAATCACTCGCTTAAATTCAGAGGTAGCCAGGCTGCGAGATGCTTTATTTCTGTTTGCTAATGAAGACAATTGGGAATTGTTTCAAGATGCCGACAGCGGTAAATCGGTTCATTGCTGGAACCTTGATGGCTGGCCATCCGAAAAGGCTTTTAAAGCTCTTAATAAAGATGGTGATAATGAGTGGCAACCAATTGAAACTGCACCATGGCAAACAATTGTAGAAGTCAGAAATAGTGTTATGGCCAAATATAATGAAACAGCTATGGGTACTCGGGGTTATGCGAATAAGTCAGGAGTTTCTCCACATAGTTCTTATTTTACTGGAACTGATGGCACTCTTATTGTTGCCACTGAGTGGCGTCCTATATAAATGGGTTAATTATAATGGAAAAACTAGATATAATTAGTGATGTAATCAACGATGGTGGGCCTGCATTTGCTCATGGTAATCCTGAATGTGGCGGCCATCCGGGCATGAGCCTCCGTGATTGGTATGCCTCCCAATCACCCAGTATGCCTCGGGAATGGTGGGAAATGTACGGCCAAGACGATAGGAACATCGACCCGCTGATTATCGCCAAGGCAACAGCTGAGTGGAAGTTCGCCTATGCTGACGCCATGCTCGTCGCCCGCTCCACCGAGAAGGAGGAAGAGTAAAATGGTTAATACTCATGGACCAACAGTCATAAGCGCCCGCCACTGGGCAGAATGGCGTCAATGGAAAACCGTAGAAAGACAATGGTCAGATGGAACCTGGGGGCCAGCTCGACCGCTTTCTGCGCCCACCGTTTTTGAGCGTTTCAGGATCGCGTGGCGTGTCTTTACTGGAGAATATGACGCCTTGTCTTGGAGCAATTATGACCGACAGGAAACTGACGTATACAAGCCCGTTGAGCGCCTACAAGAAGACCTGCATCGCATTATAGCCGAACGCGACCAAGCCCTTGCCCGTGAAGAACGATTGCAGGAGGCTTTGGAGTTCATTGCGCAGGAGCGTGATTACACAACAGATTCAGGCATTAAGTTTCCAGGACCGGCTCACGATGACCGTGAGATGTGGCAGAGGGCTGTTGATGCCCTCACCTCTACCTATTAATTTTAAAATTTAAGGAAATATATTATGTCAAACGAATATAACTTTACACCATTTGCCTCAAAGGTTCATGATAAATTTAATGAAATTCAAAATTTACTAGATCATGAACTTTATGTTGTTAAATTAGATAATCAGGATATTTTTGATGTGTACCTGGAATCTTTTCCCGAAGGAACAAATCCTCTTTATCGTGAAAGAACATACCATGATTGCTCTTGCTGTAAGAATTTTATTCGAAATTTAGGTAGAGTTGTTGCTATTGATTCTAATAATCAAATAGTATCAATTTGGGATGTTGATGGATTAGATTATCCTTACAATATCGTAGCCAAAAAATTATCTAAATTTGTTCATTCTTTACCGATTGAAAACATTTATCGTACAAAACATAGAGGTTTTGGCAACGAATATACAATTGAATTAATTAAAGGAAATGAAACCAAAAAATGGCATCATTTTCATGGCGTTGCTGATTTAAAATATCAGAATAATGATCCTGGTCATGTTTTGTCAAGTTTTAAGTCATCATATGATGTTTTTTATCGCGGATTAAATGAATTATCAGTGGCAGCTCTTAATGATGTCATTGAATTAATTAAAGATAATTCTCTTTATCGCGGTCAAGAACATTTAAAATCGGTTAAAGGTTTTCTAAAGCATAAAAAAGCTTTTGATAAGCTTTCTGATGATAATTCAAAAAGCCTTTATGCTTGGAAGAATGTAAATGACTCGGTTGCACGTTTTAGAAATACTGTGATTGGTACGTTAATTCAAGATATTTCGTCAGGAGTTTCTTTAGAAGATGCTGTAAAAGCTTTTGAAAATAAAGTTGCACCGGCAAATTATAAACGGCCTAAAGCTTTGATTACGCCTTCAATGGTTAAAGATGCAATGAAGACCATTGAAGAACTTGGCATTCAGGAATCATTGGAGCGGCGTTTTGCTAAGCTTTCTGATGTTTCTGTTAACAATGTTCTTTTCGTTAATAATTCTGTTCAATCTAAAATGAAAGATGGAATTGAAAATCTTCTTATGGAAGAAGTTAAGGTCAAAACAAAGCCATCGAAGGGAACTCAAAAAATTTCGATTGATGATTTTATGAACAATATTGTTCCTAATTCTAAATCCATTGAAATTATGTTGAAATCAAATCACGCCGGCAATTTTATGTCTTTGACTGCACCAATTCATGAAATGGCTAAACCGATTTTCCAATGGAATAATAACTTCGGGTGGTCATATGATGGAAATGTTACAGATTCAATCAAAGAAAGAGTTAAAAAGGCTGGTGGTAATGTTGATGCTGAGTTAAGAGTAAGTCTTGGTTGGCATAATTCAGATGATCTTGATATTCATTGTTATACTCCAAATGGTATGCATATCTATTTTGGAGATAAAAAAGGTATCTTAGATGTCGATATGAATGCTGGGGGTCAGACTAATAATAAAAACCCTGTTGAAAATCTTCAATGGAGTAAAATGCCATTAGATGGAAAATATGAAATTCATGTAAATCAATATAATCGTAGATCTTCAGTAAGACCTGGTTTTGAATTAGAGGTTGAATATAAAGGAAAAATTTCTAATTATGTTCATGAAAAGGGTCTTAGTGACAAAAAAACAGTTCATTGTTTAGAACTTATTATTACAAACGGCGAATTGAGTAATATTAATGTACTCTCACCTAAAAATGTTGTAGGTGGTTCATATTCCATTGAAAAATGGGGAATTCAAACAGAACAATTTGTGTCTGTTGACACTATTATGTATAGTCCTAATCACTGGGATGAAAATAATGTTGGTAACAAACATTGGTTCTTTATTCTATCTGGGTGTAAAAATCCAAATCCGACCAGGGGTATTTATAATGAATTTTTGAAATCCGAGTTAGGAAAGCATAGGAAAGTTTTTGAGATTTTAGGTGATAAAACCAAATGCGAAAATACGATGGATCAATTATCCGGAGTAGGTTTTTCATCAACTCAAAAGAATACAGTTTTATTAAAAGTAGATAACAAACCATATGAAGTCCAGTTTTAGAAAGGAAATATAAAATGGATATTTTTGAAAAGGCATCTCGAAAAAAAGTTCGCTTTAACTCAAATGTAGGCGAACTTACTGTTGAACAGTTATGGGATCTTTCTCTGACTCGTCTCGATAAAATTGCTCGTGATGTTAATACAAATTTGAAAGAAGTGACCGAGGAAAGTTTTATTAATACTCGGCCGCATCCAAGCAAAGCTATTTTTACTCTTCAGCTTGATATTCTGAAATATATTATTTCAGTTAAACAGGAAGAAAAAGAAGTAGAAAAAGCTAAAGCTGATCGCGCGGCTAAACGTGAAAAGCTTTTGGAAGCACTTGCTACAAAGGAAAATGAAGAACTATCAAGCAAATCTAAAGAAGATATTCTTAAAGAGCTTGAAGAACTTGGGTAAAAAAGACTTCCTTGTATTCGTTATTTTTATGGCGTGTGTTACTTTCATGTATATTGCCAAAGAAATAGCAAAGGTAGATATCGAAAGGCATGAAAATAATGCCTTTCGATCTTGTTTGGAATTTTCTCATGATTTAGAAAGATGCGGAGAAATAATCTATGGAAATTGAAGTTGGAAAATATTATCTCACCAAAGATGGTGCGAAAGTTTTTATTGCTGCTAAAAATGAATTTAGTGACGAAGATTCAATGCATTATTATATTGGATTTACTTGCAAAGGCGGGACAGCAATATCTTTCAAAAAAACAGGAGAATGGTCTTCCTTTGTGAATTCTAAAGATAAAGAAGGCTATTCTTGGTATGATATTGACAAAGAATATGTAGAAGAAGAATATATTCTTTTGTATAATAAAGATGCATTTTATGCATCTAGAACATTTGGTTCTTTGGGTGAAATTAAAGATGAAATTGATACGATTTTAAGTAATTATTCTCACCTTGAGAAAAAAAGATTTCAAATTGCAAAAATTATAGAATAAAAATACAATAAATAATTATTGGAGATAGACTCCAGTATACATTAGTCGAAGAGGAGTTTTTCGATGACTTATAAGTATGATGCCCTAGTTTTCATAGGGAGATTCCAGCCATTTCATAATGGCCATAAGCGCGTAATTGACCGTGCTCTCGAACTTTCTAAAAAAGTAATTGTTCTCATTGGTTCTGCTAATTCTGGCAGGAGCATGCGTAATCCTTTTACGTTTGAAGAACGTAAACATATGATTCAACGAACATATGGTTTATATGATCACCAACAAGGTGAATTTAGTTGTCAATATGATGTTGATAACTCATTAGTAATTCTCCCTCTTAATGATCATACATATAATGATAATAGTTGGATTGAAGAAGTTCGTGAGTTGGTTGATAACGAAACTAACGAAAATGATAAGATTGGTCTTATTGGTTGCGCAAAGGATCATACTAGTTATTATCTCAAATTATTCCCTACATGGGGAAATGAATCTGTAGAATTTTTAGATCCAATTAATGCTACTGATCTTAGAGAACTTTATTGGAGTTATGGAGCAATAAATCCTAGTTGGGATCCTGAAACCGGAACTCATACCGCACAAAATGCTTTAAATAATTTTCTTTCTAATGATTCTTTGGAGTTTCTTAAAAAATTTCAAAAAACAGAAACATATACGAAGCTAAAAACTGAACAAGAATTTATTGAAGTTTATAAAAAAGGTGTAAGTAAATATCCTCGTATTGAACATACCGTTGATGCTGTTGTTGTTCAATCTGGTCATATTCTTCTTGTTCGTAGAAGGTCAGAACCAGGCAAAGGCATTTGGGCCCTTCCTGGAGGTTTTATTCATGAATACGAAAAATTAGAAGATGCCGCTATCCGAGAACTTAAGGAAGAAACAAAACTTAAGGTACCTGAAGCTGTTCTTCGTGGATCAATTAAAGAAAGTAAAACTTATGATGATCCACATAGGTCTGCTCGTGGTAGGTTAATTACTCAGGCTTTTTTGATTAGTTTGCCGGCTCAAACTTCACTACCAAAAGTTAGGGGTTCTGACGATGCTGACAAAGCAAAATGGGTACCATTAAATGAATTGAATCCTAAAAAAATGTTTGAGGATCATTATTTTATTGTCAAAGATATGCTAGGAGTTTAAATTATGAATTTAGATCAAGTTAATAGAAACATTCAATCAGTCGAATCTGAACTCGAAATGCTTCTTGAAAAAAGAGAAGCATTAGAGAAACAAATTATAGATAATCCTCTAATTCCTATTGCTGAAGAAATTTATAGAATAAAATATAAGAAAGGAGACACGGACGGAGCCTGGTATTATGAAAAATGGTCACAGCCAGGTTATATGAAAAATTTGTGTTTACATGATGCACAAATTTTTGTCAATAATCTTGACAAAACTCTTGATTATAGTGATTTTAATAAAATTTTAGAAATTGCTAAAGAAATTCTCATGGTCATTTGAACGATAGACGTTCAATATTCAAACTAACATAAGGAACTTATGAAATGGAAAATAATTTACTCTTAATGGCTGATAGCTATAAACACAGCCACTATCTTCAATATCCGCCAAAAACCGAGACAGTGTATTCATATATTGAGCCTCGCTATACCTCAGCTGAAATGAATTACACGGATGAAATTGTCAACTTCGGCCTTCAGGCTTTTATAAGGAATTATTTGGTCGGTCAAGTTGTTACTCAACAAAAGATCAATCAAGCTGATCTTGTTTGTAAAGCTCATGGTGTACCATTCAATCGTGAAGGTTGGGAATATATTCTAAATGTTCACGAAGGAAGACTTCCTATTGTAATTGAGGCTCTTCCAGAAGGAACAGTTTTTCCTGTAGGTGTACCGCAGGTTCAAGTCTATAACACTGATCCAAAATGCTTTTGGTTAACAAGCTTCTTGGAAACCGTTATTCTACGAGCTGTTTGGTATCCTTCAACCGTGGCGACACTATCTCGTGAAGTTAAAAAAATTATCAAAGGTTATCTCGAAATGACCGCTGATAATTTAGATGGGCTTCCATTCAAACTTCATGATTTTGGTGCGCGTGGAACAACCTCTGAAGAACAGGCCCGAATTGGTGGTGGTGCTCATTTAATTAATTTTATGGGGACTGACACTTTAACTTCCCTGATATATCTTAGGGAAAATTATGGCGCCGGCATTAATTCTACAGGATTCTCTATCCCTGCATCTGAACATAGTACAATCACTGCATGGGGTGGTCCTGATAAAGAAATTGATGCTTTTGATAATATGTTAAATCAGTTTGCAAAACCTGAGGCATTACTTGCTTGTGTATCAGATTCTTATGATATTTACCGAGCATGTGATGAATTATGGGGGACACATTTAAAACAAAAGATTATTGATTCTCAGGCAACTCTTGTTATTCGGCCAGATTCTGGAGATCCAATTGATGTTACATTGGATGTTATTGAAATTTTAGGTAAACGTTTTGGTTATACTCTTAATACCAAAGGATTTAAAGTTTTAAATAATGTTCGTATCATTCAAGGTGATGGCGTGAATATTCATTCAATTGGCAATATTCTAGAAAACTATCGAAAAAATGGATGGTCTGCAGATAATATTGCCTTCGGTATGGGTGCAGGATTATTGCAAAAAGTAAATCGTGATAGTCTTGGTTACGCAATGAAAGCATGTGCTATCAAAATAGGAGATGAAATTCTTCCTGTTTATAAGAAACCAGTGACAGATACTAAAAAAGTATCTAAAGCGGGTATTCAGTCTGTGAGTAATAAATTTGAACCTTACACGAGAAATGATTTTGCTCAGATTGAAAAGTATAGCGGTAATTTATTGAAGCCTGTTTTTACAAACGGTAAATTCAATATTTTCTCATACTTTGATGAAATTCGCAAGAAAGCAGAGGTATAAAATGGTTATTATTTATTCAAAAGGTTATATTAAAAATTTTCGATATAGTCTCAGGCCTTTTCTTTTTAGGCCTGCTGAAAATGATAATTGGTGGATTGATCCCGAGCCACCAAAATATTACGCATAAAAAAGGTTTACATAAGCTTTTACTTTGTGTATAAAAAATTACTGCACATTTCTGGAGAGCTGGTGAAAAGCGATTCACACCCTTCGAAAGTGACATACTTGAGCTGATGCGAGTTGATCATAGCGCGGTAAAGGTTGGGAGATATCAGGAATAATCTCTGGTGCTTTCCAGAAATGTGCAGTAACACTAAGTGTCATATTTGGTTGTTAATGATAAATTAAGAGTCAAATATGACACTTAAGGCTGTTTACATATAAGAAGAATCGATGTATATATAAATTATTGGTTGGGTAATTAAGAACTGATATCCATCCAAAAGATAATTTAGGGAAAAATAGTACGTATATTTTTCACAACCACCTAAATTATCTTAAAGTTTACTTGGTGGTTCCTGTAAGCAACTGTGATCTGCCACAGTAGTTCTTATTCGAAGTGTTTAAGGTTGTAGATGGGCCTTAAAGGAAGAATGTAAGATGCCAAAGTTCTTCAGGTTATGTATTTACCTTAAATACATGAAGAACGCCGCGTTTGGATTATGTTATTTCAAACGCGGCGTTTTTTATTATCTTAATTCACCAAATCCATAAAGAACTCTATCAGATGGTGTCATGTTTGGCGAAGTTCTAGGAACTCCTGAAGGTCTGGAAATACCTGGAGTTTGTCTAGGCTGGACTTGAGTTTGCGGAGTATTGATGATCATATTAAGCTCACGCGTTAATTCTTCTCTTGCTTGTATTTCACGAATTGCACCAGGAACAACCGTGGCTGGAGATTGTATCTCAGAAGCTTGAACTGTACCCACTCCTAATAACCTATCCCTGACAGCATCTGGTATCAATGGTATATCGGTAACAAACCCTCTAATACCATTTAAAATGTCAGCGGGTGTTGGAATAAGATCTACAATAGAATTAACAAACATTTGTATTTTATCAATTATTAATTCTAAAGGATCCAAACTCATAATGTAATCTGTTATTTCATCTATCTTTTCTACAAAGGCATCTCTTACATTAGAAACAAAATCAATAAATTTTTCAGATAAGCTTGAAAATAAATCTGATAACATTTCAGAAACCAAAGTTCCATCCTCTACCCCAAGTAAATCATCGATTGCAAACACATCCATTATGGTTGAAAGTATATTATCAATCGTTGATAGAACAAATCCAGATAGAGAAACAGAAACATTTGTAAAGCTGTTAGCAAATTGAATAGGATTTTCTGAATTAAATATTGCCGCAAAATCATCGATTATATTTTGTATATAGTCGCCTATAGCGGTAAATTGTCTTTCAATACCCCTCAAAAGCCCCGGCAACATTTCTGTAAAAATGAAAACAAACGCAGGAGTCGTTGCTCTTATTGCTGTTTCTGCTGTTCTGAAAGCAAATCCTATCGTATCTAATATAGGAGGTAATACAGACTCAAAGAAAAAGATCAATACATCTGTAACAAAATAAGAAAAAGATATTAAAGAATCAGTTAACTTTTGACCGCCTTCTCCCTGAAGATAATCGGATAAAGATACAACCATTTCTGATAAAAGATTAAATAAGTATTCCATCGCAGGAAAGAGATGGTTTGTAAAAATATCTCCGATTGCTGAGACTAATCTATCAAATCTTTCAGTTGTCTGAACCATGTTTCCAAGATCTTCACCGACCGCACCAAATAAATTAATCAAATTAGGAATAGCATTTAAAAATCCACCATCTAATAATTGCTGAAAAGCTCTGCCAGTCCTTTCAAATTCGGTAAAAAATTCAAAAGAAGAAACAAGGACTGCAACGATTGCACCACCGGCTATAATGCCCATAAAAGGCATAAGAGCACTTGTCAATGCTCCCAGGAAGCCGAATAAACCACCAAAAACTCTATACGTATTTGACACCCTTCCATCAAAATGTATATCAAGATCTTCAAAGGCTTCTTTTAGATTTTCTTTTAGCTTTTCACCGATGACATTAAATATCGTTAATTTTCTATCTTCTTCTGCATCATCCCTTAAAAATTGAGAGGCATATCTTTCATTTTGTTCACGGATAGCATCAAGAGTATCTTGTTCAATGCCCATGGAACTAAATAGAAAATCTTTACTTTGTATTAGATAATCACCAACCTGCTTGAGCTGAGTTACTGCAGCATTTAATCCATCTTTTATATTAGAATAGATTGATGGTTCTTTCTCTAACCCATTTTTTATATCTTCCAAGGTCGAATCTCTAGAGAAATCACTTTCTCTTTCAATTGTGATTGGTAAAGGTATAGGTATTGGTGGAGGCTGCGATTGAATTAATGCTTTACTTAAAGCACCTTCAATTGCATCTGATAATTCTCTTGCATTAAACATAGAAAATTTGGTTGCATAATCATTTTGATTTATGAGATTTATAGAATCATTTTGAATAGAGGCTTGTTTTGTTTTTTCTACAAGTTTACTCAACTCATTTTTAACAGATATATTACTGTCAGAAACACCGCCTATTGAAGAGTTTAACCTCTCCATAAGTGATTCTTGTTCTTGTTCTTCTCTTTGTTGACGTGCTATGCTTACTGAATTTTCCATTTAAATTAATAATCTCTTTCGTCAACCTGAATGTCTTTACCTCTAACAGCCCATGCAGTTGTTCCCATATAGCCAAGAATAACACCACCAAAAACAGAATAAAGCCAGCCAGTGGAGTCAGCTACTTGTTGAACCCATATCTGTTGATCGACTGAAGCATAATTATAATAGACAGGTAAAACGAACCATAAAATTATGGTATAAAGAAGAATAGCATAAAAACTTAGCCACGCCATCCGTTTTCTGTTGCGCCAGGTAACTAATTTTCCCTGATCTTTTTCGTCTCTATTTGGATCTTTAAGTACTGTTGGAGTATGCATATAAATATTTATAAAACAAATAAAAATTCATTTATTTCTTTCTATAAATATCAATATGACAAACTTATTAGAACTAACCCTCGCCCAAAGAATTAAAAAGAAACAAGTCTTTCGCAAGAATAAAGCCAAGATAAAACTTGGCCGTAAAAGAGCTTCACGTAAAAGAGCTAATACTGATAAAATTAAGCAAAGAGCTCGCAGACAAGCAATTAAAAATGTCAAGAAAATAATTGCACGAGGCAAAAACTTAAATAAAGCCTCTGCCTCAGAAAAAACAAGAATAGAACGATTGGTAAAAAAGAGAAAAAATATAGTTAATCGTGCTACTCGAAAATTAATACCGCAAAAAAGAAAACAAGATAGGGAAAGACTCAGTAATAGTGTTGAACTTTCTGGATCACAGTTATTCGAAACATTAAATATACTAAATGACTCAATAATAAAGGAAATTAATTAAATGTCCATTCAGGGTAATAGAGATCAGAAATCTGATGCTCCTACTTACAAATTTAATACCAAAAGCGAAACCGGAACAGACCAGTTTGGTAACACTGTTTTTGGTGCAGACGCAGCTGAAACTGGCGTTGCTGATGGTATTGCTCATAAAGGTTGGGTAAGAAGAGAAGTAGGTACAGGTGGAAGAAGTGGCCGTGTACTTTATGAAACTCTTTCAGTTGCCACTATTGAAACTGACGCAACAGATTTCGCAAATACATCAACCGACGATGTGGCAAATACAACTGGTACAGCAGACGATTTAATTTTAGCTGATTCTTAATTTAAGGGCAAATAATGGCAACTCCCAATAATACAGGAAGCAGTCAAATTGTATTAAATTCTAAAACTGTTTCATTTGTTTTGGGGTTAATTGCACTTGGCGCTGCTTTTGTTAATGGCGTAAATTATATTAATAATTATAATTTTAGACTTGAAAACCTAGAAATAGAAAGAGCCGAAATGTCTCAAGAAATTCAACAATTAAATCAAAATTTCCAAGTATTGTCAGATAGAATTGTTGATTTGACAATTGCACTCAATTCTCTAGAAGTAAGAACGTCACGAAATGGAGAATAAAATTAAACCTGCTGCTGAAGGCTTTGCACTATCATTATTGGTTGCAATAGGTTTATCTTTAGCTTTTTTATTACTCTTATTTCATTAAAAAACATAGAAGAAACATTTTTCCCAGTTGTCAAAGATGTAGAATTTAATTACTTAGGAATAGATAATCAGGGCAAATATATCTATTCATTTTCTTTTGAGAAAACCAGAGATTGTGTAATTGATACATTTACGTGGTCAATTCGTGGTGAGAATGGAAGAATTTTTATTATTGATGTTTCCTCTGAAATAACTCTAGAAGGCATTAATGAAGATAATTTAATAAACAGACCAACAGGCCAAGCACAGTCTTATATGTTTCTAGATATTGGATCAAATAATATACCGGTTAATAATGTTGTGAGCTGGACCCATTCATGCCACAATTTCTGGGATTTACACTCTCAATATGAATTCCCATTTGAAACAGAATAAAATATATATTTTTCATGATAATTAATGAAGAGAATTTCAATTTATTTGCTGCTAAACATTATGACAATATCACATTAGATATAAATGAATTTTCTGATGATCTTAAAAGATTTTCTTATTTAAAAAGACTTTTAAACCAATACGTATGTAAAGATAAGCTTAAAATTAATCATATAGTTAATCATATGATTATTCTTCATAATGTATTTGGTAAAAGATCTATTGATATGATGTTCTATAAAATGCCAGAACATACTATACTTCTTAAAACATTTCTACTTTATTTAAAAAAACTCCCTAAATCTATCAGATATATTGATCCACCGATTAATGATACATCATTAATACCAATAGATATTCATATATGGAAAGAATTACAGGCTATATAATGAATTTTAAAAAATTTATAGCAGAAAATTTTGATCTTCAAGATTATGTAAGAAGTGATGATTTTGATATGTATAAATCTAGGATTGCTAACAAATTTAATGATTACATTGATGACTATGGTTCATCCTCTACTACTGTATATAGGGGTTTAAATTTTAAGTCACCAAAACAATATTTAAATTTTATGAGATCGATTCGTGACGGTTATTACGAAGTAAAAGAAGTAGACAGCGCTGCTTTCGGTCTCGATGATGCCAGAACATATGCAAAATCACCAATGGTTTATAATTTAAATCCTTTTGTTGCAAATTTATATGGTCAAAGTCGTAAAGAAAACGAAAGAATACTTGGTTTTATTGGAATAATTCTTAAATTACAGATTAAAAAAAATCAAGCCCTTGATTTAACAAAAATAGGTCATAGTGAATTATTACTTGGACCAGGCAAATATAAAATATTAGATGTAATTAAAGAAAAAAAATATAAACATATTACAAATAGGCTTGATGTAAATAATGAAGTTCTAGATGCTTTATATAGAAAAAAGAAAGTTGACGAAAAGTATTTAATTTATATTATTAAACAAAAATATGACGATTTACTTCCAGAAACTATTGAACTTATTCGAAAACAATCCGAGAATATAATTAAAGAAAGCTTTAACGTAGATGTTAATATATTAAAACATGACGGATTTAGAAGAAATCCAGAGAAAGATTTTCTTTATCCAGATGGAAGATGCGAAATTATTGTTGATGTTAATAAATCACTTATTTTATATGAATTATTAGATGCAAAAGAGCATTACGTATCAAGAGAAACAAAACAGCTTATGTTAAATAGATTCAACAAAACCACTTCTATATTAAAGGGTAAGTATTGTATAGTAGCCTTTTACGGTTTTAAAATGTCATTTCTAGATAAATTATTTGGGATTAAAGTTAAAGAAACAAAACACATAGCTGATTTATTCAGTCGCGTTTATAAACGCTTTAATAACGAATTTGTAAAAGAATATAATAAAAATCCTGAAAAATATAATATTAGAACAGCAACAGAAGAACTTTCTGATGTTTTTAAAGTGTTTGAATAAATATATTTAATGGAAAAATTAAACGAATCAATTGTAAAATCTGGTGCAAATGTATACCTTCTTTATTCATTCTTAAGAAGACTCACTTCTCCTTTTAAATCGTGGGATGCTTATAAAGCAGGAATAATTGATGAAAAAGGCAAAATATTAAGACCCAGAAAAACTCTTTCTTCAAGAGAAAAGAATGATTTTTCTCTTTTTGATTTAATGATTCTTAATATGAAAAAACTTTTAAGCAGATTTTCAGCGGGTGCTACAACGATAGCTTCGTTTGCTGCGGCTATTTATCTTTTAAAAGAACATGAAAAATACAAAGGAAAACTTTTAAAAGAAGAAGAGTTTTATCCTGTTATTGATGAAGACAAATTCTACAAAATATATGAGCAACTTTTAGAATCTGATGGCCCAACAAATACCATTGGATCTGGTAATATAGCCAAAAAAACAGATCATAGTACTTTATTATTCAAGAAAAATAAAAAGAAAAGACTTGAATGGCAACGTCATCTTTCGAAGCGACAATAGATGAAGTTGTTCTATATAAATTTGGTATAGGATCTTTATCTTCATTTAATTTTGTAAACATTATATCTCAAGTAATTGAGCTTAACGTTTTTGAATCACTTTTTTCGCCCGTTATTCGGTCTGAAATTGTTGTCGCAGATGCAATTGGTCTTTTTACCAACTTTCCTTTATCTGGTGAAGAAATTGTAAAAATTTCTTATACAACAGCACAAGATGATGTTCGCGATGAAATTATGGTTGTCGAATCTGTTGAAGATATATCAGCATCCGATGATAACAGGATGGTTACCTATATTCTTAGATGTGTGTCTCTTGAAGCCTGGGCAAATGCCAGAAGGAATGTGCAGAAATCATATCAGGGAACATCAGTTGATATGGTTCGTGGAATATTCGATGATTTTATTGAGCGACCATTATCCAGACTTGTATCAACATTCAATCCTAAACCGATTATAGCAACAGCATCAGAGGAAGACCCATTTCTTTTTGTCGTTCCTAATGTAAAACCCTTTGCCGCAATCAATATGATTAGCAAATATGCTGCACCTAAATCTGATCAAGCTTTTTCATATATGTTTTATCAGAACAAAGAAGCATACCATTACAAAACACTTCAGGATATTTTTGCTGAAACAAGATCAGGCGCGAACAGAAGAAATGCCCTGAGAAATAGCTATAGATATGTTTCGGACGAACTCGATAGTGAACAATATAATAATGACAGCCGACTTGTAACAAACTTAGTTTTTAATCGGCGCCTTTCTACACTCAATAAAATAGATCTTGGTTATATTCAAAATAAATACTTTGAAATTAATCCGGCCCAAAAAGCTTATTTCGTAACTGAAAGAAGGCCAGAGGATGTTCCTTACATAGAGCAAAACACACTTAATACTCAAAATTACAAAAATATAACTCCTATCGATGAAGGCGAAGAACCAGCGAACAGGGTTAAGTATGTAATTAATAATTTCAGAGAAAATGATATTAATAGCCCTGTCGACACTTTCAGAGAAAGGTGGGGAAGAGACTTAATCGCCCATACAGCATTATCTCAAATTGATTTAACTGTTACAATTCCAGGGGATCCAAAAATAAATATAGGTGAACTTTTTCATTTAGATATTCCAAAAATTCACGGTTTTAATCTTAATGAAGAAGATGATTTAATTTCAGGATTTTTTATAGTTACAGAAAAAAGAGATACATTAACTCAGGATGGATCATTTGCAACATCACTTAGAATACAAAAAGATTCATATGATACACCAATCGATAAAGCATCTCTGTACAACCATAATAGAGGCAGGGATATATTCATATCATGAGTTTTAAACAATTCTTAACTGAATCAAGGTCTGCCCCTTTCTATCATTCTACAACTATAGAAAACGCTATAACTATTCTAGAAAAAAACTTTCTTCATATTGCAGATGATTCATGGCAAGGTTATCCTCAGGGTGTATCATTCACCAGATCATACAAATATACAAAAACTTTTGCCAAAGACTATATGGGTCATGATGAATTTACTACATTCGGATATTATAGAGTTGTATTTGAAGCTGATCAACAAAAATTAACAAATGATTACAAGATTGTCCCTTTTAACTGGTTTGATGACAAAAGTAGGATTTCTGGCGATTATGAAGAGTTTATAAACCAGTCAGAGGAAAGAGTTATAGGAAGAAAAACTCCTGTAATGATGTTTGATAATAAAAAAAGAGTTATTCGAATTTTAAGAAATTTTAGTAAGTATTTAACTAAAGTTATTATTGATGATTATGAAAGATTTTTATCAATTAATCAAAAACAAATAAATAAAACTAAAAATATTTCTAGAATATTAAATCATCCTTTATTATATGACATGAAAACTAAAGGATTTGTTAATAAATGAGTTTTAAACACTTTTTAACTGAATCAAATGTTCAGAACTGGTATTTACCTCTTCATGAAACACTTGAAGAATCACTTCGTGGAAATAAAAATGTTTATAAATTATTTTCTAAGAATCCAACCTTACTTCGTAATAAACCCAGTCAAGATTCAGACATATTTAATTATGTTTATAAGCTGAAAACAAGAGCAAAGATTTTTGACCTTAAAAGAAAAGATCACGAAAGATTACTTAACGATTTAAGACCACCTGGAAGTGGTACATGGGCAAGTTTACCTTTATTAATATCTGATGTTAACTTTGCTGAAAAAATTAGAAGTATGGGTTACATTGGTATCTTAGAAAAATATGGAAATAAAAATACACTTTTTACATCAAAGCATATTTTACATGATTATTATGATGACTTCGAACTGGTTGTAGATAATACAACACATTTAACTGAACCAATGGGCAATATGCCGAATAAAATAAAAATGGACTTATTGGATTATGCAAACCATAACTCTTCTCTTGATATTTCTACAATTGAATGGTTAAGAAGAAATTATCAATATCCTGAAAGAAAAGTAAGATTATATCGTTTAATTAAGCTCAGCCATTACGATTTTGAAGATTTTTTTGAAAAAAGCAAAATTAACAACAGATTATTTAAGAATGACATAATTAGAATTAATTTGAAAAATCCTACTTCTTGGTCAACCGATGCAAGAAGTTCTAGGAATTTTTATCAAAAAATGAATACAAATATTTTATTCAAAGCAGATTTCAATTCAAAGGATATTCTTTTTGATTTTTCCGAATTAAAAACTAAATACTCTCATGAAAAAGAAATATTAATTAAACCTGGAATATATGATTTACAGGTTGCAGATATTATGGCTCCAGGTAAACAATTTGGGGCGTGGCATGCTTTAAATAAAGCGGGATATCACTTTATTAAAGGAAAAGGTTATGTTATTAGAAACACTTAGAAAACCATCCTTTATTTCTTATATAAGAAACAACGCATACCCCGATAAAGAAGGAAATAATAGAAATTCTATAGATGAATCTGATGTTGATTTTATTGAACTCGCGAGCCAATATGGATTTAAAAAAATAGGAATTGGATATAGATCTACTGTTTTTGGAAATCCAAAATATCCTTACGTGATTAAATTGTTTGTTCGCGATTACGGATATATGAAATATCTAAAATTTTGTATGGATAATAAAAAGAATCCTTACATGCCTAAAATTAGAGGTAAAGTAATTAAAATTAATAATTATATGTATGCTGTCAGATTAGAAAAGCTAATTCCATATGGAGATTTGCCTACTACTGACAAAGTAAAAATAGAATCTCTTGCTCAAATGCTATTTGATATTATGGAAAAAGGTAAAAATTTTGATGCATCATATCAAAATCTTATAAAATATACAAAGTCTAATAAAAACCTTATAGATATCAGAAATGTTGTAGAATTTTTTATGAACAATAATCTAAAATTAGATCCAATAGTATATAATTTTATGAAAAGGCCTAATGGAGATATTGTTATAACAGATCCTTTGTTTGGATATTTTAAGGATAAAAAAATTGATCCTAAAAACCTTGATGATATCAAAGGAATTTTTTAATGTATACTACTTTTAAAGAATTTTTAACAGAATCATATATTCAAAATTGGCTATTGGTTTAAATTTTAAAAATAAAAAAGAAATAATATTTGAAGAGCTTATTAATGATAAATGAAAACTTGTCTAAACCTGAATTCATTAAAAAATTCAAGGATAGTCTTAAACCACACAATGATAAACCAGGGCCAGGAAACCCCAGAGACTTCACTTGGTCAAATGATGATGTTGTTTCAAAAATTGATATTCTGGATGTTGCCAAAAAATATGGGTTTAGTTATATAGGCGGAGGGAAACAATCAACCGTTTTTACTCACCCCAATAAAAAATATGTGATTAAGCTTTTTGGCCCAGATGGTGGATATTTAAGATTTCTTAAATTTTGTTTAGATAATAGAGGAAATAAATATTTACCTAAAATTAGAGGTAAAGTGATTAAAATTAATAATAATGTGTTTGCAGTAAGATTAGAGAAACTTACTCCTTATGATCATAAAGCATACGCAACTCAGTTTTTTAATATGTGTATAGACCCTGAAATGTATTTAGACGGTGAATTAAATGATGAAATGACGATTATTAAACCACCGGAACAAAATAAAGAAGCTGCTAATGTAGCTAAGTTTCTTGTTAAGAATAGAAACTTAAAGGATTTTCAACACTATGGAAATATTATGATGAGAGGTCGTGAACCGGTTCTTATTGATCCTCTTTATAATTACTTTAGAAATAATGATTATACAATTGATCCATGGGAATACAAAAACATGGAAGGTTTATTTTAATGAAATTTAAATCATACTTAGCATAACTCTAAATTCATAAAAATTTAGCATAAATATTTGTATGCTTTACGCTTTACCTAAAATAACATACAATAAAAAACTATCTACAAATATCTTAACGAGAGCAGATATCATTCGTTCCCTGCTTGTTAAGTATAAGATTTTTTTTGATTACGTAGTAAAAGATGGCGAAATGCCAGATACTATTGCTTACGATTATTACGGTCAAAGCAAATATGAATGGTTAGTATGTATTGTCAATAACATTTATGACATTCATTCTGACTGGTTAAAGGACACAAATCAGTTTTACTCATACTTAAAAAGCAAATATGAATCAATACCTTATACTAAAATAACAACACACCATTATGAATATACAGGAATTGGCGGAAATAATTCAATTGATATAGCAAGACGCAACTGGAAAATGACCCCCAAAACTTATGATACACTTGATGAAATTGAAAAATCTGGTTGGACTGCGGTAACAATTCATGAAGAAGAATTTCGCCTAAATGAAGCTAAAAGAAATATCAAACTTATATCAAATGAATATCTAAAACAAATCGATAGAGAATTAAGGGATCTTTTCTAATATGAGTTCAGACCCCAATTCAACGTCAAGAAGAGCTTCTAGTTCTGTAGGATCATCTCGCTTTCCTTTAAACGAGCAGCTTGATAATTTTACAATGTTAAGATTTGTGGAATATTCAAGAACAACGCCGGCAGATGAAATACAATCAAGAACCACAAACACTATATCACTGCCTCTGCCGGTTCAAGTTCCTGAAGTAAATCAAATCAAATCAAACTCATATGATGCAGGTATTATTGGAAATTTAGAATCATTTACTGATACTGTTTCAGGTACTTCGGTATCGGACCTCGTACAGCGCGCACAAGGCGAATATGCCAGCCTGTCTGCCAAAGATATAGCAACTGGTATTGCTCTTGCTCCAGGCCGCTTCGGTGATGACAGGGTTACTGCTGCACAAGTTACAGCGGGCGTAATTAAAAACCCTCATACGGTTGCGTTCTTTGACGGGGTTCAATTAAGGGTTTATAATTTAACCTGGAGATTTTCTGCTAGGTCAGAACAAGAAGCAAATGAAATTAATCGGATTGTAGGAACTATTCGAGAAAGAATGCATCCAGCAGAAAGCTTTTCAGGATATGCATTGGACTATCCAGATCTTGTATTTGTAGAATTTCAGGGTCCAACTGCAGAATATTTACCTAAATATTATAGATCGTTTATTAGTTCTATGAGTTTTCAATCTTCTTCTGGAGATGGCATGGTTTTATATTGGAATGGTGCTCCTGTTTCTGTAGAATTAAGCCTTACATTCAATGAAACAAATATTGTTACAAGAGATGTAATTCAGAATGGATAATTTTAAACAATACTTAGAAGAAGCTAGAATGGCTCCACTGTACCATGGAACGAGTTTAGAAAATATTGAAGAAATTTTAAACAATAATGTTTTGAAAATTTCACCTAAATTCAAAACATTAAGTTTCTCTAGATCAAAACGCTATGTTCAAAACATACATCATTTACTTTTAGAATTAGATCAACATAAAATTTCACAAACATACAAAATAAAGCCATATAATTGGTATAATGATCATGATGGTGGTGATCACAAACCAAAACATACCAGATTTACTAAGGCACAAAAAAGAAATGAATATGAAGAAGAAATATATAAAGATCTTAAACCATTAAATAAATATCTCGTAGCAATATATTTCCCAGGAAATGTTCATGATGCGATTTATGGCAGTGGATGGTTAGAAAATGTAGCATATGTAGTAGAAACATACTGTAAAAAATATAAAATACATTTAGAATATTATAATGTAAATTGGTATTAAAGATAAATGACGACACAACCAGGTAGAGAATACAATAAAAATCAAACAAGTTATGGCAGTAGAACAGGTAAATCTGGTGCAAGGCCAGTTGTTACTGTTCCTATAACAGTTAATCGAGTTGAAACTTCTCCAGAAAACCCTCATTATATTGATGAACAAGAAAGTCCTCACGTTCTAACCGGTGCAGGAGATGGTATTCCCAATGTAAACCCCGGTACTCCAAATCAAGTATGGGGATACACTTCCGAATCTGGAGCTTCTGTTCAAATTAATGGTGGTCCAGGTGGAGAAACTATTACATTAAACCATCCTGAAGGAGCATCTTTACAAATAGATCCAGATGGTTCTGTCTTTCTTACATCTAATTCAAGAAGAGGTATTGGTGTATCAGCCCCAGGAGGCGACGCCTATCTTTCTGCTTCTGGAGATGTTGTTGTTCGTGGTTCAAATTTAAGTATTGAATCATCCGGCTCACTAAATTTAAATGCTGCTGGGCTTATGAATATTACTGCTGATGCAATAAAAATATCAGCAAACCAATTAGAACAAACTATTGATGGTTCCGTTTCTACAAATATTACACAAGATCAGGTTGAAATTATAGGGGGTATTAATCGACAAGTTGTCGCAGGTGATAATCGTTTACAGGTTTCTTCTGATAATATTTTAGATGTTGGTGGCGCTGATACTTCAAGAATTGAAGGCGATTCTTCATTACAGGTAACAGGTAATATTACGCAACAATCCGAAGGCAATTTTGGTCAGTATTCAAAAGGAAATATGACTGTTGTTGCTGAAGGAGATGGTATTTTTGGTTCAGTTGGTGAAGCACAATTTGTTTCTGATAGTGATACTAAAGTATCTGGCGCTTCTTCGATTGATATAGCATCACCAGATACTAAAGTTTCTTCAGAGGGTGAGTTAAATCTTCATGCTGGTGGTGAAGCTATTCTAACTGGGTCTTCCTCTACTGTTTCTGGATCAACGGTCACACTTGCCACAGGAACATTGATTGCTCCAACACCATCTGGGTCAACCGGACCTATTGGATCTAGTCCTTCTGGCACAGTAAGTTGTCCTAATATAGAAGATACGACACCGGCAGAATACCCAGAAGTCAACGATGTTGTTGATAGTATGACTTCGGCTAGGAGATATCCACAATATCCAATGAATGGTATTCGGCAATCGGCAGATTCTGGTGGGATTCATCTTGTATCACACGATTATACTCCTCAAGCAGAAGAAGTTTATCAGGAATATTCATCACCAAATAGAGGTTCTACAAATCCACCACAGAGAGATTCATACGGATCAATTCCTGAAGTTTCTCCAATGAATAGACCAAATGGTATTCAGGGGTCAGACCCTGGAATATCAGTCCCAGCAAGAGGAAGTACTGGTACATTAATTAGCCGTAGATTTACATTAGGTGAAATTATTAATGCAAGACATTCCCATAATATACCATCTTCAATCTATGAACAAATTGTTCGGGAACATATTTATGCGGCATATAATGTATTAGATCCTATCCGTGAAAGATTTCCTGATGTTATCATTACTTCTGCTTATAGATCTAATAGTAGTAACCATAGAACAGGCAGAGCGATAGATTTAGTTGTTCAATCAAGATCTTTAACAACACACGCTGAAATTGCAGCCTTTGCTCGTGATAATTTACCAGTTGACCAAGTATTCCTGGAAAGAAATACGTCTGGAAGAACACATGTTCATTTAAGAGCTTCTAGAGGAGGTGGAAGCCCTTCAGTATTAACATGTGGTGATCCTAGATGCCGTTCTAGAACAGCAGGTATTAGTGTTGATTATCTTGTTAGAAGAGGCGTTAGAAGAACGTAATGAGCTCCTCCTTTAAAGAATATCTTGAAGAATCACGTATGGCACCTTTGTATCATGGGACTCCATTATATAGAGGCCGTAGTATATTAATGAGTAATATTCTACAAGCCAAAAACGAAGCATTTGAAAAACGTGATCACCCATTTTATGGAAAAAAATGTGTATCAACCACCAGAAGTTTGAAATACGCAATAAAATTTGTTGAAAATTATGAAAACGCAGAAAATATAGTAGTATTTGAGTTTGATCAGAGAAAACTAGCACAAAACTATAGAATAAAACCTTTTAATTTTTGGAATAGCTATAGACTTGGAAATACTGAATATGAAGAAGTTATTTTGGGTGACATTAGAAATGTAAATTCATATATTACTAGAGCTTATATTCATAATAGCCCAACATATAATGAAGATGATTTACCAGAACTCTTAAATCTTCTTAAGAAAAAAAGAATCCCAGTAATTGAAATGAATTTTCGTGGGGTATAAATGACATTTAAACAATATTTAGAAGAAGGTAGAGGCGGATTTTTATATCATGCTACAACTACTATAAGAGTTTACAAAATATTAAAAAAAAATAAGATGTTAGGCGGTACATACGATCTTCATCGTATGCTTAATAATAAGAAACAAAAAAGAAATATATCATTTACTCGTTCGCTAAAATATGCTTTATCTGGTCATTTTGGAAACATTATACTAGAATTAGATCAGAGAAAATTAGCACAACGTTATAAAATCGTTCCTTATAGTTTTTTTACTCAAAGAGGTCGTGGTATACCCGGTGAGGGGGTTAGACCAAATGATGAATTTGAAAATCAATTTGAAGAAGCAGTTCTAGGTGATATTAATAATGTAGATAAATATTTAACTAAAATAATACTTAATGATTATGAAGAGTTTAAAAATTATTCTGGTATTGAATTGGGTACAATATTAAAACATCCTTTATTATATGATATGAAAACAAAAAGGTTTGTAAATCAATAATGTCTGAAAGAGCTCAGCAAGATCAATCTAGAAGTGAACAATCTGATAATACTATTTCGTTAGATCCAGATGGAATGGCACAAATTCAAAGGGGGTTTGGGCCAAGACCATCTTTCTTCGGGGATCTTACATTAAATGGTAGAACAAATGGCTTTTTTCAGGCTGCTTCAACTGCCGCCAATTTTTCAGGTCAGCTTTCTCGTATAAGATCAGGTAAAACCGTTCGTAAAAAAACAAGTCCTAATACTGAAGAAGATTATGGTTTGTCCGATGAAATTATGGAAGATATTGTTAAATTAGCAAAATATATTGCATCATATGGAAATGTCAGTCAGTCTTCGGCTGAGGATTTTCTTATTATTCTTTGTTTAATTGAAGATATTGAAGACCTTAAACTTATTTCTGAAGTAATTGATTTACCTGATTTGAACAATCCAGATCTTCTTTTAAAGCCAGGTGAAATATTAGCAGTACAAAATCTTTATAAAATTGCATTTCTTGCCTCTGCTGTTGAAGCAATACTTAAAAAATTCGCACGCTTTTTAAAGACTGCTTCTAATATTGTAGATAATCAAGAAGAGTCTGATGATAATACATTCTCTAATTTAGCCGGAATGTTATCTGGTTTAGTTGGATCTTTAACTGGAGGTTTATCAGGTTCAGGAGGTGGTTCTGTCCGACTTCAAAACGCAGACGCTTCTTCCCTAATTGGTCATTTTCTTTCTGAATTGACTGAGGGAGCAAGAATTCCAATGAATGTTATTGCCAGAAATCCAACATTGATGCCTCCTAGCTGGATTGGTCAAACAATGCTTGGTGAATCCTCAACAGCTTTAAATCATACGGATATTAATAGTCTATTGCCACGAAGAATTGCTGCATTCCCAAGAGCAACCAATGGTTCAGCCTCACAATCATTTTCGATGGCTAATGCATCATCAATGTCAGGATCTTTTAATTTAAGCGGAATTATAAGCGCCCTTAATTTTCCATCAGGAGCTAATTCATCTGGTCAACAGGCAAGATTATCACAAATGATTGATACTGTCAGAAATATAACAGGCGCATCAGAAACTGAAACATTCCAGGTAAATCGGGCAGATACTGCTATACCATTACAAATTGCTTTGTCAGCTTGCCATTCAGGAACTGAACAAAGCCCTTATTCTTCTCGTGTTTTTGAGGATGGATGGCAATTAAGTAATGCCGTTCGGAATCACATGCAAAACACAGATCCCGAACGGCTTAGAGTTGAAACATCTTTAAGCTAAGCTTACTGTAACTTCATGATTTAAAGATTTCAACGAATCAATAAAGCCCAATGTATATTCAATTGAAGTTTTTCTAGTTATAGCCTTGCTTACTCCGGCATCAACAGAAGAAATACTTTCACTTTCAATTAAATATGGATAAAATTTTTCACTAAATTTTAACCATTCACCTAAATAATCGTCCTGAAATTTAAAAACTTTTACAATATATTCATTTTTAGATGAATTATCCCGAACCTGAACATGAAATTTTCCCTGTTTCATGTTAAATATCCTTCCAATAAGTGTCTCGAATGATATATTGATCATTTTCATCTTTGACATTCAGAACAAAAATATTATCCTGAAACAAAAGAATTCCTTTAATTATGCCAACAAAAAAAGAAATTGCCGCAATCATATTGATATTATCATTTACTCCATTTACAATGGGCAATTTCCATATAATTTTATCATCAGCGATATAAACAAATTCATTTGTGGAAATATTTTTCACAAACTCAATTTTTTCAATTTTTTTAGTCATGATATAATTCCTTTCACTGAATTTCCGGAATGTCAAATTCATCTTCATTACATTCATTTAGAATTTGACAGGTAGAACCACCCTTTTCAATTCCTTCTGCTAATCCAATAAAAAATGAAATAGCCATTGCTCGAGCAACATCGTAACTATTATTAACATTTGGATCATATGAAAAATCCCTTCCTTCTTCTTCATTTACAAGGATACTAAATTTATTTAGATTCGGGTATTTAACAAGTTCAATCTCGGTAATCATAACATAAATCCTCTCTTAAGTTAAAGTTTCCACCAGTTTCCTGAGAAATGCACATCTAGCTTCGATTATTTTATACATTAAAAAATAACAGAAGTAAACATACTTTTTTAGTAATGATGAAAATATTTCCAACCCATTTGATTATTCAAAATTTTAATGATTTCTTTTCCAGTATCGGTAAAAAGAAGACCCAATTCCCAAACCCATTGATCAATACATTGTGAATTATGAAAAACTTCACCATCTGTCATCCAACGGATGGCTGTTTCATAATCGTCTGCGCCCGCTTCCATTATATCCTGAATAGAATTGTGAAAGTTAGTGAGAGCACGTTCTTTTTCAAGCCGTTCTTGCTCTTGAGAATCTGCAAAAGCTACTCCAAGACGATCCCATTCTTGTTGCTTTTGATCAGGCGTCATGGAATTCCAACGCTTCATGCCATACACACCCGGGCGATTTCCATAAGCATCTTTGTGGTAATCACTATAAAGTTCATCACTATAATTGTACATTATCTAATCTCCTTTAGTTTGGTGATTATTTCAGGCTTGTAAAACCCATATAAATTTTTTACGAAACTTTTTTCTTGGCTTCTTCATCAAGTTGGCGCCAATATTTAGATAGACGCATTGTTCCTTTACAATTGCGAATCATCCAGTATGACTGTTGTTTTTCAGATAGCTTACCAAACCGTTCATAATAAGAAGCCATAGAAGTTCCCATACGAGCATCTGCAGGCTGAAACCCACGAAGGTTTGAATGTTTTGTTTTCTCTTCAATTTGTTCATCTTGAGTCTGACGATTACGAAGATGAACAAGTGCACGACCAATTACACGCATACGAATCTCTTCGTTATTAAGCATTTCATTCAATTTTTCTTTGGTCACTATGTTAGTCATAACTAAGCCCCTTGGCTGAATGTGGTTTGTTTATACCGCAAAAAAATGTGTTTGTAAACAGCTAATATAAATAATTATATGGCTAGCACACTTTCTTTTCAGGATGTTTCTCCTGCATTATTAAAACAATCTTTCATAACCTATCTGCAAGGTCAAGATAGGTTTAAAGATTATAATTTTGAAGCATCAAATTTATCAGCTCTTTTAGATGTTTTAATACAAAATACGTCTTTTCAGCTTCATTACCAAAATATGATTGGTTCAGAGGCATTTTTAGATTCTGCTCAATTAAGATCATCGATTGTTTCTATAGCAAAAGAGCTTAATTATACGCCGTCAAGTGCAACAAGTGCAAAGGCGGTTATAGATATAAGTGTTTCTCCTGGCGATGCTCCTGATACAATTACAATTCCTAAAAATTATGCCTTTAAAAGTTCTTTTAATGGTACTACATATGATTTTCTGACGGATCAATCTTATGTGATTAAAAATAATAATGGAAATTATGTAGCCAATAATATAACTGTTCATGAAGGTCTTTTGGTTACTGAATTTTTTGATATTGTTTCTTCAACATCAAATAGAATTACGACATATACGAGTGATTTTGTTCTTCAATCAGAAAATATAGATATTAATTCAATTGAAGTATATATTGTAGAAAATGAAATCGAAACAAAATATAAAAAAATAGATAATATTTTTAATATTGATGGTAGTTCAGAAATATATTTTATTCAAGCTTTCGGAGAAAATCAATATCAATTAGTATTTGGTGATGGTATATTTGGTAAAGCTCTCTCAAATAATCAAACAGTTAAAGTTACATATAGAGATACAATTGGTACAAATGCAAATAATTTAACTGGATTTACTAAAGGCTCCGCAATTCAGGGCTATTCCAATATAACGGTGTCTACGCAAACTAGATCTTATGGTGGTTCCGATAGAGAATCAAATAACAGAATTAAATATATCGCACCAAGATATTTTTCTGCACAAGATAGAGCGATAGCTAAAAACGATTATTCTGCACTTCTCCTAGCGAAGTTTCCTGAAATTGAGGCTATTAATGTTTTTGATGGAGAAGAAATTAATGTTTTTAACACTGTAATTTTATCGGTAAAGGTCCAGGGTTCAGAATTTTTACCCAATACTCTAATTGATGATATTAAAGAAACAATTAGAAATAAAAATTTCATGGTTAAAACCCGAGTATCTCCATTGGATTATTATTATGTAGGATTTAATACAAATATTCTTTATGATTCTTCTGCTACTCAAAATTCGGCAAATGAATTATCTTCACTTATCACAAATAAACTTGTTGAATATAATACAATTACAAACAATCAATTTAATCAAGAAGTTTATTTATCTAGAATTGAAGAAGACATAAACTCTGTTGATAAAGCAATTCAATCAAATGATACACGAGCAACTCTCATTAAAAGAATTATTCCTGTATTAAATCAAAATACAACATGGTCTTTATCATTTGTAAAAAACCTTCAAAAAGGTACTTTCGTTTCAGATTATTTCTCTTATAGAGACGATGATGATATAATTTATTCCGTTAGAATTAAAGATAATGGATTAGGTCAATTAAATATTTCCTATATTTCAAATGGTGAAGAAGTTATATTAAAATCAATTGGAACTATTGATTATGATAAAGGATCAGTTTCCTTTACTCTCCCAGTCCAATCTTTTAATGGTTCTCACATAAACCTTTATTCATATCCATCATCTAGGAATATTTGTGTAACAAACAATAAGTTTATTATACTCGATTCATCTCAATTTACATTTACATACGAAAATTGTTAAATTTAACTGACGTTCATACACAAGTAGAAACACAATTTCCAGAATTCTATTCAGAATTTGGTCCTTCTTTTATTGCATTTGTGGAAGTCTATTACAAATGGATGAAAGAGGAAAATCTCAATACATCTGAAATAGGTTTCTTGGATGTATTAGATATCGATAAAACGCCAGACGGTTTTTTAGAATTTTTTAGAAAACAATATATGGTTAATGTACCAAATGAGATATTGGGAAATCAAAGACTTCTACAAAAACATATTCTAGACATCTATAGATCTAAAGGATCCATTGATGGGTTAAAAGTACTTTTTCAGCTTCTTTATAATGAAAAGCCAAAACTCTATCTTCCCAGGGATGATATTTTTACGACTTCCTCTGGCGATTGGACAATTGATCAGTACTTTGAAATTGAAAATAAAGAAATAAATTCATCCCTGGAAGGCAAAGTTATAAACGGTGAAATATCTGGTGCAACAGCTTATGTTCAGGCCTATTCTCAAATCATTTATAATGGAAGAAAAAATTTTGTTCTTTATCTTTCAAATATATCAGGCACATTTACTCTTTATGAAAGAATTTATTCAGATTATTCAGAATTAAAAAATTCTCCTAAGATACTTGGGTCTGTAAGTAAAGTAGGAGTTACCTTTTCAAACAATGGTTTTTCTAAAGGTGATGTTGTATGGGATGAAGATGATGAAAGATTGAGATTTACCATTACAAATGTAGATCCAAATACTGTTGCTGGTGTTCTATCGCCGAGTATAGTAAATCAAGGTTCTGGTTATACGACAGAATTTACTGAAACAGCACTTGTAAAAAGAGATGTAGGTCATCCTGGTTCTGATGCTGAATTCGTACCAGTTATTACACCAACCGGTACATTATCATTATCACCTATATTAATTGCTCCTTATGCAAACACTAATTTAAATGCAGCTGATTATGGAATGAATGCAAATATTACCACTGATTCAACAACCATACTTGAGGATACATTAAGTTATTCTGATTATGATGTTGGATTTATTTCATCGATTAATACATTAAATGATGGAACCGGATATGAAAATATTGCCGATATAGAATTTGTTGATACAGTTGTTTCAACACTTGGTTTTGTTGATGAGGACGATGATACAATTCTAGGAAATAATGCTCTCGGGATCGCAAACCCTTCATTTGGATCAAATAGAGCAACTGAGATATCAGTTCAGGATAGTTTACTCGGATATAATAACGGGGATCCTATCAACCTTACTGACGGAATTAAATCTGTAGTGGGAAATCTCGTTTTAGCCCCTATCGGTCATACTGCAGGATATTATAAGGATAGAAATGGTTTTCTGAGTGATAATAAATTTTTAATCGATAGTAATTATTATCAAGATTTCTCATATGATATTCGATCAACTATACCATTTAACAAATACGAGAATATTTTAAAGAAAATACATCATCCCGTAGGATCAAGAATGTTTGGTAATTATATAAGTGAAAACGAAAGTGAAACCACAAATAAGATTTCTTCCAGCATGTCATTTACCGAAGTATAAATATTTTAATGAAATACATACCACAACTTTTAACTGATATGATTGTCTCCAGTAATACTGGTTTAGAACATTTACACGTTGTTATCGGTGATCATAAAGATTTTGCCAATAATAGGTCAGATGATTTAACAAAAAGAAATTTCATTTTTGGTAAAAAAGTCAAAGAAGAAGATTATTACCCAGTTGTAAAAAGAAATAATTGGACTTCTGGAACAGTTTATAATAATTATAAAAATAAAGATAATAATGATTTTCATGTAATTAATTCGTCAAGACAAGTTTACTTATGTATTTCAAATAATAATGGAGTTGAAAGCACAGTTCAACCAACTGGAGTTTCAAATACACCTTTCCAAACATCTGATGGTTATGTCTGGAAATATATGTTTACTGTTACAAGCGCAGATCTTTTAAAATTTGCTACTGATGAATATATTCCAGTTAAAAATAATGCAAATGTTGTATCAAATACTGTTTCAGGATCTATTGATCATATAGATGTTGTTGATGGGGGTTCAAACTTTTTAGCATATAATACTGGAACGATTAAACAAGTTATAAGTAATAGAATTTTAAAATTAGATGATAGCGCCTCAAATACTGCTGATTATTATAATGGATCTTCATTTAATGTGACTAATGGAACAGGATTAGGCCTTATAAGATCAATCGATAATCATTTCGCAAACACAACTGGCAAATACATTGAATTTTCTTCAAATGTATCTGTATCTACAGATAGCGAATATATTATTGGCCCTAAAGTAACTATCTCTGATAGGGAAGGAACTGGTTTTGAGGGTTATACTACAGTTAATTCAAATAATGAAATTGATGAAATTGTTGTAGCAAATACAGGTTCAGGCTATATTAATCCATCAATAACAATAACAACAGCAAATAATACTGGGGCAAATACAGCCTTTGATATAAAAAATGCTCCTAGATCAGGACATGGTGTTAATGTTTCTCAAGAATTGAATAGCAATACTTCTGTTATTGTTGTTGAATTTGCAAATACAGTATCAGATTTATTACCAAATGATCTTGATTACTATTCCACACATTTGGTCTACGGGGCAAATACCGATAGCAGCCAACAAAATACAGCTAACTATGGAATTCTTTTAGGCGTTTCTAATACATATTCTGTCGATGATCACATCACCGGTGGAACGTCGAATGCAACTGCATATGTATATTACTCAAATTCTACTCATATAGCTGTAAATGATACAGTCGGTACTTTTTCAAATGGCGAAACAATAACAAATGAAAGTAACGTTTCTTCTACTATAAATATTATACAAGACAGTGATGTAGAAGTTAGTTCCGGAACAATACTTTATTCAGTAAAACATGAAAATGGAATTGATCGCAGTCTTTATACATTAGAAAGTTTTAAACTAATACTTAACGGTCAAGATGACAACTAAATTAACAACAGATCTTTCTCAGTCTCCTTATTATAATGACTTTGATGATGAGAATAACTATAATAAAGTTTTATTTAAACCATCTGTTTCTGTACAGACAAGAGAATTAAATGAAATACAATCTATTTCTCAAAATCAAATAGGTAAGATATCAGACCATATATTTAAAGATGGTTCTGTTGTTGATGGTGTTGCTCTTACATATAATTCAAATCAAAGATTTGTTCGCTTAGACAATACGTTTGATTCGAATACAGTAGCAACAATAGATATAATTGGCGAAGATACAATCCTCGTATCTAATAATGGTGTCAGAGCTGTTCCAGTTCTCAATGTTAAAGGTTATGAATCAACATATCCTGATACGAATGTTGTTTATGTAAATTATATTTCGTCTGGTTATGATGAAGCGAACAATGAAATAACCGAATTTATATCAGGTGAAACACTTACTCTTTATAGTAATAATCAATCAAAACTTGGTACTCTTGATGCTAATAATGTAGTAGATACAATATCTGCTTATACTGCCAACGCCGAAACTTCAACAACAGGTGGTGGTTATACTGTTACTTGTTCTGATGGTATTATCTATCAGAAAGGTTTTTACATTAATGTTGATAGACAAACCGCTGTTGTTAAAAAATATGATGCAAATACAACCAATTATATAATTGGGTTTGAAACAGATGAAGATATTATCACTGCACTTCAGGATGAAAAACTATATGATAATAGTAATGGCCAACCAAACAACACTGCTCCAGGAGCTGATAGGCTTAAATTAACTCCAGTTCTAAAAGCTTATGATAGAACAACTCTTCCAGCAGATTCTTCTTTCTTTGCTGTAGCAGAATTTAATGATTTCACTGTTGTTGAACAACATAATGATGCTTCATATGATCGTCTCGGTGATGAAATTAATAAAAGAACATTTGAAGAGTCTGGCGATTATACAAAAAAGCCTTTCCCAGTCGAAACACTAGTAAATGCCAATAATGAATTACTAACTTATCAAGTCGGTTCTGGTATTGCATATATTAAAGGAAACAGAGTAGAATTTCTTTCTACTAAAGATGTAGAAGTACCGCGCGCCACACAAACTGCTGAATCTCAGGCACAAATCGTTACGGCAAATTACGGTAATTATGTATTCGTGAATGAGGTTGCTGGTACTTTTGATGCAGATGATTTTGGAGAAGTTAATCTTTATGATGCTGCCCAAAATTGTTTATCGGAAGTTGAAGGTTCTGGTGCAGCCCCTTCAGGATCAATCGTAGGTACTGCAAACGTTAGAGCTATAATTTATAGTTCAGGCACTAAGGGTACTCCTGATTGTACATATCGCTTATATCTTTTTAATATTAAAATGAATTCTGGTAAATCATTCAGCCAGGATGTTAAATCCATCTACAAAAATGGTGATTTCGGCCATGCTAAGGCTGATATAGTATTAGAAAATAGCAAAGCTGTCTTAAAGGATACTTCTTTAAATTCATTAATTTTTGACACTGGCTTAACAAGCATTAAAAGATTAACTGATTTAAACGGAGTCAATGATACTCAATTTGTTTATAGAGATAGAACAACTGCTACTTTAACTGCTAATGGCCAAATAACTGTTACAATTAATACTCCTCATGCAGGTGGTTCTCATAGACTAAATAATTCTGTTGGTGTATTATCAGAAGTTAATGAACTTCGTTATGATATTGCTTTATCACAGGAAGCATATTCCGCAAATCAGGCAGGAACAATTACTTTTTCAGGAAATACTGCAACTGGTTCTGGTACTTCCTTTGATACAGATTTTTCTGCCGGTGATTATATACGTATTCCTTCAACGGCAGATGTTCGTAGAATTACAGCAATAGCAAATAGTACATCTCTTTCAGTTAATGCAAATACAACTGGTTCTTCAGTAACTTATCAAAGATATTTCCCACAGGGTCACATATTTGATTTAACTAACGCCAATAATACAGTTGAAGTTTTAAGTAATACTCAATTTACTGTCGATACCGATGTTGATGTTTTTGATTCAGGAACACAATCTGTTTATGCAACATATCCTGTTCTTAGAACTCAAGCTACAGCAAAAACAAAAAATATCAGGAAAGATAGATATGTTAAAATTGATTGCTCTACTGCTGGTACGACTGGACCGTACAATCTTGGCATTGCAGACGTTACGAAACTTAGCGCTGTTTATGTTGGAACTGATTACCTTGAAACAAATCCTGACAGAAAGTCTTGGTTTATTCTTGATTCAGGACAAACCACAACACAATATGGCCATGCAAAACTAATTATAAATCCTATCTATGCGGATAAAATAACGTCGTCCACCAGAATTCTTGTTAAATTGAATCATTTTGAGGCGAGCACTGCCGCCGGTATAGGTTTCTTTAGCGTTGATTCTTACCCAATTCGTGGCCCAGAAGATACTTCAAATTCTACAAACATTGAAATTGGTGAAATACCAACATTAAATGGGCAGGATGTAAGGGATCTTGTTGATTTTAGACCGCAAAAAATCAATACAGCGAATAGTGCTACATCAATTGCAAATGCTACAGTAAACCCATCAATCGCAAATTCTAGCTTTATTATAACTGGAACAGGCAGCTATCTTGTAGAGCCTGATACAAATTTCCAGGCAGATGTTGAATACTATCTTCCTAGAATTGATTTAATATCAATAACTAAAGAAGGCGATGTTAATGTTACTCAAGGTGTTCCTTCACAAAATCCAAGAACACCAATTAAAGCACCAGACTCTTTAACAATTGCATCTGTACAGGTTCCTGGTTATCCTTCCCTTTCTACAAGAGAAGGCGAAGCATACAAAAGAAATGATATAAAAACTAAAATAGAACTCTTTAAAACTCGTGGATATACCATGAGAGATATTGGTGTTCTTGATAGAAGAATTACATCCCTTGAATATAATTCATCTCTTAACTTATTAGAACAATCCGCAAAAGATTTATCTATACCGGATGAAAACGGATTAGATCGCTTTAAAAGTGGTATTTTTGCTAATCCTTTTATTTCTCATAATCTTGGTAGAGTTAATGATGTAGAATATAAAATAGCAATCGATGAAACTAATGCGGTTGCAAGACCATTTTTCGATAAACACACAATAGATTATAAGTATAGCACAAGTTTATCTTCTGGTGTTCAAGTTACTGGATCAATTATTACACGGCCTTATACAACGGCTGTTATGGCATCCCAGCCCTATGCAACAAAAATAAGAAATTGTACTGAAAGTTTTTGGAAATGGCATGGTCAATTAAATCTCTATCCTGAATTCGATCATCACAGGGATGAAGAACTAATCCCAGCCGTTAATATTGAGCTTGATATGGCAACCCCATGGGAAGAGTTCGCACAAACACCATTTGCTATGACATTCGGTGATTGGAGAACAACCGCTTCTCAGACAGATGTTATTGGAAGAAATACTAATAACTTTGGAGCGGGTATAACTACAACCACTACGACTAGAACTACGTCAACACAGCAAAGAACAAATCAAGGCCTTCAGGTTGATGTAACTTCCAGAGAATATAATCTAGGTTCTTTCGTAAAAGACGTAAGTTCAAACCCTTATATTCGTAGCCGCGTTATTGCTTTTGCTGTTACCGGCTTAAAACCAAATTCAAGATATTATACTTTCTTCGATAAGGTAAATGTTTCTGAACATTCAGCACCTGGAGAATTGTCAGGGCAAAATGATTTTCTTCAAGGCCAAGAAAATCAAATAATTAATCGTACAGGAGATTACGGGGATGATATTGTATCTGATGCCAGCGGTAATGTTTATGGTGTATTTAGAATCCCTCAGAATGAATTCAGAGTGGGTGACAGAGAATTTATTATCGCCAACGTGGATAACATTGTAACTTCTCCAGAAGCGGCCACATCGTCAGCCAAGGCCATTTATACCGCATCTAATTTAGCTGTTACTTCACAGAATATTGATATCACAACACGTGAGCCATCAATTTCAACCGCAACTAATATTGAGACAAATACAACAACTAGTATTAACTCTAGATCTACAACAACATGGTTTCCGCCGCCACAAAATAATTTCAATATTCAAAACGAAGATTCGGGGGATGAAGGCGGTCGTGACCCCTTAGCTCATTCATTCTTAACCGTTTCGCCTGGATCTCCTACTCTATTTATTCCTCAAATTGGTCTTTATTTTAGAGATAAAGATGAAACTCTTGGAATGAATGTTTATCTTATGGAAATGAGCTATAATTTCCCAGATAGTTCTAAAATTATAGCAAAGGCTCATTTAAAAGCCTCTGATATTAATACTTCCACAGATGCAAGTGTAGAAACAATCTTTACTTTTGAAAATATTGTTCCTTTAGCTTCAAACAAATATTATTGTTATCAGGTAAAGCCAGACGGTAACTCTCCAAACTATACAATTTGGATGAGTGCTATTGGGCAAAATGATATTAATACAGGCCAACAAGTTTTCTCAAATCCTTACATGGGTGTAACCTTTATTTCTGCAAATGAAATGACATATACACCAATTCAGACTGAAGATCCTAAAGTTAATATCTATCGCGCAGTCTTTACGACTGGAACTGGTTCTGCCTACTTCGAAAACGAAGATGATGATTATTTCACTGTTGACGGGATTAATAGAGCAAATTCCTCTATTTCCCCTCTCCCAGGTGATATTGTTTATACTGCAAATTCAACTGCGGTAGCTCAAACAGGAAATACCGATCCAGTTGGTTATATTCAATTAGTTGATGACGCAAATGATAAACTTATACTTGATTTGTCTTCAGGCGGATTTAGCGCAAATGATGATATTCAAATTCATAGACCTTTCATGAATAACCAGAGTGTAATCAATGCAAATACTCTTGTAGCAACAGCGACAATTGATAGCGTTGATAATGAGCAATATTCTATGGTTGTTCCTAGGTTTGCAACACTTTCTCCTTCATTTACCTCATTAACTTTTGGATTTAAGGGAACTGATACTTCATATAATATCGATGGAACATTTGAAACTGTTACAGAAGAAACTGAAAATGAATTCTTCGATAAAATGAGAATTGCTGTCTCAAAGTCAAATGAAGAGACAGAAATGTCTGGAAATAAATCATCAACATATAAAATTGATTTAAATACAGGAAATGATTACGTTTCACCTATGATTGATATGGTTCGTAAATCTTCATATCATATTGAAAATATTATTAATAACGATAATACAAACGAACATACTCGCTATGGTAATGCATTAACCAAATATATTTCTCCGCAAATAACTCTTAAAGACGGTCAGGATGCTGAAGATATTCAAATTTATATCGGAGGATATAAACCGCCTACAACAGAAATAGAGGTTTATGTTAAATTTCTAAATGGTGAAGATGGTGAATCTATTGATGATAAAGTATGGACAAAACTAAACTATACTTCAGGCGAAACACTTTTCAGTTCTACTGCGAATCCTCAAGACTTCAGAGAATTTGTATATGGTGTTCCTTCAACTGCCCCTGTCACGAATGGCGCTTTCTTAAATGAAAATAATTTTAATATCATAGAATATCAAGATACTTCTGACGGGATTTTTGTCGGATTTAAATCATTTATGGTTAAAGTAGTCCTTCTTTCTGAAAGTAAACTCATTGTTCCAAGATTAACAGATGCTAGAGCAATATGTCTACAGGTTTAATTAAAGAAAAAGAGGGGACTCTTTTAAATAACGATAAAAATTCTCTTAAGCTTTATAAAGCTCGTAAAAAAAGAGATAGATTTTTAGATCTAAAAATCAAAGAATTAAATGATAAATATAATAAAGCCTTAAAAAGAATAGAAAAACTGGAAAAACTGGTTAATGAGTCTTAATTACGCAAATGTAGATATATCAACAGATACTTTTACTACATTAATCACAAGAACAAACCAGCTTCTTGACGCCCTAAAAAATAATATAGTTACCGTAGATGCTAATACGGTATCAGGAAATACTGTCATTGATGGAACAATGACAATTAATGACCTATATGTTGATGTGATTTATGGCGGTGAATTTGGTAATACTCAGCCAATAGTATTTGCAAGTAATACAACATTTTCAGTTAATGCTACATTTTCCGACACATTAAATGCAGAAAATGTTGTTGCTAATTCAATAAGTTATACTGCAGCCGCAGCATCGTCAAACACAACCACAGAATTTTTAACAATGTCAGGAAATACTGTTACAAAAAATGATATTACTGGAATGAAGAATAGCCTAGGATTTGCAACCCTTCAAGAAGCAACTGAACAAGCAATCGTTTATGCGGTGATCTTCTAATGACAAAATATATTGGCAATAATCCAGTTCTTCCATTAGATCTTTCTACAAGCAATATCACAAATGCTAGTGATTTTACTGGTCTTGATTTAACGACTGTATTGGATGCGCTTAAGGTAACAACCGATGGTCATACCAGTGATATTAGTGGTAAAGCTAATACATCTCATACACATAATGCTGACGATATTAATGCAGGTACATTGGCTACAGCCCGAATTCCCAGTCTGGCTGCATCTAAAATTACCAGTGGCACTTTTAATGCTGATAGAATTCCAACTTTAGCACAGTCAAAAATTACTGATCTTGAGACAAATTTAGGAAATAAATTAGAACTATCAAATGTTACTGGCAAGCACACGATCTGGCTACCTGCTGGGGCTTGGGCACTTGGTGAAGCAAATCCTGTCCCAGAGGTGTCAGTGCCTAATGTGGCAAGTGCATTCGAGACGCCTGTACTGGCGTTTGATCCAACTGTTACTGAGTACAGTTGGGCGACCGTTAAAATGCCGAAGTCATGGGACGGGGCACCTTTTGAGTATCGAGTTATTTGGACTGCAACCAGTGGATCGGGCGGTGTCGAATGGTGGTTGGGTGGAAGAAGTTTTGCTGACGATGACCCAGTTACAGCGAGAGAGGCAGACGCCACTTCCACAGACACACTGATTGCTGCTAACGATATACATATGTCACCTTGGGCTACACCGACGCTCGCATCCGGTGACAGCGACGAGCTGCTCATGTTGCTTTTGTACAGATATCCAATCGGTGTAGCTGATACTTTGGCTACTGATGCATTAATGCTTGGCGTCGAAATCCGCTACACCACCAACGCAGCAACGGATGACTGATATGATGTACGCACTCTTCATTAACGGTGAGTTTCAAAGTACCCGTAGGCTGCCTGAACGCCCCCCACACATCCCACACAAAAATGTCGAATGGTATCCTGTAGGTACTTCCGCTACGACTGAAGTTGAAGCCGATGCCGGTTGGACCATTATATCCGATGAGGCTGTTGAAAATGTTTATGTTTCTCCGCCTCCCCCTCCTACGACGGACGATGTTACGGCCTATGCCGAGCAACTAATCGAAAACGGCGTAACAATCAACGTGACTGGCATTACGGCTCCGATCTATGTCCAGGGTCGCGCCAAGGATAAAGACAATATTGCTGGTTTGAAAGACGGCGCAGTGCTCCGGCAACTTCAGCAAGCACCTAGTGCATCGACGCAGTTCCGTGATGGTAACAACGTAATGCACACCTTGAACGATGCACAGCTTATTGAGATGTGGGCGAAAGGCGCGGCTTACGTTCAAGCGGTCTACGCTGTGAGCTTTGATATGAAGGACAATGATCCAGTCATTGCTGAAGACTTCCGCAATGATCCAAGATGGCCAGACCCGGACCAAACTAATGCTTAGAGTTAATCAACTTACTGGGTTTGGTGGCGGCAAAAGCATCTACAAAATCAAGCAGTCCGTACTGTTTAACAGTGTGTCATATTATCTGTACAGGACAGCTACTATCCCTGCTGGGGATAGAAGAAACTGGACATTTAGTTTTTGGGCTAGGCGAACTGCATTCACCGGGGTGCCTAATACTATACTCAGTTATGAGTTTAGCAACGCGTGGCGCGACCGTATTATGATGGGCAACGGGGGTGCCAACAGGTTCGCTTATTTCGGGAAGCATAATAGCGTAAGCGTTAGTCAAATTTATACGCCTGCGATAGTAAACGATATTTGGTATCATTGGGTGGTCGCCGCTGATACTAATAACGCTACAGCTTCAGAAAGACTGCGGTTTTATAAAGACGGAGTACAAGTTGCCACAACTACAACTGACCGGCTTTTAAATCAAAGCGAAAATACAGAAATCAATAGTAATGTTCCTTACGTCATGATTGGGAACCGTTGGAACTCTAATGGCGGAACCATCACCGATCCTGCGCTTTCGTATCTGGCAGAAATGATTTTCGTTGATGGCCAGACATTGGATGCTAACCAATTTGGCAGGACAAGAGGAGGTGTGTGGGTGCCGGAGCGCTACAACGGTACGTATGGAACGATGGGGTATCACCTTGACTTTGCAAACTCTGGTAACTTGGGCCTCGATATCTCTGGAAACGGTAACAACTGGATAAGCACGGTCCCAGTCGGAAACGTAAGCACAAGCATAGTTCCACCGTCATGAGTGAATTTTGTGCTGTCACATTCATAAAAAGTTGGAAGGAAATTAAGAATGTCAAAATATACAAGTTTTGAATCATATAGCGAAGTACCAGATATATCATCAACATACAAACTTGATGATGATTTAGTATGGCATATGGGATTTCTTAATGGCCCTTCAGTAACCATTCCAAAAGATTTTGTATTTGAGGTAACAATTCCAAAATGGGCATATTGGGTATTCCCATTTTTTATTCCTTTGTTTAATTGGGCCAGGAGTAATCAAGCATTTGTTCTGGCATCTTGTGTTCATGACTGGTTTTTAGAAACCGGCGCAGATAAACTCGTTTCTGCTGGTGAATTCAGAAGAGCTCTCTCAGCAAGATTAAAAGAAAACAGATGGACAATATGGCCTGCTTTTTTTGCTGTGTTTATTGTCACAGTGCCTAAAACGAAAGATAAATAATAACAAATGGCAAATTCATTCGAAAGATCAACAGAAAGAGCAGTAGGAACGGCAAGAACCAAAATAGGTTCTGATGTTGCTTCCAATACCGTCCATATTGTGTTTGGAGTTACTTTATCAAATATAACTGCAAATACTGTTAGTATTGATATGGAACATAGAGATTCCAGCAATAATTATACACATATTTTAAGTTCTGTCCCAATTCCTGCTGGATCGACAATTTCATTTGATGGTAAGATTAATTTGCTTGAAGGCGATAGCCTTAATGTTACTAGCACAACAGCAACAAGTGTTGATGTAATTGTTAATTATCTGGAGCAGACTAATTAATGTCATCGTATTTAGGTCTTCAATTAGGTGGGCAGCTTAAAGCTTCAAATATTGATAATGATAGTACCGCAAATGGAACAACTATTGCAGTAACACTGGGAAACCTTAATGATACACTTGTCGCATTACAAACAAGTGTATCTGGTAAAGCTGCGACAATCCATAGCCATGATATTGAAGATATTACAAATCTTCAAACAACTTTGGATGGTAAAGCTTCTTCATCTCACACTCATACGATTGCTCAGGTAACAAACCTCCAGACTACATTAGACTCAAAATATAGTGTCAGTAATCCACCGCCAGCACCAGAAGGAGTTCCTACCGGATTTGTTATGTGGTATGCGGCTAACACAGCACCAACAGGCTTTCTTAAGGCAAACGGCGCGGCGGTTTCTCGAACGACATACGCCGATCTTTTCGCAGCCATTGGAACAACCTTCGGTGCAGGAGACGGATCAACCACTTTCAACGTCCCTGATCTACGCGGTGAGTTCATTCGCGGTTGGGATGATGGCCGGGGCATAGATAGCGGACGCGTGTTCGGTTCCACACAGGCTGACGCCAACAAAGCTCACACTCACTCTGTAGCTTTGACGGTTTGGTCAACAGCTGGAGGTGGCGGTGCCACAAGTCTTGCTTCCGGCGTTGGTGGTTCGAACTTTGGGGCTTTGTCAACGGGTTCAAGTGGCGGCACAGAAGCTCGCCCTCGTAACATCACCCTTCTCGCCTGCATCAAGTTCTAGGAGACATGAACCATGAACATTTATCACTATAGTCCTGTTACTGGTGAGTACCTAGGCTCAGGGCAAGCAGACCCCGATCCAATCGATATTGGTAATTGGTTAATTCCTGCATACGCAACAAATGTAGCTCCACTTGTTAAATTACCGAATAAAGCTGTTATTTGGAATAATACTAAATGGAAATATGTTGATGACAATAGAGGTAAAACTTTTTATAATGAATTTGGCGAAGAAATAATTATAGAGGATCTTGGCCCTATACCAGGTAATCTAACAAAATTACCACCGCAGCCACAGCCTATTACAGCAAAACAAACAATTATTACAATGAATAATTGGATTGAAGATGTTCTTAATGGAATTGCCGGGCATGTTCCTCAAACTGAAAAAATTTCATGGGCGGTCAAAGCAGCAGAAGCAAGGGCTTATATATCTGATAACACTCTACCAACTCCTTTAATCGATACAGAATATTCGGTTTCTGGTGCTAAATATCCATCTAAATTAGCTTTAGCAGAGAGAATTGTTGCGAAAGCAACATTATATGAAGCCGTTGTTGCGATTACAGCCGGATTAAGAAATAAGTATTCTGATCTTATTTTAGCTGAACCAGATGATTCGCGCTATGATTATATTTTACAACAAGCACAACAAGAAGCTTTTACAGAAGCTCAAAAAATAGGTATTGATTTAGGGAACTTATAATGCCAGGAGATTTTGTAGGAAATAGGGTTTACGGAACAGCAAAAGCATCAAACATAGACAATGATTCTTCAGTTGAGGGTGATACTCTTGCTCAAGCTTTAGAAAATTCCTTGAGTGCAATCAATGGGGCTATTGCTGCAGCCAATACCGTTTCTCAAATAGAACCAGATGTTCAACAACTTCAAACAGACGTAACAGCACTTCAATCTGGTAAAGCAAATACTTCTCATAATCATGTGATTGCTGATGTAACTAATTTACAAACAAGCCTTAATACATTGCAGTCAAGCAAACAAGATACACTTGACCTCGTCACTCAAGAGGATGCTGAAGCTGGTGCAGGGACAACTATCAAAGGCTGGTCTGAAGAACGCGTTGCGCAGGCTATTGCAGCGCAGGCAAGTGGTGGCGTCGTTGTTCAACAACAGGTTTTTACTTCATCTGGAACTTGGACGAAGCCCACAAATCTTCTGTTTGCCACCGTTGAAGTACAAGGCGGCGGTGGCGGTAGCCCCTCTGGTTCTGGGAACTATATAGGGGGAGGTGGTGCTGGGGGTGGCTACGGTCGGAAAATCTTTGCAGAAGCAGATTTAGCGGCAACTGAGGCTGTCACAGTGGGCGCGGCTGCGGCTGGTGGATCGACCAATGCCAACGGCGCGACGGGGGGCACTTCTTCATTTGGAGCGCACATATCTGCCACAGGGGGACAAGGTGGGTATCGCACGAGTGCTACTGAAGCAGCGGGTGGTGTGGCCTCCTTTACAGGTGTCGGGGTATCTATCCCCGGAGGCAGAGGGGGTAGAGCTATGTACGAAACAACGGCACAGCAAGGAGGCAATGCTGGTGGCGACAGCTACTTCGGCAAGGGAGCGCCAATGCCCATCAGAGTGAGTGCGGGGAGCATAGGAAACGGATATGGCAGTGGATCGAGTGGTCCCAACTACGCTGGCTCCGGCGTTCGCGTAACCCCCAATTTGGCTGGTACGCCCGGCATCGTCATCGTCACAGAATATTTGAGTGCTTAGGAGGCAGCCATGACGAAGTACGGACGCGTTCAGAATGATACATTAGTGGAGGTCATTGATTTTGACCCTACCGGCAAATTTCACCCCTCTGTGACATGGGAAGAGATCCCAGACGAGGCTCAGCCGGGAATGGAACGGGATGAAAACGGCTGGGTAAGCCCGGCCGATACACCCATCTATCTAACTGGCGAAACAGTGCTTTTGGATATGATCACACGGATTGAACAACTGCACGCCAGCATCACGGGCCCGGTGCCTCAAGATATCAAGCACGGCTGGAAAGCCAAAGCTGATTGGGCACGGAAATGGAATGCCGATAATACTATGTCGGTACCTCAAAATATTATTGATGAGATAAATGCTGCGGAAGAAATTTATCCAGATTTACAAACCTTAGTAGATAAAATTATTACAAATGCTGACAAATATGAAAGTATTTTAGCCGTTACTCAAGGGTTGCTAAGTAAAATGAAAAATGAGCTTAAGCGAGTCGAAACAAACACTAATCCATTTAAGTTTGATCAAATTTTTAATAACTTTGAAGAACAAATTCATATTATTTCTAATGATTTTGGTGTTAAATAAATATGAGTATATCTAAGCCAGCAACCAGGGCAGAATTTAAAGAGTTTATTAAGCGGCAGCTTGGCCATCCTGTTATTCAGATTAACGTTGATGACAACCAAATTGAAGACGCTGTTGAAATTGCTTTAGCTTATTTTATTGATTATCATTTTGATGGATCGGAGCTTATCCATAGAAAACATCAAATAACTTCCGATGATATCACAAACTCATACATAGATTTACCGGAAACCATCATAGGTGTAACAAATGTATGGAGAATTTCTTCTTCAACAATGAGTTCTGGTATTTTTAATCCAACATATCAATTTTTATTAAATGAAATGCCGACTCTTTATAGAGAATCTTTTGTTCCTTATTACATGTATAAATTGCAAATACAGGAATTACAGGATCTTCTTGTTGGGGATTTTCCTATTCGATATAACAAATTAATTGACAGACTTCATTTAGATGTTGATGTTGATAAATTGGTTGTTGGCGATTATTTAATTATGACAGTTTATGAAGGAATTGATCCCGAAACGAATACCAATATTTGGTCTGAAAGAATGTTTCAAAAACATGCAACAGCGCTCCTTAAGAAAACATGGGGTGCAGTTATGAGTAAGTTTGAAGGAGTTCAATTACCAGGAGGTATAACTCTGTCTGGTAGAGAAATCTATAATGATGCAATTTCTGAAATTGATCAAATAGAAAATGAATATAGGGATTTGGTTCTTCCTGCTAGAGATATTATAGCATAAAAAAGGGCGCCATTAGCGCCCTTAATTTTTTAATAAATTATATAAAACTAGGCTACGTTTTTAACGGCCTGTTCAGTGAATTTATATGTTTTATTATTAGCAATATTCATTGCAAGAAATGGTCGTTTATAAGAACGGGTTGAATAACCGGTAATTTTGAATTTGTCACCATTGAAATTAAAAACTTTACCATACATTCCAGGATAAATTTGCTTTAGCGCCTTTGCTTCTTTAGTCTCAATTTCTCCACTTTCAGAAATTGTATTAATGACAAAATGAAGCTTTGCTTCAGTATCCATAACTTTACCACCCGCCGCACGAACAGTAACACCATGCTTTTCTGCAATTTTTTGAATTTCCTTAAGAAAATCTGCAGAAATTTCATTAGCTTTTTTAACTGTAAGATGAGTCATTGATATATTCCTTTGTTTGGTTTCAATAATTGTTTTATACACAACAAAAATCATAATGTAAATAGCCTAACAAAATTTTTATAAATATAAATAATGTCGACAAATCAATATTTTAATCACTTTTCTAATTCATCCGAACAAGGTTTAATTGAGGACCTTGTTGTGGAATCAATAAAAATATATGGTCATGATATAAAATATCTACCATTTACTGCTATAAATGAGGATAGTGTTTTAAATGAATATGAATATCGTGAATATACAAGAGCTAGAGATGTAGAAATTTATATTAAGAATAGTCAATCATTTGAGGGTCAGGGATTATTCTTAGAAAAATTTGGTCTTCAAATTGAGGATCAAATGGTTGTGAATATAAGCAAAAGATCATTTGAAGAGTTTATAGGAACACCAGACTCCTTATCAAGACCTAGAGAAGGTGATTGTCTTTATATACCAGTTATAGATGCATTATATGAAATATCATATTTTGATCAAACACTTCCTTTTTATCAATTAGGTTCAATTCAAATGTATGAATTAACTGCAAAATTATATTCACCTTCTGGTGATCAATTTTCTACAGGTGTATCCGCAATAGATGATAAATATAGCCGAGAAGCTGCTGCAAATAATGTTCCATATGATCAGGGTGATACTTTTGACTTAGATGCTAATAACTTCCTGGATTTTACCGAAACTAATCCCTTTACGGATGGTAATTAATGCCTGAAGCAGTACAACCCTATTTTTATCACGAACTATTTGTTAAAGCTATTGTAGCCTTTGGCAGCCGTTTTAATGATTTAACAATCAAAAGAAAATCTGATGATGCAACAGTCGATCATACTGTTAATGTTCCTATCCAATATTCTCCTATTCAGAAAGATCTTGCAAGATTAAAGGCTGACGAAGACGGTGGTAGGAAATTTAATATTATATTGCCTAGAATTGGTTTTGAATTGGTTGGCATTGATAAAGCACCTGAAAAGCAAATAAATTTTAACAAAAATCTTTTTACTGGGGCATATAAGACATATGTGCCGGTTCCTTATAATTTACAATTTCAACTGAATGTTATTTCAGATAAAATGGAAGATGGTCTTCAAATAGTAGAGCAAATAATTCCATTGTTTGCTAAAAATCTTTCGGTATCTGCAAAACTCTTAGATAATCTCGATCATTTGTTTTCATTGCCTATAGTATTAAATTCAATGTCGTTAAATGATACTTATGAAGGAGATTTTCTTGCTCGTAGAGTCATAATATGGCAATTTGATTTTACAATGCAGTATTTCTTTTTTGGCCCTGTTCCTGAAGCAAAACCAATTAAATTTATCACTGTTAATTTTTATGATGATGCAGCAATGTCAAATAAAATGTTTGTTCAAACAACAAGACCTGGATTAACTGCTAATGGCGAACCAACAACCGAAGCAAATAATTCAGTCGAATATACTCAAATTAATGTAAACGATAATTATGGGTTTATTCATGAATTTACAGAAGATGCAGATTAATGATTACTTTTACTTTACTTTTTGAAAATCGTGTAAATTTTCTTAAACAATACTTTTATGATAGTTTTAGAAAAGCTGGTATGAATACCTCTCGAGCCGGTTATGAAGCACTTTGGAAAGCCACAGTAGACTCAGACCCCACTAGGAAAAAAATATATTTACAATGGATTATTAATCAGATAACCCATAAAAATATAAGTGAACGTTTAAAATTTGAAGATCTTTATAAGGTAACAGAACGATTAGAAATTTTTGAACGTAGAAAGAACCTTTTATCTCCTCGTGAAAAAGACATTAATTCATATAAAACATACAGAGATTTTATCGAAACTGTTGAAGAAAAACTAGAAAATTCCAGAACAGGAAAAGAAGCTAAACAGGAAGAATGGGATAATGCGCTAAAGAATTCCAACATTATCTATAAAGGCTCAGAAGGAATGGTTGTTTCTCCTAAGACAGAAAAAGCATCTTGTATTCTAGGTCGTGGTACAGAATGGTGTACTGCCGCTGCTAAAAGCGTAAATTATTTTAATAGTTATAACAGAGAAGGTCCTCTTTATATCATTATAACTAAAGATGATAGAAAATTTCAAATTCATTTTGAATCAGGATATGAAGGATTTATGGATGAAAGAGATATGTTCGTAGACCCAGATAAATTTCATTCAAAATATCCATGGGTATTTGGAAAAGTTTTCAAAGAATCTCAACTAGTGTCTTTGATTAAAAAAACATATGGAAATTCATTTAATTTATATCCCAGTAAAATAATTACAGACAAAATGATAAAAGCAATAATTTCTAATAAGAATGATTTCGATTATTTGTGGTCATCATTAGCAGAAAAAGATATTAATCCTGAAAATTATTTTGAAGAAATAATTAAACAACATTCAATAGATGATATTGTAGAATTTTTAGAATGGGAAGCTATTTTTAAAAGCCAAAAAATGTTAAAGATTTTAGTAGATTATGATTTATTGAGTTATCCTGAATTTTTTAGTATTGGTAAATTTTTATATAGTGCTTCACCAGATAAAGTAAATAAATATTTACCATTATATATTAAAATAATTGATAAAAAAGGTAAAAGCACTCAGGTAGATTTTTGGTCTTATATAAGTAAAAACTTAGGATATTTCAATTCAGACCAAGCTATAATGGTTATTTCTCCCAAGACAGAGCAAGCGATATTGAAATTTGTTCCTGATAACATGAAATACCTTTTTAATTTTAAGTTTTAACCAGTTATGCCAGATAATTTTAAACAATACCTTGAAGAAGCTAGAATGGCAGATCTTTATCATGGTACTTCTCCATATAATTGTTACCAGATATTAATGAAAAACTCAATGGTAGGGTTTGGTTCGGTTAAGCCTGCTATTTCTTTTTCTAGAAGACAAAAAACTGCTAGGTTATTCGGGCCATGTGTTATTATTATGAATCAAAGAAAACTGTCACAACGTTATAAAATAGTTCCTTATAACTATTGGGCAAATTATAGTAATAATACCTTCACAAGACTATCCGGCGATGATTTTGGAAAAGATCCTTATACCAAAAATGAGTATGAAGAAACAGTTTTAGCTAAAGAAATCAAACCTTTTGATAAATATGTTAAACAAATAATTATAGATGAAAAAAGAGTAGATAAAAAATTGTTAGAATATATCAAAAATTTTTGTGAATTAAGAAGAATCCCGTTGGAGATATAAAATGGCTAAAAACAACCCTTTAGATTTACCTATATTAAACAACAATAAACCAGTTGAACTTGTTCCTATTGACAAAACCAATGATGAAACATTAATAGATGATTTAGATCAAGTAAGAACAAATATGATTGAGGTGATTGAAACTGCTCAGGATTCATTCGTTCAGCTTTCTAAACTTACCAAACAATCTCAAGATCCTGACTATTATAGAACATTGGCAACGATGATGAATAGCGTTGTAAATGCAAATAAAGCATTAATTGAAGCATCAAAAGAAAGATCCGAAAGAAAAGATGGTGATGCTCCAGTTTCAGCTGTTACAAATAATAATCTTTTTGTAGGTTCTTTTAGTGATGCATTAGAAGCAGCTCAAGAAATAAAAAAAGCTAAAAAGAATACATAATTTTAAACATGTTTAATCAAGGCCCGCAATTTTATAACAATAATATACATTTACCAAGGGCTAATAGTGAGCGGGGATATACCTTTGATCAGCAAGAAGAGCTTTTAAAATGTGAAGAAGATCCTGCATATTTTGCCGAAACATATTTCAAAATCATTCATCCAGACCACGGATTGATACCTCTTAAATTATTTGAATATCAAAGAGAGGCTATATTAAAAGCTTCAACTGGTCTTTTTACAATACTTAATCAGTCAAGACAGTCAGGTAAAACGACAGTTGTGACAGCAATTCTTCTCCATGCAGCAATATTCTTAAAAAATAAAAGAATTGGCGTTTTAGCTAACAAGCTTGAAACCGCTATTGAGATTATGGAAAGAATTAAGCTAGCTTTCGAACATTTGCCAGATTGGCTAAAACCTGGTGTTGTTAAATGGAATGCTAAATCAATTAAATTTGATAATGGTTCAGAAATCATTTGTTCAGCTTCTCAGGGTAATTCAATCCGAGGTAAGACTCTTTATATGCTTTATATCGATGAGGTAGCCTTCATTGATGATTGGAAGAAGTTTTCAAGTGCTGTTCTTCCTGTTATTGCATCAGGTAAAACAACTCGTAAGATTTATTCCTCAACGCCAAACGGTATGAATCATTTTTATACCCAGGTTAAGACTGCCCGTAAAAAGAGTTCTTCGATTGAAATCGTTGAAGTTCCTTGGTGGAAAGTTCCAGGTCGTGATGATGAATGGGCAAAGAAAACTCTTGAAGAAGAATGTAATGGTGATCAGAGAGTATTTGACCAAGAATATGCGCTATCTTTCCATGGATCTTCCTCTACCCTTATATCTGGTTCTGCTTTAGGAAGAATTGAATCAGGCACTCTTATACACTATGATGCTCATACTAATCAATATGAAACTCCATTTCTTCCAGATGGCTCTAGAAATAATCATATATATGTGATGACCGTTGATGTTTCAAGGGGGAAGGGTTTAGATTATTCAGCTTTATCAATTATAGATGTATCAGAAAAACCTTTTAAACAAGTATTAACATATAGAAATAATATGATCAATGCTGTTGATTTTGCAATGGTTTGTCATAAATTTGCAACAATCTATAATGATGCTTATATATTATGCGAACTTAATGATAATGGTGAGGAAGTAGCAAATAATCTTTTTGAACTTGAATCTAACCTTGTTCATACCAAAACCAAAGGTAGAAATGGTAAGCAAATATCATATGAAGGCGATTCTGATAAAGGACTTAAAACAAGCCACCAAACAAAAATTAATGGCTGTCATTTTCTAAAAGTTTTAATTGAGCAAGAACAATTAATTACACAATGCCCTGAAACAAACTCAGAACTTAAAACCTTTTCTTTAAAAGGTAAAAGTTACGAGGCTGAAACCGGTAAAAATGATGATCTTGCTATGACACTTGTTTTATTTGCTTGGCTTTGTTGGGTAAAATTTATCGATCAAATAACAGATAAAGAAATTGCCGAAGCTATAAGAGAACAAACGGAAGAAGCCGTTGAAAGGTCTCTTCTTCCGTTTGGTATTGTTCAAGATGGATTTGAATTAGAAGATAATTCTTTTAGCTTCTAATGAAGCGTACCTTTAATTTGCTTAGCAACTTCATCCCACATATCCATTGGCAGTTGTGATTTTATAAGATTTTTATACCATTCGTCTACTGATCTATATGTTGTATCAAAATCTTTAGCTGTTTTACTTGTATCTTGGTTTTCGTCTACAGTACCGTTTTTATTAAAACGGACTCTACCACCTAGAAAACCATCAAACAAAAAGAAAAAGTGGCCAGGTTCAATTTCTTCTATTTTATTGAACATTCCTACTCTGCGTGTTTTCTTAAAACCCGCGTCTTTTTGCAAAATTTTATTCACTTCTTTCTCACTTTTAGCAAAAACTTTTTTCAATTTTTGCACATCCATATTAACGTTTCTAGATTCGTTTAGATATTTTTCAAAGGATATCATTCTCTCTCTCTTTTCATATATTTATTAAATAGCCCGTCTTTAATTTTTATTTTAAACGATTTATTTAATTTGTAAACACCAAAAGTCATAAATATCTATAAACTAAAAGAAAACAACAATGAAGGATATTTTTAAATGGCTTTTTCAGTAAGTCCTGCAGTTACAGTTCGTGAGTTTGATCTTACGCATTTTGTATCAAATATTGCAGAAACAATTGGTGCCGTGGGCGGAGTTTTTAGATGGGGGCCTGTCGAAGACAGAGAATATATTACTTCCCAGAGAGAATTAGAATTACGTTTTGGCAGACCTAACTCAAACAACTTTGAAACTTATTTTACTGCGCACAATTATTTAGCATATGCAGATAAACTTTATGTTTCTAGAGCCGCAGATGCGAATGCATATAATGCAACTGTTGGTAATTCAGCTGTGGCAAATACTACAATTAAAAATGAAACCGATTACGAAGTCAATTTTGCTACATTACCAGGTACTGCCTATTATGTTGCGAAATATCCAGGACTCATGGGTAATTCTCTTAAAGTTTCTGTTTGTGACTCTACTCAGGCTTATTCATCCGACTTTTCTGGGAATACTGCAAATCTAGAAATTGATTTCACAACTGGTTCTAGCGTAGCAACAGTTACAATTACCGGCGCAAATACAGACAATGCAAACACTGAAGCCGCTGCTATTAAAGACGTTCTTCAATCTGGTGATATCGTTACTTCAGGAAATACATCAGTCGGTATTCAAGAACTGAAAATTTTAACAATAGATGATATTTCTACTGATGGCAATACTGCTTCATTTGATATTAATTTTACCTCAGCATATAATGTTATAGCAAATACCACTCTAACAACTCTTTCTCGTAAGTGGGAATATTATGATGTTGTCGACAGAGCGCCAGGTACTTCTGCCTATGTTGAAGCAAGAGGCGGTGTAGGTGACGAACTTCATGTGGTTGTTATTGACGAAGACGGTGAATTTACTCAGTCTCCAGGAACAGTCCTAGAAGTTTTTGAAGGTTTATCAAGAGCAACTGATGCTAAAGGCGAGCAGGGTGGATCTTTATATGTTAAAGATGCCATTCATACTGGTTCAAAATATATTTGGTTTGCTAATGATAGGGCCGGATCAGTTTCAAATACTGCCGTTAATATGACTGCTGTAACGACTTATCCATTTACTAAATCATTTAGTAATGGTACAGACTCTTTATCAGAATCTGCAATTCCTTTAACAAATTTAAGGGATGCTTATAACCAGTTTAAAGATCCTGAAGAAGTTGATGTATCTGTCATTATGACAGGTAAATCTGCTCATGGTGTTCACGGCGAAGGTCTTGCCAATTACATTTCTGACAATATTACAACTGTAAGAAAAGATTGTGTTTCTGTTGTTTCTCCTCAACATGCTGATGTTGTGAATAATCCACTTGATGTTCTCGAAGATGTAACACAGTTCAGAAGCGTTTTAAGATCAACCTCTTATCAGGTCATTGACTCAGGATACAAATATCAGTACGATCCTTTTAATGACATATATAGATGGGTTCCTTTAAATGGTGATATTGCTGGATTAATGGCAAGAACAGACCGTGAAAGAGATCCATGGTGGTCACCGGCTGGTTATCAAAGAGGCCAGATCAAGAATGTTGTTAAACTGGCATTTAATCCAAATAAAGCTCAGAGAGATGAACTTTATAAAAACGATATAAACCCAGTTATTTCTCAAAGAAATAAAGATACAGTTCTATTTGGTGATAAAACAGCTCTTGGTAGAAATTCAGCATTCAATCGAATTAATGTTCGTAGATTGTTCATTGTTCTACAAAAAGCAATCGCTACTGCATCTGAAATTCTTCTCTTTGAATTCAACGATGCCTTTACAAGAACTCAGTTCAGAAATATGGTTGTTCCATATCTTCGTGATATTCAGGGTCGAAGAGGTATTTACGACTTCCGAGTGGTTTGTGATGAAACAAACAATACAGGCGAAATTATCGATAACAATCAATTTGTTGGAGATATCTACATAAAACCTGCAAAATCGATTAATGAAATCGTGCTAAATTTCGTAGCCGTAAGAACTGGCGTCGAATTTGAAGAAGTTGTGGGACAATTCGGCGGATAAATAACTAAAAAATAAAAGAGTCGCCGACAACTAAGGCCAGGATTTATTCCTGGCCTTTTTTATATTCAAATTTATTACTTCCGCAATCATATATTCTATAAAAATTGTTGTTAATCATATTTTCATATTCAGTTAATTCTTCATCATATATCGCTAGTTTATCTTTTAATTTATGCTTTTGATATTGAATTCTAGATTCTAATTTCATTGTATTTTTGTTAAAGTACCAATAGTTTGGTGGAGTTTCTTCTATAAAATCAAATCCGATCTTTTCATAAGATTTGCCTTCACCAAATTTTAAGTCAGCAAATGTTGTTACATCATTTAAACCGGAAAACTTAAACATTTTACTAACACCGCCAACAATGGTATGGTTTAATTTAAATGACATACGCGTTATTTCATAATTTTTATTTTTAGCAAACCTATTTTTAGCAAATGACATACATCCTACCAATTCACTATTATAAAATAATCCAACATTTAAAGAACTATTTACATAACCATGAATATGATTTTCTTCATGAAATGCTTTAGCATCATGAGAAGATATAATTTTACATTCAGTTTTTCGGGCATAAATTCTTTTTGAAACCCCTAATTTTGAATGTAAAATAGATTTAATTATATCTGGTTTGTTTTTCCATTCGTTTTCAAAAATAGTTATAACATTTATATTATATTCATTCTTGAAAAGTTTTGTTTTATTTTTATGATAATTTTTATTTTTTAAAACTTCGTGACTATGCCAATAAAGGCCGCAATATTCTATACCTAAATTAATATCAGGGATATAAATATCAAGCTCTTTAATTCCATCTGATGTTTTGAATTTTCTTGAATATGCTTCAAATCCAAGAGATTTGACATAATTTAAAATTTCAATCTCACCTTTGGATTTGTTATATGAATGAGAATTTATTGGAATTTTCTTTTGATTAAAAATCACTCTCAATTTAGAATCGGATATCGGAAGATCCAATTCATTAATAATTTCTGGTATACTCTTTGTTTTTTGTAACTCAATTATATCATTCCATTTTTCTTCAATTTTATTAGAATCTATTTCCCACTGATTTAATGGTTTTTTTATTTTATATTTTTTACATAGAAGAAGAATTTGATGGTGAAGAAGATTATATTTTTGTTTTACATATTGAATAGAATACTTTCTACAATCTTTTTTATATGTTTCAATATTACCTATAAAATATTTGTGCTCTTTTTTCTCGTGTTTTATTTCTAATTCATCTAAAATCTGTTTGAGATTTGCATAATTTAATTGTATGGAATATTTTTCTAAAAAAGAATTAATTACATCTTTATATTCAATCTTAGAAAAATCTAAAGATTCAAAAAAATTTCTATATAATTCAGAATCTTTAATCTTTCTATTTCTTACATTTTTAAATGTTTTTCTTTTTTCTTTTTTACGGCAGTCATAACAGATTTCCGTATTTCTTGAAAAACGCTGTTCGTATTCATTTTTACATTGATTACAAACACACTTGACATTGATGTTGGATTTTTCTTTTAAATCCTCAGCATAAATTTCAAGTGTATCACCTAAAGAACAATTATATCCTTTAGATTTTAAATGATCAATATTAGTATAATGAACTTTTATAGAAATTTTCTGATTTTTTAAAATCATTAATTAAAAAACTTCTCTTAAATTTCACAGTCGCTTAAAACATTTTCACAAATAATGAATTCACCATCAGCATCAAATGATGAAAGTCTTACAGTAAAATCGTTGTTTTGCATACATGCCCAGTTTGAGTCTGTTTCGCCTTCATAAACAACAACCGTACCAAGAGGAAGCTCATTTGAATCATACTGAATAAAAACATCTGTACCGGTAAATTCTAAAATCATTGAAAGACACGACAAAGTGTCTTCAGAATGAGCTCGCTGAATATAAACAAGATCAGCAGCATTAAGATCTTCATAATAATAAATTTCAGCACTCGATGGTAACACAAGTGTTACTAAACAAAAAATTGATAAAAATAATTTTTTCATTTTAATAAATTCCCAGAATAATTTTCAAGATCATACATATATTTAGCGTGAACTCCGCGACCAATTAAAACAAAATATGTTTTAAAAGCCCTTTGCTCGACTGTTTCATTTATACACCATGGATGAGTGGAAAGACACCCATGTAAAACATTTCTTGTCTCAGCAGAAAGATGTGGTGTCTCAACTTGAATTGTTTCAATTAATTCGTCCAGATCGTCTTTCATCGGAAAAACTCCATAAATTTTTTGAATTCTTCGGCTGTTTTTTCAAGCCCTTCATCTTTAAAATCTTGATGAACTAATTCTGCTGCTTCAAACCAGCGTGATTTATGGGCTTCCCAAAATAAATCCCATTTTTCAGCTGTTTGATTTTCTTTATAAGATTTTAAGCCGCGTTTAAAATATACGTTAAAACCAAGTTCTGTATATTTTTCATCAACCATTTTAGAAAAAATATGATATTGCGTAGCCATTACCATTCTCCACAAATATTTTTAAATTCATTAATTAAAATGAAAGGCATGAATTATCTGAAAACATTTTAAACTTATCACCATTAGAAGCGGTAAGAATACGATATGATCCGCGATAAGAATCTTGATGACGACCTTTTTCCGCTTTAACTCCTGTATGAAGAGTTTTCTCTAATTTGTAATATGATTCAACTGGTTCTTTAAAGGCAAAAATTGCAGTCCGCGTTGCATCATATTTACTTTCAGCGATTGTATAAGTGGTAGCCATAATAAATTCTCCTCACGTTTGATGATCTTTTTATACACTAACAAAAAAATAATGTAAACATCAAAGGTCATATTTTTTATAAATATCTATAAACTAAAAGAAAACAATAACAAAAGGATATTTTTAATGACTCTTAGTATTGATACGATGAGAGCTGCTCTGGTTGGTGGTGGTGCTCGGCCATCGCTCTTTCAGGTTATGATTACAAACCCAATTAACGCGAATGCTGATATTAATGTGCCTATTATGGCAAAGGCAACACAAATTCCAGGCCATACAATAGGAAAGATTGAAGTTCCTTATATGGGTCGTAAAATTCCAGTACCAGGTGATAGAATTGTAAACGATTGGACTGTTACTATCATAAATGATGAAACCTTTGATATTAGAAATGCTATGGAACAATGGGCAAATGCTATAAATTCACAGCAGGGTAATTTAGCCACACTGGGATCCGCTCCATCTAATTATACATCTCAGGCTGTTGTTAGACAACTTGGAAAAGATGAACAAGTTCTTCGTGTTTATGAAGTATCTGGTATTTTCCCAATTGATGTTGCACCTATCGAACTAGGTTCTGAAATTACTGATACGATTGAAGAATTTCAGGTAACCTTTGCTGTCTCTGACGTCGTGGTTGTTTCGGGTGTTACCGGCGATGCCGGCGGCAACTAAAATTAATTAATAAAATCAATATCGTTAAAAACCGTTCTATAAATAAAACTATAGAACGGTTTTTTTATAAGGATTTATATATTGGCTAATTTATTTGGTTTTGAAATTAAAAGAATTAATAAAGATGAAGAATTACCATCTCCTATAGGTAAAGAAGAAGATGATGGTGCAGTTGTTATTGATACAGCCGATGGCGCTTATTCGATTGGTCTTTTTAATTCTTTCTATAATGCTGCGGATAAAGAAGCTTCAGATGAGGAGCTCATAACCGAATATAGAAATATGTCTTTAGTTCCTGAAATTGAGGAAGCTATTGATGACATATTAAATGAAATGATATCAACCGAAGATAATCATGATCTTGTCGACATTAACCTTGACGAAACAGACCTTCCTGAAAATATCAAAAAGAAAATCATAGAAGAATTTAATGAAATTCTTTCTTTATTAGATTTTAATAATAATGCATATGAAATTATTAAAAATTGGTATGTTGATGGTAGAATTAACTATCAACTTCTTGTAGAAAATGACAATGTAAAAAATGGAATTAATGAACTTCGTTATATTGACCCTAGGTTAATAAGAAAAATAAAAGAAGTTAAAAAGAAAATTGAAAAAGGCGTAGAGGTTCAAGAACCCGCTGAAACTTATTATCTTTTAAGTAATGCTTTTATGAATAATAAAAAGGGTGGAGTTCAGAAAAAAGACGCTGCAATTAAACTCTCTAAAGACTCTGTCGTCCAAATTACTTCTGGTATTATGAACCATGATAGAAAGAAAGTTCTTTCTCATTTAGATAAAGCAAGAGTTCCTTTGAATATGCTTAAGGCATTGGAAACTTCTTCAATTATTTACCAGGTTTCAAGAGCCCCAGAAAGAAGAATTTTCTATATAGACGTAGGAAATCTTCCTAGAGCAAAGGCAGAACAGCATTTAAGAGATGTTGCTACTCTTTATAAAAATAAACTAGGTTATGATCAATCTACAGGTAAAGTTAAAGATGATCGTTTAATTCAAACATTATCACAGGATTATTTTCTCCCCAGAAGATCAGATGGTAAAGCAACAGAAATTTCCACTCTTCCTGGAGGCAGCGGCCAACAAGGAATGTTGGAGATATTAGACCTATTTAAACAAAAACTCCAAAGAGCATTAAACGTTCCCATGTCTAGGTTAGAACAAGGAATGGGTATGCAGCTTGGTAGGCAAACAGAAATATCAAGAGATGAATTAAAATTTGCTAAATTTATAACAAGATTAAGAAAAAGATTTTCTGGTTTATTTACCGAAATACTTAAAAGACAGCTTGTTATGAAAAATATAATTACTGCTGAAGAATTTGATGAAATAGCATCTTACATAGAATATAAGTATTCTACCGATAATTTAATTGCAGAAAATAAAAATCAAGAAATAATTCAAGGTCGCCTTAACATTATGAGAGACATAGAAAACTATGTGGGCAAATATTTTTCTATGGATTATGTAAGAAAAAATATATTGAACATGTCTGATGAAGATATTGCTGAAGAAAAGAAAAAAATAGAAGAAGAAAAGAAATCTGGTGAAATAAGTGATGAAGATGAAGACGATAATAGAAGAAGATTTTAAATTGTATAAATATAATAAAACATTAACTAAACGGGAAAAGAAATGAGTGTTAAAGAATTAATAGAGTCTATTGATGAAAATCAGTTCACTAAGGCAAATGACTTTTTTAAAGGCGCTACTCTAGAAATTGTTTCTAGAAAAATAGAAGAAAGAAAAGCTGAAATTCTGGAAGGCAAAGGCGAAAAAGACAAAGACAAAGATGATGACAATGATGATGAAAACGAAGATGATGACGATGATAATGATGATGATGAAAAAGACGAAGACTAATGAATTATTTTCAATTAAAAAACATTATTGAGGTCATGGCTCCCACTGGAGCAGCCGATAAAAAAGCTCGTGCATTTATTACTAAAGTAGATGTTCATGATGTGGTTGGAGATAAAGAAGATAAAAAAGATGAAAATTCTCCTAAAAAAGACAAATCTCGAAAAGCCGATAAACAAGAAAAAGTCGTAGAAGGAATCCGATCTTTCTGGACTGCAGATATGCATAATAAACAAACACTCCAGGGCATGAAAAAAACTCTTGGCGATTTTAGAACAAAAATTGGCAAGGCAAATAAAGATAAAATGCTTAAAGCCTCGGGGTTGTCAGAACATTATACTGATGTTCAATTAATAAAATTGGATGAAATGCGTGCGCTTATTTCTGAAATAGATATGTATTTTGAAAAAGTATACGAAGATTCTCTTTATAATATAAAAAATAAACAAGACGATTATCTATCCGCAAATAACTCTCCGGTTTCGTATGAAGGAAGTGCAAACTTCTACCCAGACGATTGTTTATCTACATTGCGTTCGGTTAGAGATAAATTACTTTCTTACTTACCAATTCAAGATTTTGCCACAGATAGAATTGAACCACTCGAGGATGTACCTGAAGAGTATGTTGATGAAGAACCATCTAACATGTATTTTGAATCTCTACAAGAAGATTTTAAACAAGGATCTATTCGCTTAGATTCTGGAGAAACGGTTAAGCTTTCAAAAAATCAAGTAAGTGATTTAAATGCATTATTAAAAAGCGCAGGATCTAAAGCAAATAGTATGGCTAAAAGAGCTAAAAAGTCAAAAGACGAATTAAATGCTCTTTTAGATTTTGCTGAAAAGGCCAAAGATTAATGAAACTAGAAGTCAAAAGTTTAGAAATTTCTATTGGCACAGCAAATACTGTTGGTGATTCTAGTATTATTAGAGTTGTTAATCCAACGGCTGGCGCTGTTTTAGCAACAATCAATGATGGCACAGCTAATGTTGCTTCTTTAACATTAGAACCTGAAAGTTCTGTTATTGTAGAAAAAGAAAACACACATACAATTCAAGGCACTGGGTTGTTATCAACAACAGTGAGCGTTACAGGCTAATGATAAAAAGAAAATTTCTATCTGAACAATCATTTCAAACAAATTCATTAGTTGAAGAAAAAGGCGATAAAAAAGAATATTTCATTGAAGGAATATTCATGCAGGGCGATTTAAAAAATCGTAATGGCAGAATTTATCCAACTTCAATTCTTGAATCTCAAATGAATACATTTATTCAAGATAAAATTAAAACCAAAACTTCATTTGGTGAATTAGACCATCCCAATACCCCGAACGTTTCTCTCAAAAATGCATCTCATTATATTGTAGAAATGAAAAAAGATGGTAATAACTTTTATGGCAAAGCAAGAATTATCGAAGGCCATCCCTCTGGTGATATGGCTAAAAGCATAATTCTTTCTGGAGCCACACTAGGTGTTTCTACTAGGGGTTTAGGTTCACTAAAAGAATCAAACGGTGTTTTAGAGGTTCAGGATGATTTTGTCCTTAATACTGTAGACATTGTTTCATCCCCGTCTGCTATCGATGCTTTCGTAACTGGTATTATGGAAAGTGCTGATTGGGTTTATGACGGATCTAAATTTATAGAAATTGCTGCTGAAGAAGCTAAACAAGAAATTGATAAACCTAGAATTACTGAAGCAGAATTGCTAAATGCTTTTGAAAATTACGTATCAAAAATAAGTAAACAATAAATATCAATAAATTACAACGGAGAATTGAATTAAATGGCAGAGAAAGAACTAAAAGGAACTCACGCCGATCACACTGATGCTGAAAAAACAAAAGCAATTGGTGGTGAAAAAAATAAAAGACCAGCAGATAAGTCTGGTGTGGGCGATAAACAGAGAGATACTTCGCTTGAAGTAAAACCTGAAGTTGCGCCTGCAGGTAAAGTCAATAAAGAAGATATTTCTGATTTATTTTCTTCAGCAGGTTTAGAGTTAACCGAAGATTTCAAAGGTAAGGCTGTTACTCTTGTAGAAACAGTTATTGCCACTCGCGTAGAAGAAATTAAAGTTAATCTTAAAGAGAAGTTTGAGGAAGATACCCAGGCTCATAAAGATTATCTAGAAGAAAAACTTTCTGATTATTTGGAAATTTTTGCTAGTAAATTCATTAAAGAAAATGAACTCGCTGTCGATAATGGCATTAAGGCAGAAATTGCCGATTCTCTATTAGAAGGCCTTGTTGATCTAGTTAAAGAGCATAACATTGAAATTGAAGAAGACAAAGTCGATGTTATTAACATGCTTTCTGAAAGAAATGCTGAACTTGAGGCAGAGCAAAACGATCTTCTTAAAGAAATGGTTAATTCTAGAAAAGAATTAGAAACATATAAGAAGAAAGAAATTATCGAAGAAATGGCCACTGGCCTTGATGAAACAAGCAAAGAGAAATTATTCTCTCTTTCTGAAAACGTAGATTTCGACGATAAAGAGCAATTTATTGAAACTATGCTTTCACTTAAAGATACTCTTGGCTCTAAAGCAAAAACAAAAACAAACGATACCCTTAATGAGGGTGTTGATGTGGATACTGAAACTAAAGTTACAGATCCAAGAATATCAAAATACTTAAGTTCTTAAAAAATATAAATAATAATAAAAACAACAGGAGTTTTAAAGAAAAATAATGGTTAAAAAAGAACTAATTGAAAAGTGGGAGCCATATATCAATGATGAAATCAAGTTTGCTGGTACTAGCAAATTATCTGGCGAAAAGCTAGCTGTTACTTCACAGCTACTTGAAAATACTGATTTAGCCCTACAACATGGGCAAATCGAAAAAAGCTACGCTTCTCAGCTAATCGTTGAGGACGGACCTACCAACCAAACCGGTGGAGTTCAGAATTACGATCCTGTTCTTATCAACATGATTCGTAGAACTGCTCCTAATCTAGTTTCATTTGAAATCATGGGTATGCAGCCTATGACCGGTCCAAATGGTACTATCTTCGCGCTTCGTTCTAGATATGCTAATCAGACAGGTACTGAAGCTTTCTATAATGAAGCAAATACTGGTCACGCATCAGTTACTAGTGGTAATAACGAAATCGTTGGTGATGCGACATTAAACCTCGGTACTAATGCGGTCAGCCCTAACACTGAAGTTTATAACTTCTCAGGTGGTATGACTACTGCACAGCTTGAAGCGCTTGGTGCTTCTGGTAATACTGCTTTCGCTGAAATGGGCATCTCAATTGAGAAAGTTACCGTTGATGCAAAAGGCCGTGGTCTAAAAGCTGAATACTCACACGAACTTGCTCAGGATCTTAAAGCCATCCATGGTTTAGAGGCAGAGCAGGAACTATCCGGTGTTCTTTCAACTGAGCTAATTGCTGAAATCAACCGCGAAGCTGTTCGTACAGTTTTCGTTACAGCTAAAGTTGGTGCTCAGTCGTCTGGTTTAACAACTGCTGGTACTTTCGATCTTGATACTGACTCTAACGGTCGTTGGATGGGTGAAAGATTTGCAGGCCTTCATTATCAGATAGCTCGCGAATGTAATGCTGTCGCAAAAGAAACACGTAGAGGTAGAGGAAACATTCTTATTACTTCTTCTGATGTTGCTGCTGCTCTTCAGATGGCGGGTGTTCTTAAGTATGTTGAAGCTTCTGCTAACTTAACGGTTGATGATACAGGTGTTACTTACGCTGGTACAATTAACGGAAACGTTAAAGTTTATATCGACCCATATGCTGCAATTGACTTTGCTGTTATCGGTTATAAGGGTTCAAATAGCTGGGATGCTGGCTTATTCTATTGCCCATATACTCCGCTTCAGATGGTTAGAGCAGTTGGTGAGAATTCACTACAACCAGTTATCGGTTTCAAAACTAGATACGGCATGGTTGCGAATCCATTCTCTAAAGGTGCTACTGCATCTGATGGTTCTCTTGAAGCCAACTCAAACGTTTACTACAGAAAAATGGCTATTGCAAATCTCGTCTAACGAGTATTTCAAATTGTCAAAGAACAAAGGGGGCATTGTGCCCCCTTTTTTTTTATACTAATTAATTAGAATATGGATTAAACCTCTGTTTAATCCTGTTTTTATCTTTTTCTTTATTTGGAATAAATTTTTCACCAAGTACTTTTCCGGGAATATGATAAGTTTTCCCTTTAAAATAAAGACTATAGCTATAATGGCCTTTTCTTTTTGTAATACGGCGTGTCACATTAGGATAAACCTCAGCATCAATATACTCCCGTTCGATCCTAGCCGTAATGGCTTTATCACTCATTGAAAGTTTTTGATTTTTACGGATGTGTTTTTTGTGAGATTTAATGTTTTTCTGTTGGCTTGATTGTGATGCAAAAAGACCAAATTTATATCCAACCTTTAGTTGCCACATTTTGACAACATCTTCAAGTGTATCTGGATAAAATAAATTATCATCTTCGTCAATATGGCCAACGAATTCAGCTTTATTCGTAGAGCAATATCCATGATTTTCACTGTTTACTGGCTCAAAAAGAACATTTTCGCCAGTCATGGCTGTAACTTCTCTCATTGTCAAATCTCCTATTTCATAATGAGAAATTAATATTAAACCAAATTACTTTTTTTGTAAACCCTCAATTTTCACATTTTTCGATAGAAAATCGAAAATAGCTTCAATTCCTTCACGCGATCTCATTAAATATCGGTTTCTGTCTTGTTTAGGAATTGACATAAGTGATCCTTTTCTGTCATAAAGGCAATCAGATTCAGCCAAAACATTTGTTAAAGAATCAATCATAGAATCTTTAACACTATCTAAAATTTCTTGTTTACGTTCCATTAAACAAATCTTTTAATATCATTAACCATTATCTTAGAATAAGCTTCTTCAGCAGATAACAAATCATCAAATGTTTCAATTATTACTGGAAATTCAATAAAAAGCTTAAATAAGTAAAAGCGATTTATTTTAATAATATGAAAATGGCCAAACCCCTTACCAACTTCTTCTATATAATGGTAGGTTTCTTTCTTAAACATATAAAACTTTCTATAAAATAAAAAGAGTTTTCTGTTGCTAGGATAACTCTAAACCCCGGAAAATTAGGCCGCTAGGCGGACAATTTCTCCATCTGCTACGTTGTCGTTTGCAGTTATGCTTTGATCCGATACGGCGGTATCATACCGGTAACCTACTCTCATCATCCTATGCCAGTCGATCCTATTTCGCCCCCATCAAAGTTACTCGGTAGCACCAATTGACTCGATCACGGCGACCCACGCCTTTCCAGTCTTCTCAGATCTATAAAACCAATCAATTTCCTAAGAACTAGATTGATCCAAGTAACTATGGTGGAGGCGCCGGGTACTGCCCCCGAGTCCTGACCATATTTTGAATCGTATCAACGATTACGCTTATATTTATAAACTAAGCTCTTTCATATGTACATACTAATTATTTAATTAGTTAGAACAACTTTTCCATTAAATTCCTTAAATTCTGTTATATCCCAATCATTACTATATTCTAAATGATTATAGGAAGAATTTTCATTGAATGAAATTAATGCTCCTGAGCCAGTTTCATTGAAAAAAAGAACAACAAAACTTCCATCATCATATATCATTAATTTTGGAAATTTATTTTTTTCTTTTTTTATTTCAAATGTAAATTCACTCTTCATTTTATTTCTCCATTAACATGTTATTTTGAGTTGAACCGGACATCTTAAATTTGTACAATAATATCCCTCAACTTGATAAATATCTCTGCCACACTCCCCACATACAGCCACAGGCTGATTAGGTAATGTTGGTCTATCTACTGGAAGTTTAGGGATAATAGGAATTCCTCGACTATCTACTTTTCTATTATCTTCTTTATCCATATTAATCTTTCTCTTTTAATACATTCACAACTTTTTTAAATTTATTTTTAAAGATATTAGCATTCTTAATGATATTGTCTTTACCAACGCCTGCCATTTCAGCTGCTTTATCTCTAGCATCAGACAACGAGAAATTATCATCTTCAACGCTTATAGCATCGATATATCCATCCATCCATCTGATTTTTTCACTAACACATTTAATGAGTGCTTCATTTTGATCAGAATTTGTTTTTTCTAATAAAATTTTATATTCAATTAAATTAAGCGCAATTTCATTTAATTTAATGATTTGTTCATCTTTGCTAAACATTATGTTGTATCCTTATTTTTTGTTGGGACTAAAATAATCTTAGGAATTTTTAACTCTTTAAAAACTTCTACTACATCTTCTCTATCCTCATAAACAATTTCGGGCATACCATGATCTCTAATAACCTGTTTCATCATATCTCTTTTACAAATGGGAGACGGCCTTTTATCGTCAATGGGCCTCATTCTAAGTTCAAAAAAATCTTTAAATCCATGTTTATAAAGCCAATATAACGTAGTTGCCTTAAAAGCAGTTCCTCGAGCTGTCATAATCATCTTTTTATGTTCATAAGAATGATATTTTCTTTCGATGTGTTTTTTTACTTTAGCTGTTTCTAATTCTTCAAAAAAAGCTTTCCAGTTTTTTGGGTGCCTTTCAACGAAAGAAAGAGCTTTAGGAGATGGTCCTTCATTTAAAGTACCATCTAAATCAAATAATGCGAATTTCATATTAATCCTTTTTTAGTAACGCCCATAATCAAAATTTGGCAGCAAAGTTACTTTAAGACTGGTTTTAATATATTCATGTTTAATGCCTAGTTCATCAAACAATTTTAGGTTTGATGTATCACTATACATTTCAGAATAAACCACTCTCTTGCATGAAGTATTTGCTATTAATTTAGCACATGTTGGGCATGGAGAAGTTGTACAATAAATTGTATTGATTTCAAATATGTTTTTACATTGTAAAAGAGCATTCTGTTCCGCATGGGTGGCCATACAAGCATTTAAACCGGTTCCTGATGGCATATCAGCACCAGCACATTTAACGTCTGTGCAATGCCTATAGTTCATTGGTACACCGTTATAACCTGTGGCTAATATATGATTATGTTCATCAACAATGACGCAACCTACTTGCCTACGAACACATGTTGCTCTCATTGAAACAAGTTTTGCAATATGTAAGAAATAATCGTCTTTCTCAAGTCTCATCGAAACATTTTCTTTCTTAAAAATCTTCTAAAACTTACTGGACCAAATCTATATTCAAAATAAGGATCCCCATTATTAATCCTTAAATCACCCCAATAAAATAATTCACCCTTAAAGCCAAGAAACACTATTTTCCAATTCTCTAACTTTTTCTCTATATTCTTGAACCGATACATTTGCTTCCTTTAAAATTTTATCGTCAGAGGGATGACCTTTCATCCCATTAAAAGTATTAATCAACCCTAATTCTAACATAGGCTTTTGTCTACCATATGGATGATCTTTAATTTTATGACTTGACCATACTTCATCTAAATCTAAATGTGAATAGTCTTGTTTAGGATTTATATAATTTTCGATCCAGCGAATGCAATCACACGCAATATCCTCAGCATTATAAGGTCTTGAATTTGTATCAAGCCATATTTGCTCCATAATATTATCGAGGTGTTTTAATTTTGAAACACCGGATGGCTTTTCTGCCATATATGATAAGCATTCAATTGCATTTGATCCATAGAAGAAATGAGAATCAATAATCATTTTTTCCGGGAAAAAGTCAGCAATATCTGCAAGAACTGCCGCATATTGAAAACGAAATACTCTCCAGCCTCTTTCTTTATGATAATTTTCCAACCATTCCATAAGGGGTCGAAATTCTTTGGGTTGAGTTTCAACAAACTCAGCAAAATCATGAATTAATAATGGTAAATGAGTTGTAATAAAATAATCACCGGCTCTTTTCCAGCCTTCAGGCGCTTTTGGAAAGCCTGCGATTTGATAGCCTATTGAAGTATACATAGGACCATCATATGATTTTATAACTTCAATCATATCATAGCGATTTTTACATCCCTGAAAATGAAGAAGAATTGAATTATAATAACCTGATGGTGTTTGCGCATAATTAATTGCAGAACCAGTCAAACGGTGGACAAAGAAAACAAACAGCCAATCCTTGAAATCCCAATCAGACGAATCGATTGAATTTGTTAATTCTTTTCTGAAAGGAGTAAGCTTTTCTTTGTAAGTATGATTTTGTTCAGTAAACCATAAATCATGAAGAATTTGAGTGAAACCAGCATACTTTCGTTTAACAACATCATATAGATAAACGTTTTTGATTAAATCATCATTGTATGGTGTATCTGTATATGGAACAGTTCCTAAATTGCAATTAGCCTGTTGCCATTTTGCCATTTCATGATAGCGAAGAAATTCTTCATAATATTTCGTATAATTAATCATCACCATTCACCACTTCCAATGTTGTTTTATATTTAAAACCCTTTGTCCATATGAACCATGCATAAAAAGTCATAGAACCAGATACTTTATCAAATTCACCATTCTTAGCACAAATAACTCTATTTGAACATGTTAATATTTTAGCCGGAGGAGTTTCTTTAAGAAATTTGTATCTTTTTTTACTTTCGAGAAAATGAATTTTCAAAAACATACATACATCATAACCTTCCTCGACAGTATCCAATGATTTTTGAACAAATTCTAAAGCATGTTTATAAGGAGGATTTGTTACTATGTCTCCTTTAAATGTTTCGTTAGAGGAAAGAAAATCTAATACTTCGTTCCCTCCATAATCTATAATATCACTTTCTCTAACATTATAACCATACTCTTTCATTCTGTTTGAAAGAAATTTACCACCACATGCCGGTTCCCATATATTATCGCTCAAAAGATGATTCTTAATTAAAATATCAAAAGCACTCGGGTGAGTAGCATAATAATCATTTTTTTGTCTTGTACTAGTATTGAATTTTATTCCTTCATGCATTAAAAGAAAAGTACCTCTTCGTTATTAGGGACATATCCAATGTCAAATGCAGATTTATCACCCCATTCTCTTTTAGCATTAATATTTTCCCAACCGGGAATTTTATTTAACCTTTTTTCAATTTGAGCATCTGAACCGACATTAATAAAAACAGCTCCAGGTTTTGCTGTATCAATAAAATGTTTATAGGCCTTAGCATCATATGTTGATGTTGTATTGAAATTTGGCATATAATCAGATTCAGCATAGAATTTTTTGTGATAGGAAATAACTTCAGCTGATCCTTTTTCACCATCTTTAATATTGCGGGCAACTGCAACACCGCGTGCTTCAGCATTAGGCCAACCTAATTGAAGACCTCTGATCATTGTTCCGGTAGACACAGCACAATAAAATTGAGTGGGCTCACCATATTTTTGTGTATATGTTTCAGCAATATTAACAATCCCAGCTGTTACTTGCCAAGTATTAGCCAAACCCATAGGTAGAGGAACAGCATCATATTTCTGAGCCCAATTTTTTATCCATGTATTCATCGTAGGCATTGCTGGAATTTTAGCAAATCGAAGATTTGTATTTTTATAAGCTAAAACGACAGCCTGGTGAGGTGTGATTTGTTTCGAGGCAGCTCCAAAGAAAACAACATTTTTATTATACATTTCACAAAGAAAAGCAATTGCTTCAGGCGCATGGCCAACACGAACTGCAGCATATCCCATAGTTTTATATTGTTCTGCAATAAATTTTTCGGCGGCATAAGCTTTTAAACCAGCAGGACCTTGAGCAAAATCAAGAATAAAAATATCGCTTCTTTCCTTTGAAGGATATACTAAAGGATCTGGCAACTTCGATTTAAAATTTCGATAATAAGCCCGGAGATAATTTGTTCTTTCAGTAAAAGAAATTTTATCAGGAACATCTTTATTTTTTGTTGATTCTGTGATTTCAAACATATTATTTTAAGCTACTAAAGCTTCCTTTACTATCTCGAAGATTTCTTTTGCTTTATTTCGCCAAAAATCTTTTTGTTGTTCAGTATAATGTGTTGGCCATTTACCACCGTTTTTATTTTCGGCCATTTTAATGGCTATGTTTTCTATTGTTTGAGTATACATTTTACCATCCAATAATTGAATTATAATTTTTTGGTGCTATATGAACAGAAGATCCCATTTCCATAATTTCTTTTGCATATTTTTCATTGCCCATATTATACCATTCTTCGGGGGGAGACAACACATCAATGTAGCGTTCTAAATAAGAAATAAAATCATTTGTGAAACCCTGGCGAAACTCTAATGATCCATAAAACGGTTTACCTTTATACATTCCAGTTCCAGGAATTTTTCTACCTTCCCATTCAATTGGAACAGGAGCACATGGAATAATATCTGCTACCCCCAATAACTTTTTAATCATATCTATTTTTTGAAGATATTTGTCTGCTAAATCTAAGGGATCCGTTTTATGTCTATAAACATGGAAGCGAATATCAATTGAACCAAGACAAATATAAATTTCTTCCCATTTAGGCTTGTCTTTCTTAAATTCAATATTACCAGATAATAAATTTGTTTTACCATTCAAAAAACTATAAAGCAGCTTACCATTAGTTCTATAAACTTCCATATTAGGTAAACTATATGCAGGAGAGTGTGAATCACCTAAAATTGCACTGGATAGGTTCAGGTTAGCCATAGAATGAAATTTAGCCTTCCCTAAGGTATCAGTCATAACATCTAAGAAACCGCTTGTAAGCCTATCTGACGAGCTCTTTTTTCCGATTCTTTTTGAAATTTGTGTCGGATAATCAATATCAGACATTTTCCAGTCTAAAGAATAAAGTTTAGCTCCGTTCAGAATCCTTTCAATCAAAATATTGCATCTATCAATAACTTCGTCATTAAATCCACCAAATAAATTTAATGCCCCATTAAAATTAACACCATGATCAATATAAATTTCATCATAGCCAGACAAATCAGTGTCTTTAGTTGCAATATCAGCATTTAGGCGCTGAGCCCATATCATAGACCAACCGCGAACATGAGATTTTTCTGATTTAGGAATTGGGGTGAATGGATTTAATACGACTCGCTTAATCATGAAAAAGGCCCTCGGGTTCTGATTCAATTACATCAGCAATTTGATCAAAGGGAACTCCATTATCATTCATTGAAGACAAAACACCACTTTCAAAATGTCCTAAACCATCAATCAAACCAACAAAATCTTTTGCAAAATCTGTTGCACCCGCCGTATTATTTTCTTCCTTTGGGCCGTAAATCCAAAAATTATTATCTTCATCTAAATATTTTTCCTCACCAGCAATTTCACAAAGAATGCCCAGACAACAAAAATTGTCATAAACATCTCTCAAATCATAAAAACCTTGTTTATATTTACCGGATCGAAGAGCTTCTACCCATTTTTTGCGATTCTCACGCTGTTGTTCAATCGTGTAAGTCATAATCTATTTTTTATCCTTTTTTTTGCATTTATCAAAATGGTATCTAGTCATATTAGGCCCAGAACCTTCTAAACTACAATGTGGGCATTGTACCCCTTTAAGATTGTGTTTTTTGCCTTTTTGTGATAAAGAAAGTTTTTTCTTTAAGTTTTTTCCTTTTTCTTCTCCATGGATTTCTTCAAAAGTTTTTCCTTTATTTTCTTTAGCTTTTTTAACAATACCGTATGTATGATAACTTTTACCATACATCGGATTGTTTTCACCTTTCATTTTTTCAGAATGATCCTGTCTTTTTTTACCCCTAAATGCATTACCACATTTATATCGTGCTTCTTTAGAATGTATTTTTTTATACATTCCATTTAATTCGCCAGGAAAGGAACCTCCCATAGATTCATTTTTTAAGTTATAAGATTTAGAGTCATTTGCAGCATCATACGTTTTTAATAAAAGTTCTTCCTCTTCTCTATAAAATTCACCTTCATAAAGTATCTCTTTAGTAAAATTTTCAATTCCGTGTTTTTCATATGCTTTATTTAATACTATACCGGATCCCATATAATTATCTTTAGAACCATCATGGGATCCGATATACCAGTTTCCATTTATTTTATTTTTTATCAAATAAACATATCCCATTCAAATTACTCCTTCATGGGATATTTATAGAAACCAAAAATTATGTCATTTGTCTATTAATTTATCGTATTCTTTTTTAGGAATATATTTACCAAATCTAGCCCAGCAATCTACCATCCAATATTGTCTAGGATAAACATGTAGCGACATAGCATTCCAATAAATATCTTGTCTTTTTAATTCTGCATATTTTTCTTTTAGATCAACGAATAGATTATTATAAACATGTTTATGCCATGCTAAATCGTTTCGATATCCTGCCCAACAATCGTTAGATCTCATTAATACATGATAATATAACCTATCATTTCTTATAAAACACTGTACAGCATAGGTACACATAAAATCTCTCATGCCATTATCAAAAGCATCGATTTGCATTTCAGGCCGGTTATAAATCATGCAAGCTTGACGTGTTGATTTATCATTAAGTAAAGAGGATAAACAAAAATCATACTGACTTCCATTTTCTTCAGACCAAATACACCAACCATAATTTGAATTGATTTTACCATTTCTGTCTGAAACATCTTGCCATATCTTAGGAACATTTCCAGGTATATCATTAACATTTCTAGACATAGAAATATACCATGCTAATTCTCTATCTATATAATCTTTATTAACAGAACCGAAAATAGAATCTTCATCTGCTAAAAACGACACATTAAGTAGTTCTAATGTGTCGTTCTCGGCAAAATCTTTTTCTAAATATTTTTGAATAAATTTGTTTCTAATATCATTAACACTAAACATTGTTTATCCTTTTAATAAAGTTTTTGAAGTACCTTTTCCAGAAACTATATCAGTGTATGATGAAGGGTCTGGTTTAACTGAATTTTTATTTTCATTGCTAACCAGATAATCTTCTAAGAGTTTTGCATAACCTACGATATCATGAACATTATCTATATAATTAGGATCTCCGCAAACAATTCTTGCAATCTTATGAAAAATCATATGAATTGCTTCTTTATGAAGTTTTGATAATTGCTCAAAACTTGGAGCTTTTTCAATTACTTCCATTAAAGATTGTGTTGTTGTGGCATTATTCTCAAATGTTCCATATCTAGAACCGCGCACTTCTAATGTTTTATCTACGCTTGACATTTAAATTCCTTCGACTAAATCTGTTAAAATAGGTGATTGCCAACCATCTGGCTTAACCAAATCGATTTCAAATGATCCACGTTTTTCATTAGTACCAAGCTCTTTTTGAAGATTTGCTTGCATAACTCTATTATAAGCTTCTTCAAAAACACCAAGTAAATTCATTCTCTCTGCTGTGCCAAAGGCAAATACGCAAAGATCAACAAGAGCATCAAGCTCATCCTCCAGAGTTGATGCTTCTTCATATTCATCGAGCTCTTCTTGCATAGCTCGAATTCTGAAATCTTTTTCTTCTTGTGTAAATGGAATTTCAGAATTAGTTATCTGAAATTTAGTATGCATTTCTTGTATTTTATCTAACAATTATTTTTCCTTTAGTTATTTTCTTCAATTAATTCCTCCAATAAAAATAAATCGTCTGAATATGGAATACATTTATAAGAACGAAAAGAAGAAGAAAAATATATTTCTCCAACTTGTTGGCATAATTCTTCTTCTTGATAAGGTTCAGGCATAGTAGTTATTCCATAAGGAACCATTAAAATGAGATACCATTCAATCATAATTCATCTCCTTGTACCACAAAGGCTTATTTCGCTTTTTCCATGTAGGAGGCGTTTTATCTCTTTCACTCCATTTAAGTATCATAAATTTTCGATACCTTTCATGGACAGAAAGGTCAATCCTATCTTTATACTCCGTACAATCACAAAAAGAAATAGGATATTCTGTAATTTTTTGATTTTTTTCTATAAGAGAGCTTATAGCTTCATAAAGTTTTCCAGATTTATGTTTTTTATTATACGTTTTTTCGTAAATCTGAAGTAAAGTTAAACCATGAATATAAAGCCAGAGAAAATTAGAATAACTTTCTCTGGCCCAAATATTGCACGGATGATTTATAAAACATGATTTATAAAGAAGATCTTTTTTTTCTTCATATAATTCATTTGATATAAAGAAAGAAACAGAAGTAGAAAGTAATTGTCCTGTTTCTACAATCATCTTAATAACTCGTTTGTCATCAAGATCATATGCTGATTGAATAGGACATTCATCCGTACAAAAAATATTCACTGTTAATCCTTTAAATTATCTATTTTACTCGTAGACAACCATTTCTTTAGTTTTTGGTGAAACAATAGTCCAGTCTTCATATGTGGATCCTTCATAAGAAGCATCCCAACC